ATATAATATATATAGAAAGTTAAGGAAAGGATTTTAAAAATCCTTTCCAAGACTAAATAAATTATCTTAATTGATAATTTATAAAAAATATTATATAATATACATGTAATAAATAATTAAAAGGAATTGATACTAATGGGACGAAGAAATGGAAAAATGATAATCAATGATTTCTATTGTATGAATTGTGGTCATAAAAATATGAGCTTACCACGTCGCAATAGTCATCAGCATGGCAGATTTCACAGAAAGAAAATGTACTGTGTTTTCTGTAAACAAGAAGTAAATCATATTGAATGTAAATCATATGAAGATGTTCTTGAGTTTAAAGAAAATTTTGAAAATGGGGTGTATAAAGATGAAGCACAAGATTCTCTTTCTTATGTGCGGTCCAGCGGGATCAGGAAAGACGACTTACGTCAGGAAGGAAATGGCACAGGCAACAACTTACAAGTGTGTACATGTGTCAAGAGATGAAGTTAGAGCAGAGTTTTTAAATGAAGATGATAAAAACATTTTCAAGTATGAGGATGATGTATTCGATGAATTTTGTAATCGAATTAAAAATGCTCTGAATGAAGCTAAAGAAGATATTGCCGTTTTTGCTGATGCAACTCATTTGAGTGAAAAAGCAAGAAATCGAGTTCTTGATAGACTTGATTTAGACGGAGTAGATATTATTCCTGTTGTATTCAATTTACCACTTACTCAGATTCTTGCTCAGAATGAGAATCGTAAAGGTATGGGACGTGCTTATGTTCCAAGAGGAACAATCAGAAGAATGTTTTATACTTTTGAAAAACCGACTTACAATGAAAAATATACCTACAAACATATTTTGATTGTAGGTGATGCAGATAAGGAGTATGTAGAATGATTTATATAACATCAGACCTGCATTTTGGTCATGATAAAGGGTTCATTTATGAACCAAGAGGATTTCCGAATATCAATGACCATGATGAAGAGATTATTAAAAAATGGAATGAGCTGGTGCGGCCGGAAGATGAAGTGTATATCTTAGGTGATTTAATGCTGAAAGATAATGAACACGGACTCGAATGTTTAAAACGGCTGAATGGTAAAAAGTATTTTATCATTGGAAACCATGATACAAATACAAGAGTTAATCTTTATAAAGAAAATGGTCTTGAATGTCTTGGATATTCGACAGTTTTAAAATATAGAAAATATAATTTCTATATGAGTCACTATCCAACAATGACTGGTAATGTTGATGATTCAGGATTACATCATATGACTTTAAACTTATTTGGTCATACTCATCAACAAGTTAATTTTTATGAAGATAATTTCTTTATGTATCATGTAGGAATTGATTCTCATAACTGTTATCCAGTTTCACTTGATACAGTTATTGAAGATATAAAAAATAAATATGAGGAGTGTAAAAATATGCTATGAGCCATTTAACTGGGTATAAGAGCTATGACGGCTCTACAAAAGAATCCCAAATTTTACGAGATTTAAACAGTTTTGCTTATAACCCGCAAGAATCAAGTGGGTATCATGGAAATTTAACTTTTCATAAAAATACAGTCTATAAAGATAGAAATGAAGCTGTTCAAAGGCTTAAAGATTTGGTAAAAGAATCATATGATGACCATGCTGTTCTTTATACAGAAAATGGTAAAGAATACTGGTTAGTAAAATATGAGTATCATTGTTGAACCTTGAAAATTAAATAAATTATTATATGAGAAAAAGGAGTTAAGTACATGAATATTTTAAGTTCAATTCTTCCATTTATCCCTGTAGTTATTCTTGCGGTGGTGTTGATTGCGATTCTCGCAACAGGATATGTAAAGTCCTCACCAGATGTAGCTTATATCATCTCTGGTCCGCACAAGAAACCTCGAATCTTGATTGGTAAATCCGGTATTAAGATTCCTTTCTTTGAGAAACTTGATAAGTTGTCTCTTGGTGCGATTCAGATTGATGTAAAAACTCGTACCGCTGTTCCAACAGCAGAATACATCAACGTAAAAGTTGATTCTACTGTTTCTGTACAGGTTGGAAGAACTGATGAAATGATTGCACTTGCGGCCCAGAACTTCTTGAACGTTAAACGTGAAGTAATTGCAGAAAGAATTAATGACCTTTTGGAAGGTAATATTCGTGAAATCGTTGGTCAGATGAAACTGACTGAGATGGTATCTGATAGAAAAGCGTTTAGCGAGAAAGTCCAGCAGAATGTAGTTCCTGATCTTGCCAGATTCGGACTTGAGCTTGTTTCCTTTAATGTTCAGAACTTTTCTGATGAGGGTGGCGTTATTGATAACTTAGGTATTGATAACGTTGAGCAGATTAGAAAGAATGCGGCAATCGCTAAATCTGATGCACAGAGAGAAATCGCTGTTGCTGAGGCAGCTAACGCAAAGAAATCTAATGATGCTAAGGTTCAGGCAGCTGAGGAAATCGCAGTTCGTAACAACGAGTTTGAGATGAAACAGGCAGACCTCAAGAAAACTGCTGATACTGCAAAGGCTCAGGCTAATGCGGCACAGGCAATTGAGGAAGAGAAACAGCGTCAGTTAAAAGACGTTGCTGCTACTGAAGCAGATATTGCTCGTCAGGAAAAGCAGATTGAACTGAAAGAAAGAGAAGTTGCTATCAAAGAGCGTGCTCTGGAAGCTGAAGTTAAGAAAACTGCTGAAGCTGAGAAATATGCAGCACAGCAGAGAGCAGATGCTAAACTGTATGAGACTCAGAAGAAATCTGAGGCTGAGTTGTTCGAGAGAACAAAACAGGCAGAAGCTGCTCTTGCAGAGGCACAGAGAGATGCAGATGCTAAGAAAGCTCTTGCAGAAGCCGTAAAAGCACAGGGTGAAGCTGATGCAGCTGCAGCCCAGGCAAAAGGTGAAGCAGAAGCTGCTGCTATTAGAGCTAAACTTGAAGCTGAGGCTGAAGGTCTTCAGAAGAAAGCAGAGGCTATGAAACAGTATGGTGAAGCTGCTAAACAGGATATGCAGTTACAGGCACTTAAAGTATACTTCGAGCAGTTACCGGCAATCGCTGAAGCTGTTGGTAAGGGATACACAAATGTTGATAAGATTATGATGTTCGGTGGAGACACCTCTAAGCTTGCTGGCGACATCATGACCAATGTAACACAGGTATCTGAAGGACTGAGCGAATCTCTTGGAATCGACCTGAAAACTCTTCTGGCTGGTTTCATGGGTGGTAACTTAGCCGCAAATAAAGGCGTAACTATTAACGCTGATACAGTTGTTGCTCCGACTGAAGAGTAATTAACTGGGAGGGGCTTTTAAGCCCCTCTTTTTTTTATAGAAAGGATTAAGTATGGAAATTATTTATTTTGAAGTTAATGATTGGAGTCCAGGAAGAGATTGTCCAGATTGTGAACCATTCGATACTTGGTTAGATGTTGATAATTTAACTTTTAGAAATGAACAATGGCTGATTGAAAATAAAATTATTGTGGTTGAAACAATAATTGATATGTCTTTAAATTATTGCGTTACAGCTCCAAAAGAATGGGTTGAGAAAAATTGTCCTTGTATTTTAAATTCTAAGTTTATTAGAGAGCCAGATGAAAATAATGAAATATTTGGAAGATTTGGTTGCCCATTTAAAGCTTATACTGAAGAAAATATTGGATATTGGTTTGCGGGCTGGGATGAATTCGGGAAATGGAATCCTAAGCGGCGAGATGAAATAGAGTCTTAAAAGACTCTATTTTTTTTGTGCCAGAAAATTCGGGCTCGTAGGCGCCCTCAGCGGTCGTTGCCGCTTAAAAATCGCACCCACCAATTTTTTTTAGCAAAATGTCCCCTTTTTGATTTTCCCTTATTTTTGTGATATAATATTTTTATATAATATAAGGAGGACTTGATATGAAACAAGAACCTAAGTTCTACTGGGATGATACTACTAAAACTGCAACTTGCATTTTAGCAGATGGAAATAATATATTTACAGGTATTGCCAGCGTACATCCAGATGATATAGATATGGCTAACGAAAAGACTGGATATCAAATTGCTTTATGGCGAGCAGAAATTAAATATTATACTCATATTCGTGACAATGAATTAAAGCCAGCTCTTAAAGCATTAAAAAAAGTATTGGATGAAATGAAATATAGTAAAAAGTTTAATCCAAAATCTTACGAAAATAGGTCTTTACAGAGAAACTTCTATCAAATAGAATCTGACTTAGATACAATTCGTTTTTTATTAGCTAACACTAAGCAAAATCTTAAACAGTACATTTCTGAAAAAGAAAAATTTTATCAAAGAATTAGAGCCAATAGAACAAAGAAAGACAATGTAGGACAAAAACCTTCAATTTAATTTCTCTATTTTCAATTATATATAAGGAGTTAAAAAGGAGGAACGAATGATTCAAAACTTAATATTTTTTATTTTAGGAATAATTTTTATTGAATTAATAATTCCTGTAATAGAGGCTCTAACAATAGTAATTGTCACAGCTTTAGAAGTGGCTAAAGGTAAATTAAATATGACAATTTCTAATTATAATATACAAATCCAAAAGATGGCAGAAGAACTTGAGCCAGAAAACACACACGCCATTGGGTTTGTAATACAAAATAATGAACCAGAGGAAGAAGAGGAAGACGAATGAAATTTTATGACACATGTGCATTATTAGATAACTTTGAAACTATGCCAGAAGAGAAGTTCATCATATCTTCTATTACATTAGCGGAACTTGAGAAGATTAAAACATCAACTTCTAAAGATTCTGAAGTTAAATATACTGCAAGAAAAATCTTATCTTTTTTAAATGCGAATCCCGCAAAATATGAAGTTGTATTATATAAAACATTTTTTACTTATCCTTTTACAGAAAAAGGATTTGAAGTGAATAATGATATTAAAATTTTAGCAACTGCATATTCTTATTTTAATAATTTAAAAGTAAGTGAAAGAGAGAATTTTTTCTTTGTAACGAATGATTTAACTTTAAAAGTTACAGCTGCCGCATTTTTACCAGTGCAATGTATTATGTCTATGTATCCTCCAAAAGATGAATATAGTGGATATAAAGAAGTTGTAATGGATGACGAAATGATGTCTGATTTTTATTCTAATCCTACTGAAAACATTTATGATTTAAAAGTAAATGAATATATTATTGTAAAAAATAAAGATGGTAAACCAGTCGATTCTGCGGTATGGACAGGTTCCGAGTATCGTCATACTCAGTTTAGAAGCTTTAATTCTAAATGGTTTGGTGAAGTTAAACCACTTAAAGGAGACATTTATCAGACGCTTGTTGCAGATAGTTTTACAAATAATAAAATAACTTTGGTAAAAGGACCCGCGGGCTCAGGTAAAACGTATCTGTCTCTTGGATACTTAATGAGCCAATTAGAACGTGGTAAAATTGATAGAATCATCATCTTCTGTAATACAGTTGCTACAAAGAATTCTGCTAAATTAGGATATTTACCAGGAACTAAAGATGAAAAACTTTTAGATTCACAAATTGGAAATGTTCTTGCAAGTAAAATAGGTAGCCGAATTGAATTAGAAAGATTAATGGATGAAGAGCAAATTGTTTTACTTCCATTTTCTGATATTAGAGGTTATGATACTACTGGAATGAATGCTGGGATATATATTTCAGAAGCTCAAAACCTTGATATTACACTTATGAAACTTGCCCTACAAAGAATTGGTGAAGATAGTGTATGTATTATAGATGGAGATGAAAAAACACAGGTTGATGATATCGCCTTTGCTGGAGATAACAATGGTATGAGACGAGTATCAAAGGTTTATCGAGGCGAAGATATATATGGTGAAGTTGAATTAAAAATGATTCATCGTTCTAAAATTGCTAAAATTGCAGAAAGAATGTAATATAAGACCAGAAGAGGTTAATATCTCTTCTGGTTTTTTTATTTATAATGGAAACACGTAAAACCTTTGAAGAAGATATTTTGGAAGAGGAGGTTTATATAAATAATGGCTTCAATCGAAAAAAATATTTGGGATTATTTAATTAAAGAGATTAGTAATCCATACGGTGTTGCTGGATTAATGGGTAACATCTATGCTGAATCTGGTATGATTCCAAATAGAGTAGAAGTTTTATGCTTAAATAGATTAAAAGAACATGGTCAAGTATGGAATGATTCTACTTATACTGCGGCAGTTGATAATGGAAAAATTTCAAGAGAAACTTTTTTACATCCACTCCCTAATAAGCAATATGGATATGGACTCTGCCAATGGACAAGCCCAGGCCGCAAAGCAGGATTATACGATTTAGCAAAAATGAAACAAGCTTCCATCGGCAATGAATTAATTCAATTGCAATGGCTTATGACTGAATTAAAAAATAATTACTTTACAGTTTTATCAACTTTAAAAAATGCAACAAGTGTAAGACAGGCTTCTGATATTGTTTTAGTTCGTTTTGAATGTCCTGCTAATACAGGTGAAACTGTGAAAGCAACAAGAGCTAAATATGGTCAGAAGTATTATGATGCATATGCATCTAATAAAGGAGGAAACTCAATCGTGGCAAATTATGATAAATATATCAATTCTTCAGTAGTTCACTATATTTCTAATTCTGGTTCAGACGAAAATGGTGGATACCATGGAGGAAGAGCTGGTGACCAAACTGGTAGAGAGTGGTATTTACGTTCATGGTATAATAGACCATGGAATTGTGTATTAAGATATGAAAAAGACCCAAGAGTTGGTCAAAAAATGGCTGAATTAAGTTGTGCCGCAGCTCTTAATGATTTAGTTGGTTATGACCAATATGAAAGAGATACTTATTGGGCTCATTTAAAAGCTTCTAATTATGACCCTGCACAAATTACTATTGCATGCGAAGCAGACTGTTCCGCAGGAGTAATTGCTAATATTCGAGCTGTTGGATATTTACTTGGCATTCCAGCTTTACAAAATATCCGTGCAACTTATACAGGCGATATGAGAGCTGCTTTCAGAGCTGCTGGATTCACTGTATTAACCGCAGATAAATATCTTTCTGGATATGATTATTTGCTTCCTGGAGACATTTTACTTAATGATGCTCATCATACAGCGACAAATGTTACAAGAGGACGTTTAGCAGCTAATTCTAACTCACCACAACCAAGTCCAGCTCCAGCAAAAACTAATACAACTTATGTTGGCAAAGGTATTGGTACTGCAACAGCAAAAACTGAAATGAATATTAGAAGTAATTCTAACACAAATAGTTCTTCTTATGGAACTATCTCTAAAGGAACTAAAGTAGAAGTATTAGAAATTTTATCTAATGGATGGTATAAAATTGTATGGCCAGGTGCTTCATACGGTTATGCTTATACTTCTAATTCTACTAAAACTTATTATTCATATGTAGCTAAAAAAACTCCAACAACTACTAAACCATCTACTCCTAAACCAACCAAGAGTAAAAATGTAACTGCAAAAGAGAGCGCAACTGGCTTCAATAAATCTCTTGCAGGTACATATCGTACAACAGCTGATTTAAATATCCGCCATGGAGCAGGCACATCTAAAGCTCTTATGGTTACAATTCCAAAAGGAACAAAAGTAGCTAATTATGGATATTATTCAGTTAGCAATGGTTGCAGATGGTTGTATGTTCAATTCACATATAAGAACGTAACTTATACAGGATTTGCTTCAAGCACATATTTACGTAAATAATTATGACTAAAGAAGAACGTGAAATAACTATTAAAGAACATCGTTGGCAAAGAGAAAAAGAAGTTCTTGAAAGAAAGTATAAATTAAAACAAGATAAAAAAGAATTTAAAAAACAATTCCTTCCTAAAATATCTACTTCAAAACTCCTTATTCTTTTCTTGTTTATAAATTGTACAATTATAGAACTTTTTACAGGCTTTGTAACTTTAAAAAGTCTTGATTTAACAACTCTCACAATGATGAATCCAGATTTTACTCCATTAGTCGCATTAATAGGTGCGGTCGTGAGTGAGGTCGTAGGATATGCGGTCTACGCACTGAAGTCCGCAAAAGAGAATACCGCAGGCGGTATTACATATGAAGCAGCAATGCGTCAAATTGACGAAGATAAAGCTAAAGGATAATTAATTTTTAACCCTAAAAGAGAAGATTTTCTCTTTTAGGGTATTTTTTTTTAACCGTAACTAAAATTTTAAGAATTGATTTTATTATTTTTTTATGCTATAATATATGTATGATAAGAAAAAATGATGATTTTAAAGTTGAAAGGAGATTTATATGTCTGAGAATTATGGTGTAAAAGACATAAAAACTTTGGAAGGTATTGAAGCGATTCGATTACGTCCAGGTATGTATATCGGCTCAATCGGACCAGATGGAGTTAGACATATCACTCTTGAAATTATTTCCAATGTAATTGATGAATATTTGAATGGATATTGTACAAAGTGTAATATTGAAGTAACAGAAGATGACATGGTAAAAGTAATGGACGATGGACGTGGAGTTCCTTTTGGAAAAGCTGCGGATGGTTCAGAAACTCTTGAGAATATTTTCACTAAACTTCATACAGGAGCTAAGTTTGATAGTTCTGGTAAAACTGGATATAATACATCTGGTGGTATGAATGGTGTTGGTGCAAAAGCAACAAATGCATTGTCTGATAAATTTATTGTCTCTTCCAAAAGGGATGGTAAAGTAGCAACAATGACATTTGAGAAAGGTGAAAGAAAAGATTTTAAAATTGAAAAGTATGCGGGACAGGACACTGGAACAACTATTACTTTTCATCCAGACGTAGAGATTTTTAAAGAAGGAATCTCACTTGATTATGATAATTTAAAAAGACAGGTTCAGGAATTAGCATATCTTTCTCCTGGATTAACTTTTACATTAAAATATAAAGATAAAGCTGAAGATGTAATTGTTTCTCAGAATGGTATTCTGGATTATATTCAAGATTTGAATAAAAAGAAAAATACTATTACATCTGTTTTTTATGCTGAGGCTTCCGAAGATAGAATCGGCGTAAAGTTAGCAATGTTGTATAACGATAGTTATACTGATACTTATAAATTATATACAAACTCTATTCCAAATACAGCTGGAACTCATCTTACTGGATTTAGAACAGCGTTAACTTCTGCAATTAATAATTATGCAAGAGAAAATAAACTTCTTAAAGAGAAGGATTCTAATATTGTAGGAGATGAGTTAAAAGAAGGTCTTGTATTAGTTCTTTCTTTCGTGATGCCAGACCCAGTCTTTTCTGGTCAGACAAAAGAGAAACTTGATTCAAGTGAAGGACGTACAATGGTCCAGAAGCTGGTATCAAAGGAGATTGCAATCTGGCTTGATAGTCATCCTAATGATGCAAAGGCAATTATCAATAAGGCTTTATTAGCACGTGCCGCAAGAGAGAAAGCTAAAAAAGCTAAAGAAACAGTTCGTAAAGCGGATGTAAAGAAAAGAGCTGTAATGCCTGGTACATTAGCAGATGCAAGTTCTCGAAATAGAGCTTCTTGTGAAGTATTTATTGTAGAGGGAAAATCTGCGGCAGGTTCTACAAAAGAAGCCAGAGATAGAGCTACCCAGGCTGTGTTCCCGGTGAGAGGAAAAATTCTTAATGTTTTAAAGGCAGACCTTGCTAAAGCATTAAAGAATGCAGAAATTGATGGTATGATTACTGCTTTTGGTCTTGAGATTAAAGATGGAAAAGTAATCGTAAATAAGGATAAATTACGTTATGGTAAAATTGTCATTACAGCCGATGCGGATGTTGATGGTAGCCATATTAGAGCATTATTCCTAACCTTCATTTGGAAATTTGCTCCGCAATTAATTGAAGATGGATATATTTATGCGGCAGTTCCTCCACTTTATAAAGTAACTCAGGGAACTAAGATTACTTATTTAAAAGATGATGCGGCTCTTGAAGAGTTTAGAAAGACAGCTAAAAAATCTTTTGAGCTGGGTCGTATGAAAGGTCTTGGTGAGATGGACCCGTCTGAAATGGCTGAAACTGTTATGAATCCAGAAACCAGAACTCTTAAACAGATTTGTATGGAAGATGCAGAAGAAGCTGCTAAAACTTTCATGGGATTAATGGGTGAGTCAGTTGTTTATAGAAAGAAATTTATCGAAGAAAATGCGTGGAGAGCAAATATTGACGTATAATGATGCAATGTATCTGGCCGTTGGAGTTGAAGACGGCTGGATACATGTAACTCCAAAAGTATGGAAAGATTATTTAAAAGCTAAAGAGGTTATTAAATGGAAACAAAAATATTTGAATTTGTACCAGAAGAGTCAGAACACTTTGAATCCCAATTTTTAAGATGGTATGATGCGGGCAAACCTAAAAATAATTTTAATGATGCTTATGATTATGGTACAATAACTCAATTTCTTGTATGGGAATATTCTTTATCAGAGGAGTCATATGGCGAACCCCGTAGATGGAACCAAATGGTTGATGGTATTGTTTGTATTAATGGAAGATATTTTTCTGTTTGCTGGGATAGGGGTCTTACAGAAATGCAAGAAGATTATTATGACTTCGATGATGATATTGTTGAAGTTGAAAAACGTACAGTTTTAAAAGAGGTAACAGAATGGAAGAAAAAAAGATAATTGAATTAGCTGGAGACTTTTCTCAAAAGCCAAATATGGTAGCAATTACTAAAGTAACTCCTATAAAAGATGGAGATAAAGTAATTTTACATTTTGATGTAGAGAAATATGGTTTAGATATAGATACTGTTGCTGAACAATTTAAACTGTGGCAGCAATGCTTTCCATATAATGATGTAATTGGAGATTTGTGTAACACAGGTATTGAAGTAAAGGAGTAAATATGATATTTTATACAGATGGTTCTGCCAGTCCAAATCCAGGTCCAGGAGGCTTTGGGGTTGTTCAAGTTGATACAGAAGGTAATATTTTAAGTACATATTCCAGTAGGCAAGATAATACAACTAATAATGAACAGGAAATGAAAGCTATTCTTTATGCGGCCTGTCAAGGAGTATTGGCTAAAGAAGATGTATTAATTTATTCTGATTCTGCATATGCAATTAATACATTTTCAAACTGGATGTATAATTGGGAAAAGAATGGATGGATTAAAGGAGATGGAAAAGTGCCTGAGAATTTAGAAATTGTACAGGCTTTTTTTGAAGTATCTAAAATGATTGAAATTACTTTTGTGAAAGTAAAAGGACATTCTAGAAATCCATTTAATGAGCTTGCTGATAATCTTGCAACAGGCAAGATTAAACCTGGTAACTATTTGACAATTTAATTTTTTTATGATAATATATTATATATGGATAAGAATAAAGAACAATTAAGAAAACAATTATTACAATTTGTTAAATCAGTTGAAGAACCTATGACAAAAGAAGAATATGATAAATATATGGAAGAATATCATAAACAAGATCCTCTTTTACAAACAGGTTCTGGTTATTTATATGTTCCATCAGAAGATGTTGTTGTTAGTGCTGATTCAATTTATAATTTTATAGAAAGAGTTATAGATGAAAGTATGATGGATGTAAAAATGCAATATTATAAAGAATTATTTGATAAGGGAGAGTTTTAATGAGTGAGAATATTATTCAAGTAAATATTAAAGATGAAATTGAACAGAGTTTACTTGATTATGGAATGAGTATCATTTCAGATCGAGCTTTGCCTTCAGCAGAAGATGGATTAAAACCTGTTAATAGACGTATTTTATATGATATGTTCGATAAAGGTTTTATGAATAACAAAAAATTTGTAAAGTGCGCTCAGCCAGTCGGAGATACAATGGGTAGATTTCATCCGCATGGTGATAGTTCTATCTATGGTGCATTAGTATGGATGTCTCAAGAGTGGAATATGCGTTATCCACTTATTTCTTGGCATGGAAATAATGGTAGCCGAGATGGTGATGAGCCAGCAGCATATAGATATACAGAGTGTAAACTTTCCAAATTAGGAGAGGAAATGCTCGCAGATATTAAAAAGAATACAGTAGATTGGATGAATGCTTATACAGATGAAGAGCAGGAGCCAATTTATTTACCTGGCCGCATTCCAAATCTTATTGTAAATGGTACTTCTGGAATTGCATGGGCAATGGCTTGTTCATTTGCCCCACATAATTTATCAGAAGTTATGGATGCAGCTATTCATCTTTTGGAAAATCCAGAATGTGATATTCGAGAACTTTTAAATTATATTAAAGGTCCAGATTTTCCAACAGGTGGATTACTTATTAATAAGGATGAACTTGAAACAGCTTATCTTACAGGAAAAGGTCGTGCAAGATTAAGAGGTGAATATGTAATAGAGTCATCCAAAGCTGGAGATAGTATTGTCTTTACTTCAATGCCTTATAAGGTTTCAAAGGAGGATTTAATTGTTGAAATTGACAACCTTTGCGAACAAGGTGAGATTAATGGCATTACAGCAATTCGCGATGAATCAAACCAAAAAGGTGTCAGGTTTGTCATTGAATTGGGAAAAGGAGTGTCAACAGCTCCAATTATTGCAAAACTTTTTAAGTCCACAAGACTTGAAAGTACGTATTCATTCAACCAAGTTGCACTGGTTGACAAAAAGCCGAGACTTCTTAATATCAAACAATTATTAGAGAACTATATTGAACATCAAAGAGATGTTCTTTTAAGAAAGACTAAGTTCGATATCGAAAAAGTACAAGCAAGAATTCATATTCTTGAAGGATTATTAATTGCACTTGAAGATATTGATAATATTATTGCTTTAATTAAGAAGTCTGCCAGTGCAGCTGCCGCAAAAGAAGCTTTAATGGATAAATATAATCTTAGTGAAGCGCAGGCAAAAGCAATTCTTGATATGAAATTAAGTAAATTAGCTCGTTTGGAATCAGTTGAAATTCAGACTGAAAAAGATAATTTACTTAAAAAAGAAGCTGAATTAAATCAGATTCTTTTAAATCCAGTTCCAGAGATGAAAAAGAACTTCACAGAGATTAAAACCTCATATGGAGATGCTCGTAGAACTACAATCACACAGGTAAATATCACAAAAGAAGAAAAAGAGACTGAATATGTTGAACCAGAAAAATGTGTTGTTGTAATGACAGAAGATGGTTTAATTAAGCGTATTCCTTCTACAAGCTTCAGAACTCAGAGAAGAAATGGAAAAGGTGTTAAAACACAGGGCGATGTTGTAAAAACGACAATTCGTACAAATACTATTGATTCTCTTATGGTATTTACAACAAAAGGAAAAATGTATCGTATTCTTGTAAATGATATTCCAGTGGGTACAAATGTATCTAAAGGTCAGTCAATTAAATCTTTGATTGCGATGGATACAGATGAAGAACCGAATCTGATTTATTCTATTTATAGAGATACAGATGCAAAATATTTACTGTTTGTAACAAAGAACGGAATTACAAAGAAAACCTCATTAGAGGAGTATACAAATACAAAGAAAAAGACTGGAATTATTGCAATTAATCTTAAAGAGGATGATACATTAGTATCTGTAAATCTTGTTAAAGATGAAGATTTAGTTCTTTTAACTTCTCATGGTATGGGAATTAAGATTAATTCTGGAGAAATTTCAGCTTCTGGTAGAGCAACAGCCGGCGTTAAAGGAATCACTTTAAAGAAAGATGATTTTGTAGTTGCGGCATTACCAGTTCGTAATAAAACAGATTACATTGCAATCTTTTCATCTAAAGGTCTTGGAAAGAAGATTGAAATGGATGAATTGGTTCTTCAGAAACGTGCGGGAAAAGGCTTAATTATTTATAAACCAACAGATGAAACAGGAACAGTTATTTCTGGTGCTTTAATTGCGGACGAGGATAATATTCTTGTTGTTGGTAAATTAAGTTCAATTTGCATTTCCGCAAAAGATATTCCTCTTGCAAGTAGAATTGCAACAGGTAATCAGTTAATTAAGAATGGTGAAATTACTTCTGTAACAAAAATTTAAGTGGGATTTATTTCCCACTTATCTTTTCCAAAAGGAGAATATATAATGGATTTTTTTGATGAAAATGAAATGTATAATATTATTCAAGTTTTGAATGATTGGACAAAAGCATATGATGAAGGAAAACCAAAAGTATCAGATAAGGCTTGGGATGAATTATATTTTAAATTAAAACAGTTAGAAAAAGAAACTGGTGTAGTTCTCCCTAATTCTCCTACAAATAGTATTTCATATGAAGCAATATCTGAGTTACAGAAGGTTAAACATAATCATAAAATGCTGTCTTTGGATAAAACTAAGGACTGGGATGAATTTATTGGCTATTTTGCTAAGCTTAATCCATTTGAAGATGTTTGCGGAATGCTGAAAATGGATGGATTAACATGCAGTTTAAGATATGTTGATGGTAAACTTGTATCTGCGGAAACCCGTGGAGACGGGATTATTGGCGAGGATATTCTTCACAATGCCCGCACATTAAGGTCTATCCCGCAAACTATTGATTACAAAGATGAATTAATAATTGATGGTGAAGTAATTTGTACATATAAGGATTTTAAACCATTTGAAGATGAATATAAGAATCCTCGTAATTTTGCATCTGGAAGTATTCGTCTTTTGGATGCTAATGAATGTAAAAAACGTAACTTAACTTTTGTAGTTTGGAATGTTATAAAAGGATTTAATGAAGAAAATTCTTTTATGAAGAGGCTTGAATTTGCAAGAAGTTTAGGTTTTGTTATAGTTCCTTATACTACAAGTTTTGATTGGGACGCAAAAGAATATCTTATTGAATTGGCTAAGACTCTTGGCTATCCAGTAGATGGATTAGTTGGAAGATTCGATAATATTGCATATGGTCAGAGTTTAGGAGAAACTATTCATCATGTTCGTGCGGCATATGCTTTTAAATTTTATGATGAAGAGTATGAAACTACTCTTGAAGATATTGAATGGAGCATGGGCAGAACTGGTGTATATACGCCTGTAGCCATTTTTGAATCAGTTGAAGCAGATGGCTCCACTATTTCAAGAGCAAGTTTGCATAATTTGAGTGTTTTAAAAGAAGTTTTAAAAGCTCCTTTTAGAGGACAAAAAATTAAAGTTGCAAAGATGAATATGATTATTCCGCAAGTTACATGGGCAGAACATCCTGAACATATTGAAACTAAATATCGTATTCGTATGCCATTAAGATGTTCATGTTGTGATGAGCCATTGACTATTAAAGAATCTGATTCTGGCGTAGAAAATGTATATTGCCCAAATCCGAATTGCGAAGGAAAATTGTCTACAAGATTAGACCATTTTGCAGGCAAAAAAGGTTTAGATATAAAAGGTGTTTCAAAGGCTACTATTGAAAAATTGATTGATTGGGGCTGGATTAGTTCTATTGGAGATATTTTTGAATTAAAGCAATACAGAGAAGAGTGGATTAAAAAGCCAGGTTTTGGAGTAAAATCTGTTGATAATATTTTAAATGCAATAGAAAAATCTAAAGAGGTGTCTTTAGATAAATTTATTGCGGCTCTTGGTATTCCATTAATTGGTAACAACGTAGCGAAAGAACTCACAAAATATATTAAGACATATCCTGATTTTAGAGATAAGGTTGATAATAGATTTGATTTTGCTCAATTTGAAGGCTTTGCGGACAGTAAGACTTTAGCTATTTGGAAGTTCGATTATTCTGAAGCAGATAGAATTTATAATAATTATATTTCTATTCCAGAAGTAGAAGAAGTTGAAGAATCTGCGGCGCAGACTCTTGAAGGTATTACTGTAGTTATTACAGGTAAATTGACTATGTTTAAAAATCGTGCGGCGTTACAGTCTGCGATTGAATCAGCTGGTGGTAAAGTAGTTGGTTCTATTAGTAAGAATGTAAAATATCTTATTAACAATGATGTAAATTCAACATCTTCTAAAAACTTAGCAGCTAAAAAGCTTGAAATTCCTATTCTTTCGGAACAGGATTTCGTAAAAAAGTTTTTGACTTAATTTAAAAAAAATGTTATAATTAAATTGTAATAAAGATAAGGATAGAAAAAAAATATGAATAAGAAAGAAATCAAGAATTTAGCTAAGCAAATCGCAGAGGCTGAATTAATTATTCAGAATTCCATTCAGAATTCTACTGATCAAAAGGAAAGAAAATATGCGATGGATACAATAATTGCTTTATCCAGTAAGCTCTCCTCTTTAGAGGAAATGGAACGCGTCGATGAGATGGTCCAGAAAATTTTAAAAAATAATTCTTGACTTAAAAATATTTTTTTGATATAATAATTACATAAGCTAAGAGAGCTTAGAAAAATTACACAAACAATAAAATTATTTAATTAAAGGAGATTTGTTATTATGGCAAAAATGAAAGAAAATTCACGTAAAGTATTTGAGTATTTAAAGACTATCGGAGATGCAAAAGTTACAGCAGCAGATGTAGCAGAGGCACTCGGAATTGAGAAGAAACGTGTAGATGGAATCTTTACTTCCGCTATTCAGAGAAAAGGTCTTGGAGTTCGTACTCCTGCAGAAGTTGAGCTTGAGGACGGAAGTCATAAGGCAGTTAAGTTCTTGTCTCTTACACCAGCTGGCATGAGCTTCGACCCAGACGCTGAAGATGAAGCTGAGTAATTAAATTATTTTTGTAATATAAATTAAAAGAGATAAGGTAACACTTATCTCTTTTTTTAACAAAATATGATTACCGCAATTATAGCAATTTTTTGTCTTATATTGGGGGCTGGGTTAGTATATCTGTTTATGCAACCAAAAGTCAAAGTTACTCAAGAGGAAGATAAAGAAATTCTTGAAAAGAATAAAGCCGTTCAATTTGAGTTACAAGCAATGGAGCAAAGAACGGATTACTTAAAAGAGCAATATGAGCAGAAATTGCAAGAATATAAGAAATTAAAACAAGATGTTGATGAAGAATTTAAAGTTTCAGAAGAAACTGCGAAGAAATATTATCAACAAATGCTTGATTTTTATAAACAAAAATATCATGTAGAATCTGAAGAGATTCATGCAATTTTTATGGATACTAAACATAACTTAGAAGATAGCTATGAAGAACTTGCGAAAGAGCTGGTTCAAGATTATCTTGATAAAGAACAAGAAAGTATCCAAAAGATAAAGAGATTGAATGAAAAAATTCAAAGCGAAGAGTCTCAATTAGAGGATTTGCGGCATAAGGTAGAAGCCGCAGTAGCTTATGATAAGCGCAATGAAGAGAATAAAAATAAAGGTAATTTTTATAAATTAAATCTTACAGACGAAGATTTAGATGAAATTAGTGAATTAAGAAAAATTATTTCACATTTTAGAAATCCTGAGCCTGTTAATAAGGTCATATGGAAAACATATTATGAGAAACCTTATACTGATTTAGTTGGTAGGGTAGTGGGTTCTGGAGTTCATTGTGGTATTTATAAAATTACTAATCTTCAAAATAATATGTGCTATGTCGGACAGAGTACGAATATTGCTGAACGTTGGAAACAGCATATTAAGCGTGGATTGGGCGCAGATACTCCGACCCGCAATAAGCTTTATCCAATTATGCAGACTGTTGGAGTTGAAAATTTTTCATTTGAAATCATTGAAGAGTGTACAAAATCTCAATTAAATGATAGAGAAGACTACTGGCAAGATTTTTTTAAAGCAAAAGAATTTGGTTATAGTATTAAATAAAGGAGAAAATTGTTATGTATAGAATTATTGATGGACGAGGGACAGGAAAAACTTCTCGATTATTTTTACTTGCAAAAGAAACTGACATTCCGATTGTTTGTCAATGTCCACAAGATATGAGGGAAAAAGCTTATTCTTATGGAATAACTGGAATTAATTTTATTAGTTATCAAGAAGCCATTACTGCAGGAGATATATCTGATCCTGCAAAAAAGGTCTTTGTTGATAATCTTGAACAATTTTCGTATTATGTATTAATGAAAAATCATTTTAAATTGAAAGGATTTACAGTATCAAATGAAGATTAAAGTATTTACAACTGATCAAAAAGGTTATATTACTTTAACGCAGAAAGAGCTTCAAGACCTTTTAAATGAAGCTTATTGGGAAGGTTACCATGAGGGAGAGAGACCTATACCAACCTATCCTAATCGTCCAAATCCTTACTATTGGACAACTGCAACAAACGGTAATGTAACTTTATTAAATAATCCAGATGTTACTCATGCTAAAATTAAAACACCTACAACAACAACTACTACTGGAAGTTTATCAATTAAAGCAGAAGATATGCAGCCATATTCAATTAGTTATGATACAGGAGTAAGAGGTAAGTAAAGAATGAAATTTGAAAATATAAAAGTTTATAATTTTGAAAATGCTTTAAGAGGAATGAGAAATCCAAAAAATTCTTGGAATTTAAGTGACAGTTATTTTGGACTTATTAACATTGATGATGATGAGCATGATTATGAAGTCGCTGAAGAGTGGGTTCAAAAGAAATTCCCTAATTATCCATCTGAAGCAGACAATGAAGCTCTTATGGCTCAAGAGGAATATGATAGATGGCTTTTAAACAATGGCGTTCTTGAAATTAATTTTGACCATCAGTTAGCTAATGTTGCTTTTATCGGTCCAAATGATATGAAGCTTGCTAAGGCTCTTATTCATGGCGGTTCCGAGCATAGAAAATTTTTGAGACAAATTATGGTAACAGTTGACATTACAGCCCCACTTTTTTGGTGGAAGGAATTTGATACTTATAAAGTAGGTACTACAGCTAATTCAACTTCTACAATGCATAAACTTACAAGCAAACCAATCACATTAGATTGTTTTGAGATTGATGATTATTGCAGCGACCTTCCAGTAGAAAAAGTAGACCAGTCCGCAGTGGTAAATCCAGAGTTTATTGACCATTGGCATATGGATATGTTTATTGAAGATTTAATTGATAGACTTGAGGACTTGCGGCAAGCTTATCTTAAAACAAAAGATAAACGCTATTGGAAAGAACTCGTTCGTTGGTTACCAGAGTCTTGGCTTCAAACGAGAACTGTAACAATGAATTATGAGAATGTTTTAGCTATGGTTCATCAGAGAGGCCATCATAAACTTACTGAATGGTCTGGAGATGGAGAAGATTTTATTACAGCAAGTTTTATTAAATTTGCTCATTCTTTACCTTATTCTGATGATTTTATCTTTATAGATAACAATGAAACAGAAAGTAAGTAAAACAATATTGATTTTTATTTAAAAAAATGTTATAATATATTTATAAGATGAAAGATGAAAGCGAGTTAAAGAAATGAGTAAAAAGGAAAAATTTATTGAATGTATAGATTCATTATTTGCAGATTTAGATATGGCAGATATTGACCCAGATGTAATTGCTTATTGGGAGGCGTTTAAAGGTAAAGGTACTTCTGATAAACCATTATTTACTGATAATGGAAAAATGATTTTGAAATATATGCAGGAGCATGTTTTTGATATGCCGATGGGCAAGGCAAAAGATATTGCTGAAGGAATGTTTGTTTCTTCAAGAACAGTATCTGGTGCAATTCAGAAACTTGTTAAAGATGGCTATGTTGAGAAGATTGGGTCAGACCCAGTTGTCTATGTTTTAACAGATAATGGAAAAACAGTTAATATTAATGACTAATTAAATAAAAAGAATAAGTATAATTAAGGAGAATAGAATAATATGAAGAGTATGGTTAATCGTACACATTTGGAAGGGTTTATTTATGAGCATGACTTACAGTTAAGAGAGTCTGGTGCAAATTCAAAACATCCAGGAACTAAATTTATCATGGGTAATCTTAGTATTGCCACTGATAATGATATGACAAATATTGTACCTGTTCATTTTACATATGTAACAGCAACAACCGCAAAAGGAAATTCAAATGCTACATTTGGTATTCTTAATCAGATTATCAATGGAGAACTTGGTTCTGTAATGGAGCATGGTAAAGAGAATGCCGCAAAGGTTCGTATTGATTCCGCAGTTGGTTTAAATGAGTTTTATTCTGATAGAAATGGTGAAGAGCAGCTTGTTTCTGTAAAGAGAAATGAGGGTGGTTTTGTTCATACTTGTGTTGATTTGAATGAAGATGAAAAAATGAGAAATACTTTTGAAGCTGACATTCTTATCACAAATGTAAGAGTTATTGAAGCAAATGAAGAGCAGAATACTCCTGAAAAAGCTATTATCAAAGGTGCAATTTTTGACTTCAGAGGTGCAGTTCTTCCTGTTGAGTTTTCAGCAATTAATCCAGGAGCCATTTCTTATTTTGAAGGACTTGGTGCTTCTGCAAAAGAGCCTGTATTTACAAAAGTAAAAGGTCGTCAGGTATCTGAAGTAATTTCTCGTACAATTACTGAAGAGTCTGCATTTGGTGAGCCTTATGTAAGAACTGTTCAGTCCAATAGAAAAGATTGGGTTATCACTTGGGCTCTTCCAGATCCATATGTATGGGATGATGCAAGCACAATTACTGCGGCAGAATTAACTGAGGCTCTTGCTAACAGAGAAGTTTATCTTGCTGATGTGAAGAAACGTCAAGATGAGTATAAAGCTTCTAAAGGACATGCAGCTGCTCCAGCTTCTGCAACTCCTGCAAAAGGCGGCGGCGCATTTAACTTCTAATGACAGTTTCTGAATTAATCACTTTACTACAGTCGTATCCAAAAGATGCGATTGTAGTAAATGATATGGGAATTATATCAAAAGAAGATATTTATATACAAAATGAATTTTATAATGGTGACAGTGCAAATCCTAATTGTGAAATTTTAAAAAATGTTGTAAGAATTGATTAAAATAAAATTGCGGGTGGTCGGATGCCAATGCCGCAAGAAGGAGAAAATAATGGGAATTAATTTATTGAATATTGAGCCACATAAGGTTAGTAAAGATTTAAGTGGATATATTACTTATATCTATGGGGCTCCTAAAACAGGAAAAACAACTTTAGCAGTTCAGATGCCAAAAACACTTTTACTCGCTTTTGAACGTGGATATAACGCATTGCCTGGTGTAATTGCTCAGGATGTTACTTCTTGGGGAGATATGAAACAGGTTATGAGAGAGCTTAAAAAGCCAGAAGTTAAGGCTAATTTTGATGCCGTAGTTGTTGATACTATTGATATTGCTTCTGATTTTTGTCAGAAATATATTTGTCAGCAAAAAGGTATTGAGGCTCTTGGAGACCTTGGTTATGGAAAAGGTTGGACTGCTTTTAAAGATGAATTTAATGATGTATTTAGAGGTTTAACTCAGTTAGGATACGCAGTATTTTTCATCGGTCACCACAAAGAGCAGACAATTACAAATGATGATGGAACAGAAAAAATTGTAATTCGTCCTGCACTTAGTAACTCAACAAGACAGGTTATTGAAGGTATGGCTGATATTTATGGATATGCTCATCAGTCTAATAAGAATGAAATGTCTGTATTAACACTTCGTTGTCCAGATGATTCTATTAGCTGCGGTGGTCGTTTTAAATATATTGCAAGTGAGTTTCCAATGAGTTATGATAATCTTGTAGAAGAGATTCATAGAGCTATTGATAAAGAAGCTCTTGAGCATGGTAATCAGTATGTTACTGATGAACGTGAAAAACCTGTTGAGAAAGAGGAATTAGATTATGATGCATTAATGAATAAGTTCCAGGAGTTAGTTGGTAATTTAATGCAAGCTTCTGAAGCTAATGGACCTAAGATTACAAAGATTATTGAGAAATATCTTGGTAAAGGTCGTAAGATTGCGGACGCAACTCCAGAGCAAGTTGAAATGATTAACTTAATCGTAACTGAGATTGAAGAGGAATTAATGCATAGCTAAGATATATAATCTTAAAGTCAATCCAAGTTATATCCTTGGATTGACTTTTTTATTGAAAAATGATATAATGTTATTATAGATTGGGAGAAAGGAGTAAGAATATTTGGCACATAAAGTAAAATGTATATATTGTCATCAAACGTTTGATAGAGATAAATATTCTTTTGTTCAAGTCTCACCAAGAAGATATGCTCATACTGAATGTGCAAGTAAAGAGCAAAGTCGTTTAAAACAAGAAGAAGCTGATAAAATAGCTTTAGAAGAATATATCATTAAATTATTGGGCGATGACTTTATAACTCCAAGAGTTAGAAAACAAATAAATACATACATTGAACAATATCAATATACTTATTCAGGAATCAGAAAAGCTTTAGTTTACTTTTATGAGATAAAAGGTAATTCAACAGAAAAGGCAAATGGCGGCATAGGCATTGTTCCTTATGTCTATAAAGATGCTTTTAATTATTATTATTCTATTTGGGAAGCGAATCAAAAAAATCAGAATAAAGATGTTCAAGAATTTGTTTCAAAAGAGAAAGTTATAAAAATCGAACCCCCAAAAAGAAATTTGAGAAAACGGAGATTATTTGCATTTTTAGACGAGGAGGAAGCTGAAGGTGGCGAGTAAGTATGTCGATGTGACTGCGATAATGCAGGTAATTGGATGTGTTTATAATAATCCTCAGATTTTGGAGTTTGAAGATAAATACACTATTACAGATGAAGATTTTCCAGATGAATTTCATCGAACTGTATTTGGTGCTATTTATAAAATTTATGAACTTGGAGCAAAAACTATTACATTAGAAAATTTAGCTGATTTTTTAAGTTCAAGACCAAAATCTGCGGCAATATATAAAAAAAATGATGGCGATAAATGGTTATTAAAAGTGTCTGATGTCGCATCTCAGTTGTCTTTTGATTTCTATTATAATAGATTAAAAAAGATGACTTTGTTAAGAGCTTATGATAATTATGGCGTAGATGTTTCTGATATTTATGACCCAGATAATATCTTGGATATAAAAAAGAAACAGCTTCAAGAAGACCTCTTAGATAATTCTTCTTTAGAGGAAATTGCGGATAGGGTTGACCGCAAGATAAGTGATATTCGTTTAAAATATGTTGATGATACTACTGGAGAGGCTATCCAAGCTGGAAAAGGTGTTTTACAATTAATTCAGAAATTTAAAGACCATCCAGAAGTAGGAGTACCTCTTTATGGAAGATTGGTAAATACAGTTACTCGTGGAGCAAGATTAAAGAAATTTTATTTGCGGTCTGCGGCAACTGGTATAGGTAAGACTCGTTCAATGATTGCAGATGCTTGTAATATAGCTTGTAATAAAATATATGATGAGTCTTTTGGATGGATTAAAAACGGTACATCTGAACCAACTTTATTCATTACAACAGAGCAGGAACTTGAAGAAATCCAGACAATGATGTTAGCTTTTCTTTCTAATGTAAATGAAGAGCATATTATTAATGGTGAGTATGAGGGTGATGAAGAAGAGCGAGTTATTAAGGCTGGAGAAATTCTTGAAAGTAGTCCATTATATGTAGAAGAATTACCAGACTTCTCATTAAAAGATGTTGAAAATACAATTAAGAAAAATATTCGTGACCATGATGTTAAGTATATTTTTCATGATTATATTCATACAAGTCTGAAAATTTTGGAAGAAATTACAAAGAGAAGCGGTGGAATCAAGCTTCGTGAAGATAATATCTTATTTATGTTATCAAATAAATTAAAAGATATTTGTAATCAATACGGAGTTTTCATTATGTCTGCAACGCAGTTAAATGGAGATTATCAAGAAGCAAAAACTCCTGACCAAAATTTACTTCGTGGAGCAAAATCTATTGCTGATAAGATTGACTATGGTTCAATTTTATTAAGTGTTAAAGAAGAAGATATTGATGCTCTTGATTCAATTCTTTCTTCAAATATTTTTGAAAAGCCTACTATTAAAATGTCTGTTTATAAGAATAGACGTGGTAGATATAAAGGAATCATTATGTGGTGTAAAGCAGATTTAGGTACTTGTAGAATCCAGCCTATGTTCTGTACTACATATGATTATGAACTTATTAATATGGATGATATAAAAATTATTGTAGAGAAAGGTGCTTGGGACGATGATGAAGAGTGAAAAAAATTACAGTAAGAAAAATTACAAAGTGAATAATTTTACAAAGAAGAAAACTAAAAAGAAAGAAAGTAGAGTAGCAAAAGTTGCTCGTCAGTATGTAGCTCCAAAAGAGATTAGAGCTGGTATGCAGTTCGAATATAAAATGCCAATTCCTATGTATGAGGACATTCTTAAAGAGTGTAAGAAGGATGGCGGCGAGGCTCAAGTATATCTTTGCAATTGGGTAAATGAGCAGTTCGGATTGCTTGGAACTTGTGTAAGAGTTATTCCAGGTTAATATTATGAGTGAGCAAGAAATAACAATTCTTAAACTCATGGGACAGGATAAATTCGTTGCTGGCAGAAAATTAACTCTGTCAGCAGACGAATATAAAATAACTGGTCCAATGAAAGAGTTTGAAGAAGAAACTGGAATAGATTTGACCGCAATAACAGATTTAACATTCTTTTGGCCAGAAAGTGAAAAATAAATGATTAATTATGATAAAAACGAAATTAGAGATGTTTTAGAATTAGAAAATATATTTGAGTTATTGCAGGAATGGGGAGGAGATCCAGAGTATACTGGCTTTGGAATCCTCTCTTCTACTATATGTCATAACGAGCCAGGAGAAGGAAGTCGTAAACTATATTATTATAGTAATTCAGGCTTGTTTAGATGTTATACTGGTTGTGATAGTTATTTTGATATTTTTGAATTAACTCGAAAAGTTGCTAAGATTCAATGGGCGGAAGAATATGATTTAAATGATGCAGTACGCTGGGTCGCAAGAAGATTTGGAATTGCAGGAAAAAATGAAGATGGTTCTGAATCTGATGATAAAATTGAAGATTGGAAACTTTTAGCGAATTATGAAAAAATAAAAGAAATAGAGTTAAGAGAAAATAAAATAGAATTAAAAGAATTTTGCCCAGATATTTTAACACGATTTAATTATAATATTCTTATTATGCCGTGGATAAAAGAAGGAATAACCAATGAAGTTATGAAGCTTGCTCAGATAGGTTATTATCCAGGAGCAGATCAAATTACTATTCCGCATTTTGATGTTAATGGTAGATTTATCGGCTTGAGAGGTAGAACCTTAATTGCGGATGAAGCTGAAATATATGGAAAATATAGACCTATGCGAATTAATAAACTATTATATAATCATCCTCTTGGAATGAATTTATATGGTTTAAATTGGAGTAAAGATAATATTAAAACAATGGGAAAAGCTATTGTTTTTGAATCTGAAAAATCTGTATTAATGTATGCAAGTTATTTTGGTTGGGACAATAATATTTCAGTTGCTTGTTGCGGTTCAAGCTTATCAGCAAGACAAATTCAATTATTAAAAGAAGCTGGGGCAAAAGAAATTATTATTGCTTTTGATAGACAGTTTCAAGAAATTGGAGATAAAGAATTTAAACATTTAACAAGAAATCTTACAAGAATTAATGATAAATATAAGAATGATGTAAATATTAGCTTTATATTTGATAAGAATATGATTACTGGATATAAGGCAAGCCCAATAGATGAAGGGTCTGAAAAATTTCTTATATTATTTAAAGAAAGGATTTTATTATGATAGTAGATGAACCTTTTAACCCTAATAAATATCCATTAAGAGATTATGCGGGATTTAGTATAGAAGTACCTATTCATGGAGATAAATACGGTGCCAGATGTAGATTTTCTCGGATGTATAGAGATGCATTAGATATAATTGATGCAAATATGATTAGTTTTACTTTTCAAGACTATTGGGAATTTAATGAATTTGTAGATATGCTAAATCAAATGAAAAAATCACTCGATGAAAAAGCTGGATATGGAAAAGAGATTAGTTCAATAAATAAAATTAATTTCGATAAAGGGGAGTGATGGATAAATGAAAGGAGGTTGAAATCAACTATGGATTATCAACTTAAAACACCATTGCTCCCAATTAAAAATGAATATACAGTGGTAGAGCGGGTATTTGCAACAAGAGGAGTAGACCCAAAAGATATTCCTCATTATCTTAATACAACTAAAGAAGATATTTTAAATCCTGGTTTAATTATGAATATAGATAGAGGAGTAAAGATGTTGGCAAAGCATATCGCTCAACAGAATAAGATTTATATTCAAGTAGATAGTGACTGTGATGGTTTTACATCTGCGGCATTCCTTATCAATTATTTAAACCGATTATTTCCAGGATATACTCAAACAAAAATTTCATATGGATTACATTCTGGCAAACAACATGGACTTTATGAAGAGTTTATTCCAGAATTTATAAAGGAAGATTATAAACTAATTATAGCACCAGATTCATCAAGTAATAATTATGAAGTACATAAAAAGCTTAAAGAGCTTGGAATTGATGTACTCGTTATTGACCACCATGAGGCTGAAAAAGTTTCAGAAGATGCATGTGTAATAAATAATCAATTATGTGATTATCCAACTAAATCTTTATCTGGCGTAGGTATGGTTTATAAATTTTGTTCTTATTTTGATTCAATTATGAATACAGATTGGGCAAATTATTATCTTGACCTTGCGGCACTTGGAATTATTGCCGATATGATGGATATTCGTGATTTTGAAACAAAAGAAATTATTAATCTTGGTTTAGCATCTGTAGAGAATCCATTCTTTAAAGAGATGGTGAAAGTGCAAGATTATTCCATTAGCAGAGCAGGAGGATTATGTCCATTTGCAGTTAGTTTTTATATTGCGCCGCAAATAAATGGAACAATTCGTATGGGTTCTGCGAATGAAAAACTTATGCTTTTTGAATCTATGTTAGATTTTAAAGCTTATGACCAAATTCCTTCTACTAAAAGAGGGTGTAAAGGTCAGTTTGAAACCCGCGTAGAACAGGCTTGCCGCAACTGTACAAATATTAAACGTAATCAATCTAAAGCCATTGATGCGAGTCTTCAAACAATCGAAGGAATCATAAAAGATAAATCACTTGAAGAAAATAAAATTATTGCAGTTAAGCTTGCTCCTGGAGCAATAAATAAAAATTTAACAGGACTTATTGCAAATCAATTAATGGCTAAATATAATCATCCATTTCTTATTCTTATGGAACATCCACAGGAAGATGGTAGTATTAGTTTAGAAGGTTCTGGTAGAAGTTATGAAACTTCTAACTTTAATGATTTAAGAACTTTTATTCGAGATAGCGGTTATGCCAGTCTTGCAGAGGGTCATCCTAATGCATTTGGTGCAGCTATTCCAGAAGACAAGTTCAGTGATTTTATTCAATATTCAAATGAAGCTTTAAAAGATTGCTCATTTACGCCATGTCAAAAAGTTGATTTTATTTGGGATGCAAATGATTTTAAAGCAAATGATATTATTGATTTAGCTGAATTAAATACTATTTGGGGACAAGAGCTTGCGGAACCAGTTATCGTAATTAAGAATATTAAAGTAACTAAAGATAATTTATCTTATATGGGAAAAGGCGGTAGATGTCCTTCATTTAAGATTACTTTACCCAATGGAACAGGCTTAATTAAATTTAGAATTACTGATGAAGAATTTGATTCATTGCTTCCTGCAAGTTCTACTGGTAGTAAAAATGTTACGGTTATAGGAACTTGTGCAATCAATGAATGGAATGGTCGTATAACTCCTCAGATTAAAGTTAGTGATTATGAAATTACAGGAGAGACTAAATATTATTTTTAAAATTATATGGCGTATATAATGTACGCCATATTTTTGTACCCATATGCGAGAAGAGCAGGTCTTCCGGCGGTGATGGGTCATAACAACCGTAATCCAAAACAAAAAGTGGTCTTAGAAATTTTTCACCAAAAATGCCTTATATTGATTTTTTACTTAAAAAATGGTATAATATTTATATAATAAAAAGGGATGGTATATAATTATGACAAGAGAAGTTGAAGAAATGAAAAATAAATTAGATGTAACAGTAATTAATAAAGACCAGTTAAACAAAATTTTACTTGAAAGAATTAACTTTGCTTTTGATAGTTTATATTTTCGATATGCTATGGCTATTAAAGAGCTTGGTGAATATAAAGAAAAAGCAGCTTTAAGAGAAGGTAGAAACTTTTCCCGCAAAAGTTGGGAAGATGGACAGTGTATGCATTTTTATAAAGTATTAGAGGAGATATTAGAAGCCCATGCAGAAGACCACCCACTTCGTTCAAACAGCAAATAATTCAGTTAGAGCTTTTAAATTAACTAAAAGTGATATATTTTCAGTTTCCATGAAAACATATATGAAAAGTTCATATTTATGGAATGGAAACTTTAAAATAATGGGATTCAAAAAAGAACGTATATGTTTATATTGGCATTATCATAGAATCCCAACACCGTTTAAACAACAAATGATTAGATTAATGTATATGAAAGAGAGTAATGAAATAGATGGAATTAACAAGAAAACAAGAAGAGGGATTGAAGATTGCGGTTGAAAGATTCCATAACAACGAAAAATATACCGTAATAGCTGGGTATGCAGGTACTGGTAAGTCCACCCTTGTAAAGTTCATTATCGAGGCTCTTGATGTTGAACCAAGCAAGGTTGCATATGCTACTTTTACTGGTAAAGCTGCGGAAGTTCTTCGCAAAAAAGGAAATAAGAATGCTTGCACTTTACATAAATTACTTTATGAACATATTCCAAGACCAGGCGGAGGCTTCTTCAGGAAACCAAAAGCCAATCTTGAATATAGTATTATTGTAGTAGATGAGATTTCAATGGTGCCAGTAGATATGATGCAGCAACTTTTTAAACATAAAGTATACGTTATCTGTCTTGGTGACCCATTTCAGATTCCTCCAATAGAGAAAGATAAAGATAATCACTTGCTTGATAATCCTCATATTTTTTTGGATGAAATTATGCGGCAGGCCGCAGATTCAGAAATTATTAGATTAAGTATTGACATTCGAGAAATGAAACCTTTAGAATTATTTAGAGGAGAGAATGTCCAAGTAATTGACCAAAAAGATTATGAAGCTGGTATGGTTCTTTGGGCTGACCAGATTATTTGTGGAACCAATGCCGCAGTTGAAGAAATTAATACTTATGCAAGAAATCTTTTAGGGAGAGGCCCTCTTCCAGAAGATGGAGATAAGATTCTTTGTAGACAAAATTACTGGGATGATATTAGTGATGACCATAACGCTTTAGTTAATGGTACTATTGGCTATTTAAAAAATCCTAAAAATAGATTTGTTTATTTCCCATATTGGATTGGAACTTCTGTTCCATCAGTACAAGCCATTCAGTGTGATATAGAGACTGATGAAGGAGACTTATATAAAGACCTGTATTTAGATAAAACTATGCTTACTCATGGAGCAAGATGTCTTGATGATAGAGATATTTATAAGATTGGTAAATACCGTGAAAGAGTCGGAGATTTAGTTCCAAAATTTTTCACTTATGGATATGGTATTACTGGACATAAAGCTCAAGGCTCTGAATGGGATAAGGTTTTAGTTCTTGAAGAGCCATTTCCAAGAGTAAGATTAGAACATGCCAGATGGCTTTATACTGCGGTTACAAGAGCATCTGAAAAAGTAATTGTAAGAAGAAAATACTCTTCAGGTACGAGAGCATAAAGGAGAAAATAATATGAATGTAGTTACAATAGATTTTGATATTATTATGGAGCCAAGCATTAGTTTCTATAATAATATGGTAGATATTGAAGACCCAATGAAAGATTATGTAGATAAATTTTCATTTCTTACAAATATCCCTGCTAATTTATATATTTATGATTATCTAACTCGCTATATTGTACGTGCGGCAAAGCAAAATCAAGAAATTTATTTTGTAAATAGCCATGATAAAGTGATTGATATTCTTAAAACAATTCCTCATGATGAGCAGATTGATTTATATAATATTGACCATCATCATGATTTAGGATATGATATGGAACCTTCAGACTGGATGCGTCCAATGTTTAAATATGATTTAAGTGATTGGGTTAAATACGCCAGAGATAAGAAAATGGTCGATACTTTTTATTGGATTCACAATGAAAATTCTGACCCTTATCCTAATGAGGCCGCAAGATATGTTACAGAAGATTATAACTTAAAAGATTTTAATTTAGAAGATGACAAATATACTCCAGATGTTTTAATTATTTGCTCTTCTTTTGAATGGATTCCACCAGTTTATCAACCATTATTTTATTCATGGAATACTATCTGTAGTGAAATTACGGGTAAAGAATATCCTTTTGACAGTATTGAAAAAATATGATATAATATTTATATAATTGAGAATAGTATAGATAGAGGAAGATAATAGATGAGCAAAAAGTGGTTTAATTGTCATAACCATACAGAGTATTCAAATTTACGTCTTTTGGATTCAACCAATCACCCAAAAGATTTAATCAACAAAGCAATCGAATTAGGACTTAGTGGTATCTGTATAACTGACCATGAAGCCCTTTGCGCGCATGTTGAAATAAATAAAATTGCAACAGAGTTAAGAGAAACAAATCCTGATTTTGTGATTGGGTTAGGAAATGAGATTTATTTAACTGATACAAGAAATCATGGTCAGAAATATTATCACTTTATTTTGATTGCTAAAGATGCAATCGGTCATAAAGCATTAAGAGAATTAAGTTCTACAGCTTGGTATTATTCATATATGGATAGAGGTATGGAAAGAGTTCCAACTTTAAAAGATGAATTAACTGAGATTGTAAAACATTATAAAGGTCATTTAATTGCAACAAGTGCGTGTATTGGTGGAGAATTATCTTCATGGTCTTTATTATATGCAGAAGCATTAAAAGTAAATGACCAGAAAATGGCAATAGAATTTCAAAAGAAGATTCAAGATTTTATGGATTTTGTTCTTGATTTATTTGGAGATGATTTTTATATTGAATGTGCTCCATCTAATAAAGAAGACCAGATGACAGTAAATTCTCAACTTTTCAAAATTGCAACTGCATATAATGTTAAGATGGTTGTTGGAACTGACTCTCATTATTTAACAAAAGAAGATAGAATGGTTCATAAGGCATATCTTAATTCAAAAGGTGGAGAACGTGAAGTTGATGATTTCTATGAATTTGCAAGACTTATGGATAGTAATGAAGTAGAAGAATTATTATCTCCATGTTTTCCAGATGGATATGTAGATGTAATTTTTGAAAATACTTTAGATTTACAAAATAAAATTGAATATTATAGTCTTTTTCATAAACAGGATATTCCTTCTGTTGAAGTTAAAGATTATCCAAAAGTAAGAGGATTTAAACAGTATCCACATTTATCTGCAATGTTAATGGATGATGATATTCAGAATCGTTATTGGGTAAATGAATGTTTAAATCAGCTTGAAAAACTTGAGAAAATCAATGATAGACGCTATCTTGATGAGCTTGAAGAAGAAGCACGAGTTAAAAGTATTATTAGTGAAAAACTTGAAACAAATATGTTTCGTTACCCAAATACACTTCAGCATTATATTGATATGATTTGGGATTGCGGTTCAATGGTAGGCGCAGGACGTGGTTCCAGTTGTGCGGCTCTTAATCATTATCTTATGGGAATTACACAACTTGACCCGATTGAATGGGATTTGCCATTTTTCCGTTACTTAAATGAAGAACGTATCGAGTTAGGTGATATTGATATTGATATTTGCCCTTCTAAACGACCTATGATATTACAAAAAATTAAAGAAGAACGTGGAAAGATGTTCTATGATAATATCATGGAATGGGCAAAGAAAAATCTGGGATGTACTCTTGTAGCAACATTCGGTACAGAGGGAACAAAATCTGCGATTCAGACAGCCTGTAGAGGTTATCGAAGTGAAGATTATCCAGAAGGAATTGATGTTGATGAAGCTCAATATATGAGTTCATTAATACCAGAAGAAAGAGGATTCTTATGGACAATTAAAGAAGTTGTTTATGGTAATCCAGAAAAAGGTCGTAAACCAGTTAAAACATTTGTAAATGAAGTTAATAAATATCCAGGTTTATTGGATATTATTGTAGCTATTGAAGGTCTTGTAAACCATAGAGGTTCTCATGCATCTGGTGTAATTTTATTTGGAGATGACCCATTTGAGCATAGTGCTTTTATGAAAACTCCAAAAGGTGAGATTACCACTCAGTTTGATTTGCATGATGCTGAGTATATGGGATTAACAAAGTATGATTTTCTTGTAACTGAGGTTCAGGATAAATTAGTTCAAACAATTCAATTACTCCAAGAGGATAATGAAATTGAGCCTGAGCTGAGTTTGCGGGAAGTGTATGATAAATATTTTCATCCTAATGTATTACCTTTAGATGACCAGAGAATCTGGGATGCATTGGGTAAAGTATCTGTTATTAATACTTTCCAGTTTGATTCTCAAGTTGGTGCGCAGGTCGCAAAGAAGTTAAAACCTCAGAATGTATTAGAGATGGCAGATGCTAATGGTCTGATGAGACTTATGGGTGAAGATGGAGAAGAACGCCCAATGGATAAATATTATCGTTTTAAACAGAACATTCAACTGTGGTATGATGAAATGACAAAATTTGGTCTTACTGAAGAAGAGCAAAAAACTCTTGAACCTTACTTTAAGAGTTCTTATGGAGTTCCGCCTTCACAGGAACAGTTAATGAGAATGTTGATGGATGATAAAATTTGTCACTTTAGTCTTGGAGAAGCAAATGCGGCTCGTAAGATTGTTGGTAAGAAGCAAATGAATAAAATTCCAGCTTTACATGAAAAGGTATTAGAGCAGGCTGCAAGTGAAAAACTTGGACAGTATGTATGGAAATGTGGAGTCGGCCCGCAGATGGGTTATTCATTTAGTGTTATTCATGCTTTAGCATATAGTTTCATTGGTGTACAAACTTTATTTGTTGCAACTAATTGGAATCCTATTTATTGGGATTGTGCTTGTCTGATTGTGAATAGTGGTTCACTTGAAGATAGTAGCGATTTAGAAATTGAAGAAGATGATGAATCTGAATCTATTTCTGTAAAGAAGACAGCTTCAACTGATTATGGAAAGATTGCAAAAGCTATGGGTGAAATTATGTCAGCAGGAATTAAATTAAGTCTTGTTGATATAAATAATTCCGATTATGGATTTAAACCTGACGCTAAAAATAATCAGATTCTTTATGGAATGAAAGGTTTATTGAATGTCAGTGATGCGGTAATTGATGATATTATTAAGAATAGACCTTATATTTCTCCTAAAGATTTCTTATTAAAAGTCCGTCCAAATAAACAGGCTATGATTTCACTTATTAAAGGTGGAGCATTTGATACAATGATTGACCGCAAGATTTGTATGGGATGGTATATTTGGGAAACTTGTGATAAAAAGAAACGAATTACATTACAAAATATGGGAGGTTTGATTAAATATAATCTTCTTCCAGAAAAAAATGAAAAACAGATTATGGCGAGAAGAGTTTATGAGTTTAATCGTTATTTAAAGTCTGTTTGTAAAATTAAAGGTGACGCAATTAATTATCATATAGATGATAGAGCAATGAACTTTTTGATTGAAATGGAACATGATGATTTATTAGAGGGTTACTCTTTAAATATGAAAGCATGGGACAAAGTATATCAGAAATGGATGGATATATTTAGAGAGTGGATTGCGGAAGAAAAAGAACAAATTCTTCAAAACTTAAATGAAAAAATCTTTAAAGACGATTGGGATAAATATGCTCAAGGAACTTTATCAGCTTGGGAAATGCAAGCATTATGTTTCTATTACCATGAACATGAATTATCTCATGTAGATACTCAGAGATATGGTTTTGTTGATTTTGACAAACTGCCGCAAGAACCTATTGTAGAAAGAACATTTACAAAAGGTGCTAAGCAAATCAATATATTCAAATTGAATAAAATTTGCGGAACTTGTATTGCTAAAAATAAAACTAAAAGTACAGTAACTATATTGACAACTTCTGGAGTAGTTAATGTCAAATTTAGAAAAGAATATTTCTCATTATTTGATAAACAGATTTCTGAGAAACAAGAAGATGGAACTAAAAAAGTTCGAGAAAAATCTTGGTTCAATCGAGGAAATATGATTATAGTAATGGGCATTAGGTCAGGAGATGATTTTATTTCTAAGAAATATGCTTCTTCTAATGGACATCAATTATATAAAATTGATAAAATTAATGAAGATGGAAGTTTGGAAATCAGAAGTGATAGATACCAAGGAGAAGATGTTTTTTAACATCTTCTCTAATATATCAGTAAAAAGGAGAATAAAAATATGAGTCAAGTTACAAAAAGAGTTTGCGATTTATGCGGAAAAGAAATTGTGGAAAATTTAGATAGTGGTAATATTAATTTTAACTATGCTAATTCCATGGGATTTATGCATAGTCATAATATTGACCTTTGTAAGAGCTGTGCTCCAAAGATTGTTACCGCTCTTAAAAGAACTTTAATAGATGTATTTAAAGTAAAAGAAACAGATAATGAAATTTCTGATTTAGATACATTTTTCCAGAAGGAAAGTATTATGCAGGAAGAGATGAAAAAGTATCAGGAAGAAATAGATAAAGCAAATAACTCAGGCGGAAACACAAATTCAGAAGGCACAAATAAAGAGGAAGAAGCAAGCGTATGATAGGTTCTTATAAAATTCTTGCCATTATTGGAGAAGCTGGTAGCGGAAAAGATACTCTTATGCAAGAGGTTTTAAAAGTTAATCATAATCTCCATGAGATAGTTAGTTTTACAACAAGACCTCCAAGAGAAGGAGAAAAAGATGGAATTAACTATCATTTTGTTTCTGGTGAAGAATTTGCAGAAAAGCTTCTGGCAGGTGAAATGCTGGAAGCTGCCTGCTTCAATGATTGGTTCTATGGAACTGGTTTTGGTTCATTGCGCTCTGACTGTGTTAATATTGGAGTTTTTAATCCAGAAGGAATTGATAGTTTAATGGCTCATAAAAACATTGAGCTTGTTGTGTATTATGTAACTGCTAAAGATAAAACCAGACTATTGCGGCAGTTGAATAGAGAAGAAAATCCAAATGTTGATGAAATTATCAGAAGATATAAAACTGATAAAGAAGACTTTTGTGATTTAGATTTTCATTATAATGAAATTGTAAATGAAGATAGAAAAGATATGGACTTCAATGTGAAGGTTGTATCCGCCGCGGCACAGCGGTTGGAGAACAGGATTGGATAATTTATCTATCACAAAAACCATATATAGTGTTAAGACTTAAAAAATTTTACTAAATATAGATGGAGGGATACAATATGTTAGAAGTCCAAAAACGAAATGGTGATATTGTCCCATTTGATAAAGAAAAAATTATTGATGCAGTAAATAGAGCAATGATTGAAGTAGACAAAATTCTTTATGAAACAGATACTTCAGAAGATATTGCTACTGAAATTGAAGAAATGGCTAAACGTTCTAAGACAACTATTTCTGTAGAAACCATTCAAGATTGCGTTGAAGATTTATTAATGCAATCTGAAAGAAGAGATGTTGCAAAAGCGTATATTCGTTATAGATATAAACAAGAGGCAAAACGAGAGCATGAGGCAATTTTTGTTAAAACTTACAGTGAAAAGTTGGAAGCCCGCAACGTTCAAAACCAAAACGCAAATGTAGATGAACATTCTTTTGGCGGTCGTATGGGCGAAGCAAGTTCTGTTATGACAAAGAAATATGCCTTAGACTATATTGTGTCTAAAATGTCAAGAGATAACCATTTAAACAATGAAATTTATATTCATGATTTAGACAGTTATGCTGTTGGAATGCACAATTGTTTGTCATTACCTATAGATGATTTACTCAGAGATGGATTTAATACTCGTCAGACTGATGTTAGACCAGCTCAATCTATTAATACAGCTTTTCAACTTTTGGCAGTATTATTTCAGTTACAATCATTACAACAATTCGGTGGTGTTTCTGCAACTCATCTTGATTGGAGTATGGTTCCATATGTTCGTAAGAGTTTTAGAAAACATTATATCGAAGGCTTAAAATATATTGAAAATATTTTTGATAAAGAGTTATTTGACCATATTCCAGATAATGCTGGAATTGAAGATAATGAATATATGATTTATGATAAAGTCTATAAATATGCTATGGATATGACTGTAAAAGAAACATATCAAGCTGTTGAAGGAATGTATCATAATCTTAATACATTACAAAGTAGAAGCGGAAATCAGTTACCTTTTACTTCTATTAATTATGGCACTTGTACACTTCCAGAAGGAAGATTAGTCACTAAAGCCCTGTTAGAAGTATCTATTAAGGGTATTGGTAAACTTCATAAAACTTCTATTTTCCCTTGCGGAATTTTTCAATGTATGAAAGGAGTTAATCGTGAAGAAGGAGACCCAAATTACGATTTATTTAAACTCGCATTACGTTCAACCGCCACAAGACTGTACCCAAATTATGCTAATGTCGACTGGTCTGGAAACGCAGGATATGACATCAACGACCCTCGTACCTACTTTTCTACAATGGGATGTAGAACTGCCAATGGATACGATATTAATGGTTTCGGTCAGTTAAAAGATGGTCGTGGAAATATTTGTCCTGTAACAATTATCTTACCAACTTTAGCTATGGAAGCTAAACAGAATTTTATGTCTCAATACGCTTTAACAGGTGAAGATGCCAAAGAAGCTTTTGCGGTTGAATATTTTATGACTCTTTTGGATGAAAAAATTCATCAAGCAAAAGATATGTTAATTGAACGTTTTGATTGGATTTGTTCTCAAGATGCTTCTGCCGCAACTTTCATGTATGAAAATGGTACAATGAAAGGATATATTCCAGAAGAAGGAATAAGAAGTGCATTGAAACACGGTACTTTAGCATTAGGTCAGTTAGGACTCGCTGAGACTCTTCAAATTCTTATTGGTACAGACCACACTACTCCAGAAGGAATGAAATTAGCTAAAAGGATTGAACAGTTATTTAAGGATAGATGCGCTGAATTTAAAGAAGAATATAAACTTAATTTTGGAGTATATTACACCCCAGCTGAGAATCTTTGTTATAAAGCTTTAAAGAATTTTAAAGCAAAATATGGAGTAATTGAGAATGTAAGTGATAAAGAGTTCTTTACAAATTCAATTCATGTTCCAGTTTGGAAAGAAATGTCTCCATTTGAAAAAATTGATATTGAGTCTCAATTAACTGGTTATTCATCTGCGGGATGTATTACTTATGTTGAATTAGATTCAAGTATTAAAAATAATCTTGAAGCATTAGAGCAAATTGTAAATTATGCTATGGATAAAGATATTCCATATTTTGCAGTCAATGTTCCTAATGACACTTGCCTTGAATGCGGATATACAGATGAATTTAATGATAGATGCCCTATGTGCGGAAGCACTAATATCCAACAGCTTAGAAGAGTTACTGGATATTTAACAGGAAACTATAAAACTGCTTTTAACCTTGGTAAACAAGATGAAGTTGAGCATCGTGTTAAACATGGAGGAAAGAGAGAATGGGCGCAGATAAAACCTGGCACGACAAAGAAGAATACTTAAAACAAGCAAAAGAATGTAGATATTGCAGAGAATTAGATGCAGATGATACTTTATATATGGCAAACGACTGGGATGGCGGAATAGGATTTGAATATATTAGACATATTAAATACTGCCCTATCTGCGGCCGCAAGCTTTTTGATTGGGAGGATTAATTATAATGCGTTATGCAGGAATTATTAAAAATGATTTTTCTGCCGCTCCTGGAATAAGTGTAACTTTTTTTACACAAGGTTGCCCTCACAGATGTGAGGGTTGCCATAATCCAGAGACTTGGGATTTTGAGGGTGGAGAAGAAGTTACCCACGATACTATTTTAGATGTTATTGAAGCTATTACTGCTAATGGATTACACCGTAATTTGTGTATTATGGGAGGAGAGCCTCTTTGTTCAGAAAATCAATTTTTGACTAATTTAATTATTAATTCTGTTAAAGAAAAATTACCTGATACTAAAATTTATTTATGGACAGGATATTGTTTAGAAGATTTAGACTTAAATAATAATAGAATTAAATCAATACTTGAACAAGTAGATTGCCTTATTGATGGTCCTTATGATAAAACAAAAAGAGATGTTTCTTTATTTATGAGAGGTTCATCTAATCAGCGAATTTTATATAAGGGAACTGATTATTGATTTTCTAAAAAAAATATGATATTATATATTTATAAATGATAAGGAGATTAAGAATGGAACTTATTAAGATTAAAGATAATGCAGAATTAGAAGAGATTAAAGAGCCAGCAGATGGCCAGATAGTATACAATGAAATAGGTGAAAACTATTTTATCTATAAAAATGAAAAATGGTTCCCATTAGAAGCTCAAATGACTTCTCAGGGACTCGAACTTAATTTATATGAATTAAATAGAAATATTATTGAGCAGCTTCCAGACTATGAAGATTCTCAATGGGAAGGCGCTGAAAAGATTTTTGGTGATTGGTTAATGGAACAGTCTTCTACTTATTATATGCTTTATGGTAGAGAGATTAATTATTTTACAATCTTTAAGAAAGGGAATATCGGAGAGTCAGATTTCGCAACATTCTGGGATGGACTTAAAGAATGCTTAACTGCGCTTGGTGCAGTTCGTTCTATCAATGTTAATAAATTAGAAGATGGTAGTGCTTCTTCTATTGAAATCTGGATTAAATATAATGATGTAGTTACTTGCATGTATTTATTTAATTACGATGAAGGTATTGTGACTTATGAACAGTAATGAGATTGTATGTTTTATTGATATGTTCTCTATTTATCAAAAAATCCAATACAACGATGGTCAAGAAGAACGAGTTTCTTTAGCAAATTTGCCTGGCTTCTTACCGCAGGTTTGTTCAGCAGAGAATATCAATAAAATTCATTTATATGGTGATACTATTTTTTGCAATGGTGTTGCTGATAAAATTAGAACAAGTGAAATTACAACATATGGAGAAAATAATTTAGAAATCGAGGTAAATTAATTTATGAATAAGTATTTAATTAACAACACATTAGTATTTAGAGTTCCAACAGTAGAAGACGCTTTAGCTTTAAGAGATGAACTTTCTGAAAATCCTTATGGTGAATTAACGAATTTTAGTTATACAACTAAATATATTAAAGCTAAAGGTGAGATTATTGAAGAGTATCAGCTTGTAAAAGCTAAAATTGAATTTACTCCAGAAAAAGACCCAGAGCAGCATATTAATGTTACTTATGAGGAGGGAATCTAATTTGGCTAAATTTGAGTTAATTAAAAAATTTAAAGGCGAAAATGATTTACTTCCTAAAAGAAAAACTGTTGAATCTGCGGGCTATGATTTTGTTGTAGCAGAAGATACAGTTATTCTTCCATATCATTATCATTTTTCAAATCTTTCACAGAGTATTTTTAACGAGCTGATATCTAAAAAGCTTGAAGAAAAATATCTTGAAAGACCTATGACACTTGATAAAGTTGCTACTTTTACAAAACAAGCTAAAGCAAAACCAACATTAGTTCCAACAGGAGTCAAAGCTAAACTTGACCCTGGCACATACTTAGAACTTTCAGTTCGCAGCTCTTGTCCTCTTAAATATTGGTTGGTAATGGCTAATAGTGTAGGAATTATAGATGGTGATTATTATAATAATCCAGATAATGAGGGACATATCTTTTTTCAGATGATTAATTTTTCCCCTGTTCCTATTATCTTAAAGAAAGGTGACTGTATTGGTCAAGGTATTATTAAACCTTATTTAAAAACTGAGGATGATAATACAGTTGATTTGCGGGAAGGCGGTTTTGGTTCTACAGATGCGGCAAGTCAGCCAGTACTGCAAGAAGCTTAATGAATCGATTACTTGCATTAGACCAAGCAAGTCGAATTTCAGGTTGGGCCTTCTTTAATGAAGGTCAACTTGAAGCTCATGGTAAATTTAATGCTACTCAAGAAGATATTGGGGAAAGACTTTTCTTCATTAAAAACGAAGTAAATAAACTTATTGAAGAATTTAATATTAATGAAGTAGCTTTTGAAGATATTCAACTTCAAGGAAATGTTACTAACAATGTTCAAACTTTTAAAGTTTTAGCAGAAGTGTTCGGAGTTATTTATGAATTAGTAACAGAATTAAAAATACCAAATAGTGCAACTTTAGCAAGTGTATGGAAGTCCGCATTAAATATAAAAGGACGCACTCGTCCAGAGCAAAAAAGAAATGCTCAACAATATGTTCTTGATACTTATGGAATAAAGGCTACCCAAGATGAGTGTGATGCAATTTGTATCGGGACATATATTGTTAATGAAAAAGCGAGAGAAAAGATACATGACTGGTCTGATTAAAGAAAGTATTTTCTCTTTTTTTTCATTTCTTAAAAAGGAGAGAGAAAATTATGTATACTTTAATTATAAATAATGGCGAATTACAATGCCATATTAAAAGCTTTACAGAAGGCTTAGAATTAAAAGACTTGCCAGATAATTCTGGTAAGAAAGAAACTACAGCGGCTTTATATATTACTACTTATATTTCCGCAGAGAACGGTGAAGGAGTAAATACTTTTGATAATATTAGTTTAGTAGATTTTCTTCCATATTTTAAAGTTGAAAATTCTATCAATAATATAACTATAAAAGATGGAGAAAAAATAGTTTTTGAATCTACTAAATATACATCTATCTCAAATGCAAAAGGAGATTATGACCAAACCGCAGAAACTCCAGAATATTATATAGATATTTCTTTTCAGACAAATCCAAGACTTTAAAGAGAGGTGATTGAATGGCAAGAATAGAATATACAGGTAAGCCAATTCAAGCCTCTACTATTAAAGACTATTATAATAGATTAGACGCTATTAGAACTTGGAATGGTAGATATTCTGCTATTTCTAACCGAGGAAGTGTTGGCGCTGGTGTTAGAATCACCAGCGCGCAAGTTATGAATGAAATTTTTAAAAGCGTTGTAGATACAAAAAATACTGTTTCATTCGTAAATGGCGTTTCAATTTTAGTTCCTATTGGAGTTACTCAAGGTAGTTCCGCAATCGGAAAGAAATCTATGGCTCAAATTGAAAAAAGCATTGGAATGATGGAACAAGCTTGTCGAGAATATTTTTCAAGTAAGCGTAATGGTTTTAATAGTTCTAATTATGGTATTTTTGGAAGTTTTAGTTCCAATAGATCTGGATTTAATGGTACTAATAGAACTTCTAATAATACAAGTTTTAATGTAATTGGTAATAATTCCAATAGAAGTGGATATTTTAACGGTCATAGACAAGGCTATTGTGGAGGTAATAGAACTACTAATAATGCTACTAATAGAAGTGGTTATAACAATGCTTTTAGAAGTGGACATCATCATACTTTTAATAGCGGATTTTTTAGTACTAAATGGGCATCCAATGACGGTTCAAATTTTAGTGCTTTTGGAGATAATAGTGCTAAGTTTTCAAAAGTCCACAATGGTAATAAAAGTGGATTTGCAACTGGAAAATATCACCATCATTATTCTTATTGGGTATTTAATTGGGCTGGTAATGGAAGTAAAGATGTTCAATTAACAGGTAATGCTATTAAAAGAGGTAATTTTAATGGACATAATGCCTCTAAGTTTTCTGGAAATGGAAAAAATAGCACTAATAGAACTACTGTAAATCATGCCAATAGAAGTCCTTTCCATAAAGGTGGTTATACTGCAAATAATGATACTAAGTATACAGGACATACAATAGGTTGTTCTGGAAATAATGATAGTCATTTTTCCAGTGTAGGTACTACATGCGTAGGAGATAATGCTTCTAATTATAATGGACATGCAACTGGATATGCGGGCTTTTTTACTTCTAATTGTCCTGTTAATGATGCGGCAAATGATTCCAGCGTAAACACTTGTCCAAGTAATTACTCCGGAGTATTTAGTAGTAATTATCAATCTGTTTGTCCAAGTAATTTTAGTAATGTTGATAGAAAATGCTTTACAGTCCATAGTAGTTACACTGTAGAAGGCGTTGATTTTTAGATATATTTAAAGAGTAAAAGGAGTTATTGATGATAGAAAATAATGATAAAATTTACTTTACAAATATAACATTATTTACTACAGCTTTGTGTAATCTTAATTGTGGATATTGTTATATTTGTAAAGATGCTACTGGATGTTTAAAACAAATAGATGATGACCTTGCAAAAGACTTTGAAGAAGGAAGTCAAATCAAACAGGTATATGCTGTAGATCCAGAAGCAGACAAACATATTAAACATATTACTTTATGGGGAGGAGAGCCTTTCCTTCATCTGGAACGTTTTATAGACCATTTTGAAGAATACTTAAATGCTTTTCCAAACTTTAATGAAATAGATACTTCAACAAATTTTACTCTTCCAAATCAAATTGAATCTTTAAAGAAAATGTTTGATGCAATTATTAAACATTATCATGGTAATAAAAAATTTCATTTTGATCTTCAGGTCTCAATTGATGGGCCTGAAGAGATGAATGATTTTGGAAGAGGTAAAGGAGTTACTCAAAAATTCTTAAAGAATTTTAGAGATTTGTGCGAATTAGAATTTGATGATTCTAAAATTGATTTATTCGTTCATACTAAACCAACTTTTTCAAAACCTACATTTCATTTTGTAGATACACCAGAAAAAGCATATGAATGGTTTGAATTTTTTGATAAAGAAATGTATCAATACTATAAAAACAGAAAAACTAAAAAATGGTTTTTCTTACCATGTCTTTTTAATTATGCAACTCCAGCAGAATGGACAAAAGAAGATGGGCTTGAAGTGGCAAAAATCTATCGTTCAATTCAAGAAGTAACACCAAAAATAAAACAATTGGATGGATGGATTCCAAACTATGAAACATATATTCCAGGCGTAGAATTTTTATTAGGTAGATTAAAAGACGATAATTCATTTAATAAAAAGAAATGTTTAGATTGTTCTAAGCCGTTCTGCGGCGGAGGATGTGGTTCATTTTCTCATGTAGTAGTTCCTATTCATGATGGTAAATATACTATGTGTCATAGAGGTATGTTTGATGATTATGTTGACTATCATAACAATATGAAAGACCATGCTGATATGAATGGACTTGCCGCAAAATATGTTCAAACAAATAATGAATCTGCTTGGATTTATGATAAAGACCAATTCTTAAATCTTAAAAAGACTTTTGATAATCTTATTTTATATCCTCATCAAATTTTTTATACAGATTATGTTAAATTCGTATATGAATATGCAAAAGCAGGTATCATTGATGAAAAATGGACTGATATGAGTAAGATTGATAAAACGGTAGCTATTTTCGTTGATAAATCATGTTGTTTACAAGATTCATATATTATTACTGGCTCTTGGATAACATCAAATCCATTAGAAATTCCATTGTGGTATAATGGAGCTATGGATGTGGTTGAAGAAGAAATTGACAGAATAATGGCGGAAAGAGGTATAGTATGACATTTCAAGAGCAGCAAGATTTACTTTTAGAAAATTATTTATTTAGATATGATAAAGATGAAGCTTCTGTTGAATTTATCATTACATCTATATGCAACCAAAAATGCGAGTATTGTTATTTATATAGATACGGTAATGAGATGTATCCTCCAGAAGCCAATAAAAAAGAAAACATTCTTAGAAATTTAGCATTGTTGTTAGATTGGTTAGATGAGAATGGATATAAATATACAACCTTTGATATTTTCTCAGGAGAATTTTTTCAGATTCCTTATTGGGAAGAAATCTTAGATGTTTTTTATGAGCATCAAATAAACACTCCTAATATTCCATCAAGAGATTTTGTTATTCCTACCAATATGTCTTTTCTTATGGATGAAGAGAAAACTGCAAGAGTCGAATATTGGATAAATAGAGTTAGAAATGATACAAAACATTTTAATGGCTTTTGGTTGAGTGCTTCAGTAGATGGACCAACAGAATTAGAATCTGTTGAAAGAGGATTAAGAAACGGTCAAACGAAACAAGATTCATTTTATGATAAATTTTTCAAGTTTATTGCGAAGTATTCTTTTTCTTGTCATCCTATGATTACAAAAGAATTTGTTAAAGATTATAAACGTAATTATGATTGGTGGATTGATAATCTTATTAAATATAATGCTACATTTAAAAAAGAGAATGGATATGAAGTATGCTCAATTCCAATGATGTTAGAGGTTAGAAATGCAGAACAATGGGATAAAGAGTCTTTACAAAATTATAGAGATTTTCTTTTCTATGTAGCAGAAAAAGATTTGAATACACTTCATAAAGGAGATTTAACTGATTTTGCATATCATATGGCAGATAACTTCTCTGATGGAATGATGAATATTGGAACATATAATCATGTGCAGCCATATATATTAGCTCTTCCAGAAGTACAACATAGAATGCCATGTTCAATTCAAGGCGGTACAATTTTCAGAGTTGGAGATTTAGCAGTTGTACCTTGTCATAGAACTTGTTATCCAGATAAAGTCTATGGATTCCTTAAATTAAATAAAGACAAAACTAAAATTGTTGGGGTTTATGGAGAAAATCCTATGCTTGCATATAAGATTAAAACTATTAATCAGAATCGTTCTTTTATGAAATGTGCGGGCTGTCCTATTAAAAGCTTTTGTATGAAAGGTTGTTTAGGAGCACAATATGAAGATAGAAAAGAATTATTTTGTGCTATCGACGAAGTGTGTGAGATGTTTAAAACTAAATATCGTACTGTTAATGATATAGCTGAAAAATATGGCGTTTATGATATTATTTTAAATGATTTAAAAATCTCAAAAGAGAGAAGGGAGTTCATAAAATATGCAAGAGATATTATCAACAGATGCTTGTATGACTGATGAGAATGTAGAAGTTTCTATTTTTGATTTAACTCAAGACATTATGTTTAAAAAGCAATTTGCATTAATAGATGAATTAGATTTTAGACTTGGTCAAGTTAATGATGAAGATGATGTACTTGAATCAGCCAGGTTAAAAATTTATTATATTTATTATTTCATGTTTGATGATAAAGAAAAAGAATATTTCACTCATATAAAGAATTTTATTATTGCGTCTAATAACAAGTTAATTAAACGAATTAAAAATAGCACTGTTGAAGGCTTCCTTGATGAAGATACAAATACGATTGAAGAAGTCCATTTGAATAAACTATTTTTAGTTCTTTTGAAAGAATACGCTCCAGAGTTAAGATATACAGATTATAAAGATGATGTTTTATCCAATATAAATCAGTATATTTATCTTTTAAATGAAACTTATTTTGATGATTTTAGTTTGTTTCAAGATAATGTGTTATATGGAATCTGTATTGGAAAATCTATAGTTGATTATAAAAAGTTCTTGAGTCCTGCAGAATGGGATAGATTTCAATATAGTTTTTATCATTTGTTTTATAGTATTCAAGAATTTCCAACAGACGATGAAATATTAGATATTGAAAAAGATATTGAAGATAAAGTAGACCTTCTTTATGTAAAATAATGAAAAGTAAAGAGTAAAAGGAGTATAGTAAATGATTTTTATATTGCCATCTATTTATTATAATTTTGAAGATAATATAAATATTTTAAATATGTATAGCAATACAGTGAAAATCAAAGGTATTGAGGGTAATTTCCCGTCTAACATTATGTGCGGCGGGATTAACGCCCTTGACACCAGATATTTTGCACTGTATGATGATATTGTAGGTTGTGTAGATAGTTATCCTATAACATCTAAAATGTTATTTGTTGATTGCGGCAACCTCTTTCTAAATGAAAAAGAATATCTAAATCGTTTTGATAAGATATTATTTGAAGAATGGGAAAATAATAATTCTACATATTATGAAATTGCTGATTTTAATTTGATTGATTATGTAGTAAAACGTTATCCTAATATTCAAATTGCGTTGCATCAAAATGCTTTATTAAAATATAGTTTAAAAGAGATTCAAGATAAAATTGATAGCTGTAAAAATATTAAATACATAATTTTATCAAGACGTTATGCTCATTTAAAAATAAAAGGTGTCCAAAAAATTTATTTAATGAGTTTTACAAAATGTAAGGATTGTGTAAATTACTGTGATTGTTTATTTGAAGAGTCTCATAGTATATTGGAATATAGCGGCAAGTCTACATTTAGAAAATGTACTCAAAGGTTTTATAAAGATGATGATGAATTTTTTGAAGAATATAGAAATATTCCAAAAGATTTCTCATATGTTTTATTTGATAATATTATTCCAGAAGAGACAAATGAATGCTATACATTAATGATTAATTTATTCGAGAGAGGGCTTAAAAATGATTTATTATAATTTACCTGGATTTTATGAACACTTTACTTTAAATAAGTTTATTTTAGAATTACATGAAACCAATCCTGAATATTTCAGAGATGGAATTAAGATTGCTACTTTCTTTGGTAATTTCCCATTCTGTACTTGGGATGGCGGCAGAAACTTTCCATTTTATCGTCAAATCACAAAAGAGGAAATTGAAAAGATTAGAGATTTTTATAAATTCTATAATATTCCTATGAGATTAATTTTTACCAATTCCGCAATCGAAGAAGAAGATTTATATGATCCATTTTGTAATCTTCAAATGAGATTACTTGAAGATGGTAATAACGAAGTTGTTGTAAATTCTCCTCTTTTGGAACAGTATTTAAGAGAGACTTATCCAGATTTTAAATATATTAGTTCTACAACTAAATGTCTAAATAAGGAGAAATTTCTTAAAGAACTTCAAAATCCAGATTATTATCAAGTTTGCTTAGATTATAATTTGAATAAAAATATGGATATGCTTGAGAATATTCCTCAAGAGCTACGAAACAAATGTGAGTTTTTATCAAATGCAATTTGTCATAGTCATTGCCCTGTTAGAAAATCACATTATCTCGACACCAGTAAAACTAATTTAACATATGGCAGACACAAATACAGTATTACCGCAAAATGTCAAATTAAAGGTGGTATTAATGATCCTGATACTCTTGGAAAACAAAATAATTTGACTTGGGAAAATATTCAAGAATATAATTCAATGGGATATAAATATTTTAAATTTGAAGGAAGAACATTGCCAAGCGCAGATATTTTTGCTAATTATTTATACTATTTATTTAAACCTGAATATATTCCAACTATTGTGAGTCAATCCTCATATGTACCAGGGATATTCTTTAACAACCCTAATTCTCAGTTCTATTTAGATATGGTAAAAAGAACTGATGCATCTTTAGAGGCAGATAATGGTGTAGATGCAAATGAATGTGTCATGAGTTGGCCATTCTAATAGAATAGACCCTTCTTATTTTTTAAAATTCTTAGAGAGAAAGTTTAGAAAATAAGGAGGGCTTTTAACTATGCTGGAAACAATTGGATCAATTGCTTTAAAGTATTGGGTTGAACTTATTTTAGGTTTGATTGTAACTGGCGGCGGTTTTTTAATAAAACGTTATTTAAGACTTGAAAAAGAAGAACGTCAAAGAGAGCAAAAAGAATATTTTGATAATGTGCTTAAAAAGATTCAAAGTGAAAATCAACAGGTACTAAAGTCTTTAGAAAAAGAACATGATAAGATGAATCAAAATTCTGAAGATAAGTATGATGAAATTAATACCAAAGTTGATAAAGCTTTAGAAGCAGGTCGGGAAGAATCTAAATCTGATGATGCGGTTCTTGAAAAAGAAATTTCAGCATTAGAAAAAAATATTACAGCTTTGACCGCAGGCGTTTTATCAATGCAAGGAAAAGAGTTTAGAAATAATTGTAGAAAACTTTTAGCTGAAGATCATGTTATTACTCTTGATGAATGGGAAGAATTAGATAAAGATCATATGGCCTATAATGGGATGGGTGGCAATCATAAAGGAGACCATTTATTTTCATTGGTAAAAAAGAAAGTCGAAGCTGGATTTGCAGAAGACCAACGTCCAAAAGAAGAATAAAAAAGAGGGGATAGAATTAAATTCTATCCCCTATTATTTTTTATTTTAGAAAAAATCTTATTGGTTATATCAATTACCTCTTGTCCATAAGTAGCGAGCAAATCAGCTAATAACTCCTCTTGGTCATAGGTTAATTGAATATTGTAACTAAACATTGCGGCGTGTGTTATTTCATGGCATAAAACCTTTTTAATTTTTTCGAGAGAAAGTTTATTATTAATATAGATTTTCTTGGTATCATCAACGCAAGCTCCAAGAGTATAAGAGCCATCTTTCTTTTTGAGCATTGGGTGATATGGGGATACAAAGACGACTCGCCAATTATCCCCATTAATTTTAAACATTTATTTTAGTTGCTAATAAAGCAATTTTCTTTTGAAGTAACTGTTTTTCCTCTTGGCTTGCGCCCTCAATCATTTCAAGAATATCTGCATTAAGTTCTTGCATATATTCTTCAAGTTCTTTTAACTTTTTAGCTTGATCGTGATGGAGTTCTTTAGATTCCATATACATACGTCTGCGCTCAGGACTTTTACCTTCACGACTATCGTATATTTTAATTGGATACTCTCTTTCATCTTCATCTTCGTATCTGTCATAATAGTCCATAGGTACATTACGTTTTCTCTTACGAATACTTTCTTTATAGTACATTCTTTGAGGCTCTTCTTCATCAGATTCTTTCATAGCCTTTGTAATTGTACAATAATAGATAGCTTGATCAATATCCTTAATCATATCAATAACTTCGCCTAATTCTTCAGCATCACAATTCTGAAGATTAGACATTTGAGATTGGGCCGCATTAATTAAACAATTTTTCATTTCATAAAGTCTTTTCATCATGTTAAGCCACCCTTTCTACGATTAGATTAGCATTTTGGACATTAATCGTTTGAGTTGAAGTATTAGTTACTCCGGCTGTTGAGCAACATCCAGTAGGCACATCAATGTATACACATGAAGCTACATTAAAATATTGTTCTACTGCGGCAGGGGTAACAATCATCTGAGCAGTGCGGACTGCCTCACCATCTATAGTAATAGTTAATGAGATAGCTCCTGCGGTACCGCCAGTTGGGACCGCAATATTGCCTGTAAAAGTTACTTTGAATCTTGAGCGGCATTGATTATTAGACAAGCCTCTCATTTTAATATTTCCGCTTCCCTCGGTATGAATAACTGAACAATTACCAGGGATTCTTGTTGTAATAAATACAACATTATCATTTGCGTTTACAGTTTGTACTACATTGCTGGTTAGTTCCATAAATAGTCTCCTTTCAGGAATTTAATAGACCAGAGGGTTGGCAGACCCTCTGATCCTTAAACTAATTTAGATTAAAGTGTACTACATCCGCAGTTACGGTATCCAGAATATGGATTAGCAACTGTATATGCAGGGATAGGTGTTGGATTTAAAGCATTAATTAAATAGCTATTTTGAGCTGCTTGGCTGGCTTGTAATCTAAGATCAGAATTTTTGGCAGTTAATTCAGTAATCTTATCATGTAAAGCTTGTGTTTGCATCTCTTGAATAGCACTTAAAACGCTTCTGGTATTAGCGTTTTGATTTTCCATTAGGTCTCTGGTTGCATCAGAAACTGTTCTACGAGTTGAGCACTCTTGGTCTGCTAAATTATAATTTAATTGAGCAAAGTTTTGAGCGTCCTCATATCTTGTTTGGCAGCAACACTGTTGCAACTGAGTTCCTAAGTTAGTAATACCTGCATTAATGGTATTAGTATTTTGCATGTCTGCGATTGTTTGCTGAGTAATATTATTATTAATACCAGCAAATCCATTCAACATACCTGTGTTCATGGCATAGAAACCATCACAGAGTCCACCATTTACATTATCAATTTTTCTTTCAATGTTAGCGAAATCTGAGGTTAAAATATAACCATCTGTAATTCCAGAACCTGTGGAACCTCCTCCGAAGAGTCCATTTCCATTTCCTCCCCATCCTGCGAAGCAGAAAAGGAATAAGATTATAATCCACCAGGCTCCCCCGTCTCCGCCAAATCCAAAACCATTATCATTTCTATTGGTTCCAGTAGCTGCGGCAATGTCGGCTAAACTATAGCCACTTGTTGCGTTATTGAACATATGAATGTCCTCCTTTTAAAATATATTATTTAATCCCAAGCATTTGCTTAAAGGCATTAAATTCTTTATCAAAATCTTTACCATTCTGACTGCATATATTTCGAGCGATTTGTTCAATATCTGCACTTCTATTTTGCTTTGCTAAAGATAATAGATTAGCTCCCATTGGAGTATTTTGCATTTGTTGCTCTAAAATATTCATTACTAACTGTTGAGGATTCTGGCCTCCTTTAATCATTTGAATTAATTGCATTGGGTTCATATTCATTGGCATAAGAATTCCTCCTAAAATTTAATATCTTCTTTTTTAACTGGTTGCGGCGAAGGAACGGAAGGAGTAGTCTTTTGCGGCGCTTGCGTTGATATCTGGCCCGCAAATATAGCTCTTATTTTTTCCATTTGTTCATTAAATTCGTCTCTTGTTATATAATCTGTCATTTGTGGTTGTGTGGTTGGCTGTTGCAATATTTTTAATTCGTATACGTTAATTGATGCGGTTCCATCTAAGTTGATTTGTTTAGTATAAATTTGTTTATTTGCTATATCTGGAAAAATAAAAATAGAGCCATCAAAGTCTATTGGAATAGCTTTAACCTCTTCAATGGAAGAAACTGGCCTGCCTTTTAGGTACAAAATACCTTGGTTTTGCATTGGTGGTTGCTGTCTAATAGGTTGTTGATTCTGCGGGAAGTAGTTGTAGTTAGGATACATTTTTTAATCCTCCTTCTTAAAATTATTTTTCTTTCTTTCCTTCAATAGTATGTAAAATTTTTACTAATAGTCTTAATATGAAAAGTCCAGTCTTTTTTAATATTCTTTTGTACTACAAAATTAGACAAAAAAAATAAGGGATACAGAATATATATTCTGTATCCCTTTAATTTATTTAGATTCAGCAGTAGGAGTAGTTGTTGTTTTGTTTTTATTAACAGCTGCTTCAATTTGTTTTGTAATATATGTGTTTAAATCCCCATAGATTGCTGTCAGATATTCTTTCGCTTCATCATTCAAGATAGAAAGAACTGCAGTCAAGGTCATGTTAAATGCCTTTTTCTGAGCTTCGGCGTCGAATTTTCCTTGGGCTTTTAAGCTATCTACATATGTTTGATTTGTGGCAATTACACAATCAGTAATTGTCTTTGATAACATTGTAATATATTTTGCTGCTAAAGCATTATCATTTTGCTTAATTAAAGCATCTTTTTTTGTTGCAATATATTGCACTAAATAAGCTGTTAAAATTCCTAACAATGGAATTACACATACCTCAAAAATTTGTGATAACATTTGTAATACATTTTCCATAATTATTCCTCACTTTCTAACCATTTATTATATTTGGTTAATATACATTTAGGACATAAATCACTTGAGAAAGAACCTATAGTTCTTTCATCAAGTTTAATATTTATATCAACTTCATTTGATTCTTCATATCGAAGACCTGTAAACCAAATAAAGTTTAAATTAAATTTATCTTTATTTTTCATAATATTATTTTACCTTTATCCAAATTCTATCATTAACTTTAACTGGATCTCTATCAGCATTTTTTCCTCCGCCCCATTCTTCATAATCTGGAACACAAGAAACTGTACCAACAATACGATCTGGGAATTTTATAATTTCTTCTCTAGTCATAATATCAATAGTTCCATTTGGAGCAGCACATACACAATCACCAGGTTTATAATTATTACGATCTTGATAAGTATAAACTAAAACTCGTCCTGCAACTGCAATATTAGTTTTAGCTTTATCAGTTTCACCTTGACTAAATCCCCATGTATCAGAAATAACACCAGCAAAATGTTGAAGTCTTTTTTCTGTTTTTGTTAAAGTGTCATCACCTTTCTCAAAAACAACTCGTCCTGGCTCGCTACAGTCTGATTGACGACATTCAGCATAATCATTCCAAACTGCTCCAGTAACAGAATTTCCTTGACACCAAATTCTATTCCATGAGTACCAATCATCGCAACAATCTCGAAGTCCTCTCATCCACAAATTAGAATTTCCAGTCCATTGACCCGCAATTTCAATATGTCCACCAGTACCATTTCCAAAACCAACTACAGATAAATAAGTATTAGGCGCTCCATTAGCAGTTTGATCATACATATTATATGTATAAACTCCACCCCTCGCGGCCGTTCTTCCTGTTTCAGGAGCTTGATTACCAAGACTTCTAACATAACCGGTGCTATTAGAATAATTAACAGATTGTTTTCCGATATTACCTGAATCAATAAAAGTTCTCCATGTTTTTTTATCTGTTCCCCATCCAGTTCTATAAGATAAAATTGAATCAGCTGAACCAGTATGTGCAGCATAAATTTGAAGTCTTGCAGAATTATCTGTTGAAAAAGAAATTAATTGACCATATGAATATATATTTGATAAACCTTCTGGTAAAGCGCCATGGAAACTTCTACTTCCTGTTAATCCCCATAAGCCATCATCCCCAGCTGTATTAGTTGCTGCAAGTCTATCATGAATAAAAAAAGATGCTGCATGATATCCATCAACTGTGTCTGCATTTTTGGTTTCAAGATTACTTCGTCTTACAGCTTTAATCTTTTTACCATCCGCACTCCATCCGGCAATCCAGTCTGTTGATGCAGCTGCTTGTTCACCAGACCATTCTAAATGCACTCCATCTGTGGTATCTGCGTTATTAGCATTTATAGCATTTGTGGCAGTTCCTGATAAAGAACCTACAAAAGTATTTGCATAAACATTATTTACAAGTCCGCCTCTACCATTTCCAAGTTTATATCCAGTAATTAAACTACTGGTTGCACCTCCTGGAGTTGGACGACCCCAACTTTGATAATTAATCCATACTTCATTATTATAACTATCTGGAATAAAATTAAATTCATTGCCCGCACAAATAAATATATGTCCATGAGGAGAATAAATACCTCCAGCAGTATATATAGGCTTATCATTGTAACAACGCATCCAAACAGAATCGGTCATATGCCAACCGCCACCATAGGTTTGAGAATACCATCCACTATTTCCAATACTTCTAAACCAATCATTGGAATATACTTGATGCCAAGGATATTCGGTTGTTCCTAAATCTCCATTTGTTGAAGCAACAGTTTTATTAAAAATAAAAGGAATATCTGCACTATTATATAAATGGCACCAATTAGAATTTTGAGAACCGATTGTAACAGTATTTCCATTAGAAGTAAGACTTAATAATCTTGGAATTTCAGCCGTACTTTTTGTAGTAGAAATTAACCAAGTTGATACTCCACCAACATTTGTCCATACTCCCATTCTGCCATTCATTGCGTCTAAATAAATATGTCCAGTACTATTATAAACATCTACAAATCTTTCATCTGTATTATTAGCTTTAATTCTTAAATGACCCGTCATGGTATCACCAGTTTTTAAAACATATCTACCATCTAATGTATATGTATAATTATTAACGTCTAATACCTGGATCCATTTAGAATCGACAACATTCCCATCTCTAACAATTTTATAATAAATACTTCTATCATTAAAAGGAATTGCAACATCTGTATAATAATTGTTTGATTGATTGGTATGTCTGTTTCTTAATATATACCACCAAGCACTTGACGGAGTATCATTAGTGTCTACGGCAGCTCCAGCAGTACCACTTATATTAAACCAAGTTAATCCACCTTTATTACCGGAATTTGTACTATCGTTTTGCCCTAATATACCTATAAAACATGATTTATTAGGAATAGTAAGATTTCCATCTATATAAGAAGCTCCATTAACTCGTAATCTATAAGCAGAATCTCTTGAATCATATTTATATCCAATATTAGTATAATTAAACCATGAAAAACCACTTATATTAATGGCCCAATTACTTGCTCCAGAATGAGAACAAATGTCTTGTGTAAGAACCCAATTAGAATTATCTGCGTTTCCAAGATATAATGGTTGTGTAGAACGATTCATTACACGAGTTGCACCAGATAATTGTCCTGCAACATCAGCAGTTCCATTAAATGGTTGTCCCCAAATATTTCTGGTATTTAACAATTTTGTTGCAGCATAACTACTATTAGGTTTATCAATTGATGCAGTTACATTTTCTACCGCAGTAACAAAATCAATATTCCAATTATTACACCATTGCTTATATTCATAATTTTTAAAGCCTACGGAAACATCATGAATTTGAATTTGTGGATAGCTCCAACTGGTTGCGACATCTCCAATATAAATTACACTATTAGAACTTGTTTCTCCATAATAAACTGGTAAATTAGACTTTGATAAATCTCCATTATACCCTATAGAATAAGCAGTACATTGATGCCATGTACCATCATAATAATTATATCCTTTAATAGTATATTCACAACTGGTATTTGAAGAATAATTATAAATAGATACTTTAAAACTTAACATTGTGTTAGAACGATATTGTGGTAAAGTAATTCTTAAATATCCTGTTATAGTATCAGTCGTAGTTATATAGCTTCCTCCATCTGGGAAAGCAATAAAACTATTTTTTCCAACTGCACTAAAAGCTGCATAACCTTTATTATTAATAGAGGCAACATTAGTATCATCAGTTTTAAAAATCCATCCTCTATTGGAAGTACCATCCATAGTAAAATAAGTTGCCCAATCACTATAAACAGCTCCATGAGGTTTAAATTTACCAACTCCTGCAAAAGCAATTCCATAAGTTGGAAGTGAACCAGTTCCTCCATAACCCTTACCAAATAAAGAAATACCTTTTCCAGTTGTATCAGAGGTATTTAAAATTCCAATATGTGCTGCATATAATGTATCAGAAAAATATCCAGTGCCAGAAACCATTAAACGATGATTTGTATTAGCATCTGTGCCTATACCAACTTGACCATTTTGATTAATTCCAATAGCAATTACGTCTGCATTGTTTTGATTGTCAGCATATAATCTTAATAAATTACCTACACCAGAGCCAGTGCCAATATATTTTAATCCGTATCCATAATATTGTCTTGAGGCAGTTCCAGAACTAATTTGCCATAACCAGTTATCAGTATCATTTCCGTTCATCCAAATGACTGGATGTTGATTATTTACAGTAAAGTTTTTATAAATACCGCCTGAATTTACAAGTGGCTCAATAACCCCATTATCTCTAATTATTAATAAATTTTTCCAACTTGATGCAGAATCTTCACTTTGTTGAAAGGTAAAAACAGGAGTATTCGCAGTTGAATCATCAGTTGTTGCCAATCTTTGTCTATATGTATCTGAATCCCAATAGATACTGGTTTCTGCCCCAGTCATATAGATATCTTTATCTACTCTTATATTACCTTTAAAAAGAGAATCCCCTTTAACATAAAAAGTATAACTACCTGCTGGAGAAGTATCTCCAATAGATACTTGAGTTGAACTGGCATAATGATGAGAGGCTTGTATTGCGTTAGCTCCATTAGTCCATACTAATCTATTTGCAGTTTGTCCATATAAATTAAGATTAGTTACATAAAGAGTTCTCCATGCTAATGCCTGTGTACCTAAATCATATGCATTAGTTTGATTAGGATTTACATGACTGTTAAAAGTGAAGTATCCCCCGCCCTCTTTAACAAAACGCATATTTCCATTATCAGAAATATCGGTTTGAATATATCCATATCTTTTAGAAGAAGTATCTCCTTTTGTAGTATACCAACCAATCCAATTATCTGTAGATAAATATTTATTACCGAACCATCCCGCATTAGCTTTAATAGTTGCTGTACCAGTACCACTACCAAAAACAAAAACCGATGGAATTTCTTTAGAATCTTTTTTTCTATATCCAAAATAAATAATACCAGAATTATTTGTTCCGCCAAAATTTACTTCATTATTAAATTCAGCATAAATTTTCATAGTACCATCATCTGAAGTAAAACCACCTGAAGCTTTTACTCCACCAGTAGTATTTATAGAGTCAGAATCTGTATTTTCTACAGCAAATTTTTTTCCACCATAAATTCTAACATAACTACTGTCTTTCATATAGATACCGCCACCATGAGCGGAATTTTGCCATCCTGTAGAAGGCGCACTTGAGAAAAACCAGCCTGAAGAAGTAACATTGAAAAAATTTGGATTGGTCTTCGCATTAGCAGTTGTAGAAACTTTTACATCTGCCCAATAATAATTATTTATATAAGAAGTATAATTTGAAGAATCTAAAACTGTACTCCAAGTTTCATCCCAAATAGAAACACCTTTTTCACCAACTTTTGCACCTCTTATTGCCATATGAGGTTTAGCATCTGCGGTAATTGCTAATTGAGCACCCCATCCAGAACCGTCCCAACCAAAAGTCAAAACATGTGAATCTCCTACTGGAGGTTTTCCTGTTTTTGTAATTGAACTTGCTAATGAATAAGTCACTCTACTTTGATATTTATCTGAATTTATTTGATAATTAATATTTTCTTGTCTATTACTTGGATTTAAAAATAAACTATTTGCTCTACTGGCTACTGTTGCACTATCTGCATTACCTTGAAATCTTGTAGATTGAATTAAATTAAAACCAGAGATACTGGCTGGTAAAATTAATTCTAATAAAGCCCCAGTTAATTTAGTAACTACACCTTTTTCACCTGTAGTTGCATCAGCTGTTTTACTGATTTTAAAAGTAACATCATGATCCAATCCAGCTGTGTTTACAGAGTGAGCAACCTTAAAATTAGATGGATTGTAAATGTACATATCTGTACCATTCTCTCCACCCCATAACCAAGTTGGTTGTCCACCTTTTGAGCTGTCCCAATAAAATGTCATAGGTAAAGAAGTATTTCCACCTCTACCTAACTTAGCAGCTACTGTTGAAGTGTCTGCATTACCTTGAAATCGAGTAGCTTGTAATAAATCAAAACCAGATATTTTAGTTGGCAAATATAAATCAACTGCAGGACCAGATAAGTCAGTTGCAGTACCATTACCACCTTTAGTCGCATCGGCAGTAGAAGTAATTTTAAAAGTTACATTATGGTCTAATTTCGCACTATCATTGGAATGACCACCAATTTTACTTAAATCATAAGTTTTATCATTAGCACCAGTAATTGTAAAATACCAAACTGGCGCATCTCCATTTCCTCCCGCAAATCTAACACCTGGCTGACTATATCTAACAGAAATAATACCTTTTGTATCAGCGCCACCAAAAGCAATACCAGCACTATAATCAGGCAGAAACCAAGCTGGAGCTTTAGATTGTCCTCTAATAGATTTTAACCAAAAGCCTCCGCCATTTTGATTTCCCAATCTTGTCCATTTTAAATTAGTATCATCACTTGATAATAATACAGTAAAATCTTGATGCGCTAATCCATGAGAGTGATTAGTTGAAGTATTTATTTCAATAGTTTCGCCGTCTTTAGAAATAACTCCTGTACCTGTAACAGAACCAGTTATTTTAATTGGTAAACCAGAAAATTTTACTCTATGAACAGTTCCTTTTTTAGTAGCTTGCGCGCCATCAACAACAGTATCATAATATATAGAACCGTGATTATTTTCATCTATAACAAAATAAATCATACCATTTGTTAATGGCTGATTTGTTGTATTAAAGTCCTTTTTTAAACCTTGTTTAAATTTAACATAATTTGCCAAAAGGAAAATCCTCCTTTCTCTCTGAGTTAATTATATCATAAAAACGACGTTAAGTCAATTTCATTCTATGATATATAAAAACTTGACCAAAAATATTATTATATTTTGGCCTATTAAACAAAAATAAGGGGATAAGACAAAATGTCTTATCCCCTATATCTTTAATAAGCGTCTTGCCAGAATATATCCATTTGCTTATTAATTTGATCAATTCGTGCGATTAATTGCTCAGTTACAGTATATTCTTTAGTATCAAGAATTCTCTGTACTCTGTCATTATCGCCTTCTTCATCTAAGTTAATATCTACTACTAAACTTTGTTTAATCTCAGTTGTAGTTTCGATTGTGCTTAGATTATAAGTTAATTCAGATTTACTACTATCTATACTGTAAAATCGAATTGAGTATTTTACTTTACCTGCGGCCGCAGCTACTCGTCCACTAATACACCATGGAATTAGCAACTTATCTTCATCAATAAAAGTATCTGTATCATAAAAAGGAACTACATAAAGTCCAGATTTTCCTTCCGCATTTTCATATTGAATTAAACAAGTCGTATTAATTAAATCCATATGATCATAATATCTATTTAATTTAAAATAGATAATTTCAGAACGATGGTCAGCCTCTACACCAAGAGAGGCTGGCCCTTTAATTGTTCTTGTAGACAAATCAACATCATAGATTGTTTCTGTAGATGGAATTAAAACAGCTAAGCTCGGCTTATTTTGATCTTGAATACGATAGAGTAAATCATAATATTCCTGCATATTAGTAACCATGCTTAACCCTCCTTAACCGTTTTATTAATCTTTAATAGAAACTACTAAGAAGAACTTAGAACATCTATCTGCGGTTGTTCCGTTATATGTATTTCTAACCATACAATAATAATATCCGTCTTCATTATTTTGTGGTTTAAAGATTGGCTGAGTTTCTCCTTCAATAGGAACATCATTATTAAAGCTATAATTTCCAAGTGCCGCATCTTGAACGTCTTCATCAATGCTACTATTATTGCCTCTATAGTATTTATACCATTGATATGTAATAGTATCAGCATCTGTTCTCATAAGACCTTCACCGCGTTCTTTAGCCAATGAATAATCAACTTTCAATCCATAAGTATGAGCGATTGAATAGTCAACTTTTAATTCAGTCTTTTTAGGAGTATCTACTACTGGGTCCCCATGTCCATCAAAACTTGAAATTTCAATAGTAACAGGACTTGCAGTATGAGTTACACGACAATTTCTTGTCTCTTCAGTTGAAGTTTCATTGTTAATACTATTAGTAGCAACTACTGCATAATATCCATCTCCAACTGCTCCAGTTTTATCAGTTGCATCATTAGAACCTACAATTGTATAAATTGGATTAACCGCATCTGCAATTTTCTCCCAAGGAGCATTAATCTCAACACTTGTAACAAGGTTTGGTTTATCCTTATTGTCATAGCGTTTAGTCTGAACTTTCTTTAATTTACCTTCATCATCAAAAGCATCTTTTATATTTTCTGGTTTAATCTTATACCATTGATATGTAATAACACCACTATCGCTCTTACCAGTTTGAGTTGTTAAAACACCTTTGAATTCTTCAGCTTCTTTAAGAACTAAAGATTCATCAATATCTTTAACGATAGTAACTTCACTTGGATGGAAGATTTGACAAATAACACTTAATGTGCTTTCACGACTCTTTCCTACACGGTTTGTTGCAACAGCTACATAACGTCCAGTAGAAGTAATCTTAACCTGAGATTTTCTCTCAAGAACGCCTGTTGGAGCAGCCCAATCTACAGCTCTTAATTCTTCTTCTGTCATTAATTCATAAGCTGGAACTCCATCTTCTGTAGCAGTAGATTTATAATAATATTTAGTATCACTCTGAGCGGCATCAGTAGTTTGAACATAAATATTTTGAGCAGTTAATAGACCAATGTATTCATTTGTATCAATATCATACATTCTCCATACATAGGATAAAGTACCACCATCAGGAGAAACTGCTTCAACTTGTTGCATAGTATAACCAACTTCTGTAGCGAAAGATACTGTCTCTGCAAGGTTCTCGATAAATACAGGAGGCATAGCCTTTGTAGTATCTCCAGTAGCAGTAGAATCTACTAATCTTTCAAGAACTTTTTTATCATCTTCATCAAATACATTTTCACCATCAAGCATCATTTGCGGAATGTTGAAATCCAATGTAGATTTGATAGCTACTGTTGCGGTCTTTGTTGATAAAGAATAAGTAAGCATATTAGTAACTTCATCTTGGATATAGAATCTAACTGCGAACTGTACATTACCAGCATATTTAGTGATGTCGTTGTTTAAACACCATCCAATTAAAATCTTACCAGGATTACTTGTTACATCGGCAATATAAGGTGCGGAAATACCTTGAATAGTATTACCATTTTCATCCTTTGTGCTTAACTGCCATTCAATATAAACATTACAGTTATCTAAATCTTGGTTATCATAAAAACGATCTACTAAGAAATAAACGATTTCTGAAATATGGTCACCCTGAACGGATACACCATTTTTAGCAAATGTTTGAGGAACAGAAATTTCTCTTGTATTAGCGTCAATTTCAAATACATCTTCATCTAATGGAAGAACTGTATAGATTTTATCAATTTCAGCTAACTCAACGATACTACCAAAATACTCAGCAAGAGATGTAATACCATTGCTTGGTTCATAGTATGTTTCTGTTGGGTCAAACGCATTAGTTGCTTGAACATAATTGCCGTCTTTTGTTTTTACAAAATACATTCCTTCTCCGAATTGGCTTTCTTCCAAAGGAACTTCTACATATGTAAGTTTTAACTCGCCAGCATCACTTAAAGCTTTTGTAGCTTTTGAGAAAAGACGATTATATTTTGCACTATTCTGACTATTTACATAGGTAATCATCTATTTTATCCCAATCCTTTCTTAGAATTTTAAAAAAGAGGAAAGAAAAAACTACTTCTTTCCTCTTTACTTTTTCTTTCAAAAGATATGAAAGAAAGAGATTCATTTATAATTATTTTTGGCCAACTTCTCGCCATTCATCCAGTTCATCCTCTGGGATAGTAACGCTTTGGACAAAAGTCTTACCATCTTTGGTAAGACTTTTTCTTGCGTCCGCCACTAATCTATATTTACGAATATAGTAAATATCTTCAAGATGAACTGTACTTGTAATTGTTCCATTAGTACCTAAATAGGTATACAAAACAGTTTTAGTCATCTTTTAGAATCCTCCTTATTTGAATTCAATCATTGTCTCAGGGTTCTCATACATCTTAGATAGAGATTTTTTAATTAATGGTTTCATTTGCTCTGAAGCACCATAAATAAATGCTTTAGCCTCTGGATCAGTAATTATGGCTTCACCATTCTGTGCAAAAGAATTCTCTTGAATAGAAGTTAATTTAGTATTTTCAGTTTCAGTACCGATATATAAGAACTTCAATGTACCTGTACACATAATATACATGAAAGCTGAATCTCCAATCGTTTTAACGCTTGGAGGAATAATAATTGTAAAGTCTCCAGAAGGAGCATCAGCAAGAGCCTGGTTATATGCAAAATTACCAATCTTTTCCAACTTGTTTGGTAAACCAGTCCAAATAAGGTTTGAACACATTCTAAATGCCATAGTTCCAATTTCAATTAAGTTATTTGGAAGATAACAATATTTCATTTGAGAACAGTTCTGGAATGCATTTTCTTTAATATATTTCAAAGGAGCGTCTTCATAGAAGAATACATGAGTTATTCCTGTCTGATTAGAAAACTCTTGAATTACACTAATATCTGCTTTACCGTGAACTTTATCATCATACTGTTTTGGAATAGTAATTTTACCTGTTAAAGAAACACCAGGTTTAACACGTATAGAATAAGTTTGGTCTGTTTGCCAATTAAATTCAAAATACTTATCATCAGTAGGATTGTCATAAACATTTTCAACAACGAATGCCGCATAAAACTTTAAGTTTTGAGTAGCTTTAATTGTTGTTAAATCTACAACAGGAGCTAAAGTTGCGGAACCGTATATATTATTTTCACCAGAAATTCTTCTTGTATATCCTAAGAATCTATACTTGCTTGTAACAGGAAGACTATCTTCTTTTGGATTTTGAACAAGATAATTTGGATCATGTAATGCGCTTCCATGAACAACAGAATATCCAATCTTATTTCCATAAGTATTTTCAATCTCTTTCTCTGAGCCATCATCGTTTACAAGATAGAATTTTACCTCCCAATGATGGTCTTCGAATACAGCATAGAATGTATAATCAGTTTTATCAGCTAATAGTTCCTGAGTTCCCCAATTATGAATTGCGCTATTACCTAATAAAGTAACCCAGTTTGTATCATAAGATTCAATTAATCCGCTTCTATCAGGAGTTGTAGACCATCCAATAAAGTCTTGAGAAGGCTTTAATGCATTAATTCTTGTCTCACTGAAAGCAGATTCAGTTCTATCTTTTGGATTTGTAAAGAAAACTTTTGGATTTTTTTCAAATTCATGTAAACCAATTTTATCTGTACCAATTAAGGTCTCTGTTGTTGTAGCAGCTCCAGTTAAGGAATCAATTGTTTTATCTTGAATTACGAAACGTGCCGCAAAACCTTTAGTAACTTTCTTAAAGAAGAATGTTAAATTAGGATAATTCTTAACTAATAAGTCTTGAATTGCGCTTTCTTCAACTGCGGTTTCATTATTAATGTAAATATAACCAGAGATTGTAGGAACTTTTGTTCCACTGGAAATACCAACGAAACTTGCATTACTGATTAAATTCTCAAGTAATTTAGTATCTGTAATATCAACTGTTTTCATAGTGCTGTCATATTCATACATTTGACTATTGTTAATATATTGAACCCAATCTCCAGGATACTCTTTATAATTTTCTGCTGTAAAAGGAACTAATCCAAAGTGACCATCATCTCTAAAGTATTGAGAACTTGCACTGAATGTAGCTTCTGGGTCATCTATTAATACGTATGGACTCCATTGAACGTCAGCCATATTAATTTTTCTCTGCGCACCTAAAGAAGCGGTTGCCGCATAGAATTTATTTAATAACTTATAACTGTTATATCCTAAGTTTCCACCTATGATATTTAAAGTTGTTAAGTTAGATGTTCCTTTTCCAACTTCTTTATCAGTTAATCCTTCAATATAAAGTCCTTTTTGAGCAACTAAATCACCGCTTGGATTATTTTTATCCTTTTCTTCTGGAACTTTATAAGTTTCAATCAGATCAGTTAATAATCTTGCTTCAGTTAATTTTAAAGCTGCGGTTGAAGCGCTTAAATGCAATGTATCAAGTGCAACACCATCAGCAAAAGTAACCTGAGTAATGTTTGAACCAGTATCTCTAAAGTTCTGTAATTTTTCACTTGCAGATAAATCAAATGTTACGTTATTATCTTTAAAGGTAATGTAACTTAAATTGATTTCTTTAACAAGTGGCAATCCACTTGAACCAGTAATAGTCCATTTGTTTACGTTTGCATTTTTATAGTGATTATTTTCTTCATCTACTCCATCATATCCAAGTTTTAAATCTGTAATCTTAGTTGCATTACCAGATAACTCGAACTCTTGGAAGTAAAGTTTACTTAAATCACCAAGTGATTTCATTTGATCCAAACCATAAATATAGTACAACTGCTCTTTATAGTTACCAGATTTACGAATACCATTTTCAAGGTCTGGAGTAGTAAATTTAACTGGGGTTCCAGTATATTTCATGGAATCAAAGTTTGCGGTATCTGTTCCAACAGTAACATACATTTTACGAACAGGTGTCATTGATAACCAATATTCACCATCGAACATATGTTTCTTTTTACCTGTGACTGGATCATAATATGGCTCATTAGTAATAATACCTTCTGCACCATTTGTCGCAGTACCTTCAATCCATTTATCTGATGTACTTGCAGGACTGTTTGCGGAAATACGAGAACGAATTCTGTTTTGTCCACCACGTTTATAGTTACCAACTGATAACCAAGAATCAATGTAATTGAAACGGTTAGTTAAAAACTGTTCACGTGACATACTTCTGTCTCCTTGTAAAGCGTAGAAATATGTATCACTTGTATCCTTTAATAACTCTGGTGTTGTACCAGAACCAAGATAACCTACTTTTGGATTAGTAATTGAAATATACTTATAATGTTCATCAAGGTTCATTGCTAAGAGTGGTCTTAAACCTTCCATTGAATGGCTCTTAGTAAATTCTGGATTACATTTATAAATATTTTCAATAACATCAATAGAGGTAAATGGTGGTTTCTTTAAAGTACCAAAGTTACTACTTGGTACACCAGTTAATTGTTCATATTTATCTTTAATAATTCCTAAGAACAATGAGTAGAAATTATTCCAAAGAACACTATCATTTGTTGAGAATGTTCCATCGTCAGTTGCATCAATGTTATATTCAAATGATGGAATACCAGTATTGTTAATACCTAATTGAGTATCCATATCATAGAAAATTGGATACCAAATATAGTCTCCGCCTTTCTTTTGTGGTCCCCAAGATGCCATCATACAGTTTTTACCACGAGAGTCATAACATTCAAGAACTTCAGTGATAACAAAATATGTTGCTAAATATTCAAGATTAAAATGATCTGTTAATTCATTTTTGAATTTAGCTAAACGATATTCTTTTGTGTCATAATTATAAGTTGTATTACCATATTGAACAGGAGCAGGTAATTTCCAGAACTCTTCAATACTGCTTTCATTATTGACTGCTTTATAATATGTTTCAGTTTCTACAAAACCTTCTTCTGCTAATAAATAGTTACCAGAACTATTTTTAGTATAGAATTTATTCTTTTTGTAGACTAATTCAGGGTCATCAGTTAATAGAATCTTACGATATTCTCCATCAGCTTGAAGTTCATAGTAAATTGTATCTTTATTATATACTTGCGCTTTAACCTTTTGTCCTGTTTCAGTACTTTCAAAATAGAAAATACCTGCTTCAAAGATTTTTTCACCTAAATCAACTTCTACATAAGTATTTAAACTTGGAACTTCTTTTAATAGAGGATTCTTTGGATCGTTATTAACATCAATTAAAGCATCTGTTGCTGTACTCCATACCCATGCAACTGCTTTTTCCCAGTTTCCATAAATTTCAAGCAATTTATTTCTACCTTCGTCAAGATTATTAGCAATATCAATTCCTAATTTATCTTGTAATTTTCTAACAGTCTTAGAGTTACTTGAAGAGTTTTCCAAATTCACTAAATAATCAATATAATCATCAAGTGCATTATATCTATATTCAAAAGAATCGGCTACTACTGGCGCCTTAGCTACAGTATATTTATTATCAGCATTATCAGGAGCTTTAAAAGATAATACATGTCTATTCCATGGGTCTCTGAATGAACAGAATCCACGAGAGTTATTTTCAAATTCCCAACATTCTGCAACATCATCTGTGCTCTTATGATCAACAAAAGCTTGTTTCATACCAAGATCAGAGAATCCATAAGCTTCAGCCGCACCTTTATCAAGAAGCATATTGTAACGACCAATAAATAAAGGTTCTGTACCAGCTTCTTTCATGGCTTTTGTCTGCCAGAATGCTAAAGTTGGGAAACCTTGAACAGATGTTCTGTAATCACTTAAATGATCAACTTTTGCAACTTTATATCCAGGTACATATTCATACCAAACGTTTGTACATTCAGCTAATTTATCTTTAATTGCGCTACCTTGAGCATCAGCTGAATAAGAAGGTGTTTCTCCAATTCCACCAAGAACTTTAGATACTCCTTCACGTTGAGCTAATCCACGAGGTCCTAAAACGAAATCTTCCGCAGATGATAACATCTTTAATTCATCATCTCTGGTATTTTTAAGATTTCCTTTATGATTATAGTAATAATAAACAGTTCCTGCTTTATAATTACTTGCCTCATTAGCAATAGCTTTTTGTTCACTCTTTGCTGGATCAAGTTGACAGAATGCACTTGCACCATTATAATCTTCAAGAGGATGATGTGAATAAGCATAATTTACTAAGTTAGCAAGACCCATATTATAAGAACCAGAAGATTCCATGAAGTCTACTTTTAAAGTAAATTTATTACATCCAACAGTATCATTATCGAAATAGAAATATTTTAATTTTTTCTTTTTACCAAGTTCATAATCTGCGGCAAAAGGTCCTTTGTGAGCAACCATCGCATATTCATTCTTTTTAATTACATCACCATATTTATCATATTGTTTCTTTCCATCTGCATCCAAATCATCAACTTTAATCTTAGTTTTAGCTTTATAGTTACGACGTGGATAGAATTCAGATGAAGTTCCTTGTACGCTTAATGCAACATTTTGAGCAGTAAAAGAAGGACAATGATGTAAATAATAATCTTCAAGTTCTTTTCCTGCGGCAGTAGCTTCAGCGGATAAATTACCCATTGAATATGCTCTTTCAAGTCCAGTATTAATGAACTCCATATCAGCAGTAACAGGTGTATCTTTTCTCCAAGGTAGATTACCTTTTGATAAAGTATCATCTTGGTCTGTTGTAAAGATAATATATGGCATAATATTTTCTGCTCTTGGATGCTCTTTATTATACTTTATCATCTTATCATAAGAGAATTGATATTCTTCATCAGTAGATTTATTAGGTATAGACATTTCAGCTAAATCCCAAGCAGTTGTGTCAGTATTATCATATGCAACATTTTTTAATATTTCAGTTAAACCTAAAGCTCTATTATAAACTCTAAATTTATAAAGATCAATATCGCAGTTAGAAGAATTAATAACAAAATTTTTATTATTAATTGACCATTCACTTGTTGCAGTAGAACGAGCTACGCTGGTAAGCATACCATTTAAGTAAACTTTCATTAAACGGTTTTCACCTGTTGAATCTTGTGCATTACCGTTGTTATAAACAATAGTAATATTAAGCATCTTATCTTCTACGAAGTCAATAGTTACTGCGTTAATACCATTAGTGAAGTAACCATCTTGTGCTCCAAGACAGATTGCAGAAGTTTTAGAAATAGCACTATCATCAATTCCATCTTCAATATATTTTACTGCGGCTGCTGTTAAGTTGTAGTCACGATATAAACCTTTGTAAAGCAATTCATCATAAGAAGGAACATTTTGTCCTTGCTCTTTTAATTGAGGCAATTTTACAGACAAGAAAGCATCGTAGTTAGTATAACCACCAACTGCGGTTCTTTGATCCAAGAATTGTTTGAAAAGTTCATCGTCAGTCCAACTCTTAATTTCTGGAGCAACATCATCAATTACTGTATAACGAGTATATGTAGTAATTAATTTTTCATAACTTTGTACATTACGAACTTTTAATCTTAATTCAATAGTTTTTGAAGGATTTTCTTCTCCTGCAAAAGTGCTAACTCCAATAGGGAAATTAACAGAAGCTCCATTACTAATTCTTAAACAAGTGGTATTAGTATCGTCCATAATCCAACCGTTGTTATACCAGTTGAAATCTTTAAATACTGCATGTTCATCTCCTATGTCTAATACAGAACGTTTCTTAGCAGACTCAGAATTTGAACGACCTCTTGAATCAACATTAACTTTTAATCCAGTAGTAGCAATACCCATATTACGAGGGTCTTTTAATACAGTAAAGTCTGGAACTGTAGCCCATGTTTCAGTATCATCTTGACCAATACGAACTTGATAAGTTGTATTTTGACCAGCTACTAAATTAGTCAATGTCCAATAGGTGAATGAATTGTCTTCATTTCTTGCGGTATAGTATGAACCATCAAGTGCATCTGTACCATCAATAAATAAGTAAATTGCAATATCACCAGTATTATTAGGGTCATATACTTTAATTGGAACAATTGGGTTATCAAATTCATAATAAGTTGATTGCATAGCTCCAAACCAAATTAAAGGTTGACCTTCATTTACATACAAACCAATTTCTTTTGAAATCATAGGAGTCGCACTACCACGAGAACCATTTGATTTAGCTAAGCTTAACTGAGCTTTAATTATATGGCGGCCATGGTTATAGTTATCACCAAGTGCTATACCTGTAGAATTATTTGTATTTTTATCGTAAATAACTGAATTTTTTGTAATAACTGGTGTTGCATTTGCAGTAGTGTTTGCAGTATTATATGTTTGAGTATATACTAAGAAATCATCAAAGTAAACATCAAGAATACGGTCTGCACCAGTTGCAAAGTTAACAGCTACAGGAATTTCAGTACTAAAGAACTTATTAGCACTAAATTGGCTGTCAATCCAATCTATAGAAAGTTCATGAGTAGTAACAAAATAAGTTGCAGTACCACTGTTGTAGAAAATATTATCTTTACTACCTTCTACTGTAAATACGATTTTATTTTCAGTAGATTGACGAATAAATTCAGTTGCATCATAAATAATAGGCTTAGCATGAGTTACTTTTTTTGTATCAGTATAATATGGTACAGAACTTTCTTCTGTGAAAAACTGAATTGTAACTTTCATTGCGTTTTCACCTGGGTCAACAGGGCTGCCATCTTCTGTTGCAGATGTTACTAAAATTTGAATATTACATTTATCACCATTTAATAAATCTGCTTCTGTTACACCTGTAACGGTTAAACGACCTCTTTTTTTGTTAGAAGTGGTTCCACCACCTTCACCACCTCCGCCAGTACCACTGACAGCGATTCTTGCACAAGTAACAGCTTTTGTTATTTCATCAATATCTACAACTTTGTAAAAACTTCCATCATTATTAATGACTAAATCTCCAGTTTTTAATTTATCATCTGGATTTTCAAGTTCATCCATATAGAATGTATAATAGTCATCTCCGGAGTTTTGAACGAAAGTAGCTTTTGCATAAATAATTGCGGCACCGCGACCGCCCATAGGGATTCTCGCAATTCCCTGAGCATCAATGAAAATGTTTCCAGTATCGGTTGCAAAATAAATAAAACCTTCTTGGTATTTACCTTGAAGAATTTTTTCCTCTAAACCACGAACTGGTCTAAATCTTGCATTTGCCATTATGCGGTATCTCCTTTCTATCTCATATATATTTAAAAAAATAAAGGGATTAAAAAGAGAATCTCTCTTTTTAATCCCTATAATTCTCTCTATTTAGAATAAAAAATAGAAAATTAAAATTATCAGAACTCGCCCCAAGTCATATCAATTGACACTGAAGAACCACTTGCTCCAAGAGTCAAAGAACTTGACTTGATAGTTGCTGTAGCAGTTCCATTTTGAACCATATCTTTACCACTGGAAGCAGTAGCAGTAACTTTAGTCTTTAAAGCAACAGAGCCATCTGCATTAGCACTTGCAGAACTGGTTACTCCTGTAATTACAGTAGCAGTATCATTAAGTTCATAATTAACAGTATTTACACCTGTTACGTGTCCTTGAGCATTTGTCTTAATAGAAGTTATTACTGGAATAGTAATAGTATCATTTAAGTGTGTTGCAGGAGTTTGAGAACTTAATTTAATCTTATCTGGATTAGTTTTAGTATCAGTTCTGGCAACATTATCATGAGTAACTGTAATTACATTCTCAGCTGGTTTGTTTCCAGAAATATCTACTCCACCTTGAAGAGATTGAGATACTGTTAATCCGCCTGCACCAGCGTATTTAATTTGACCTTTATTACCACCTTTAGAATCTTGTAATTTAAAACCAATTCCGTCAGCAGCTGTATACAACTTATATGTTGTATCAGTATCATTTGTACTCTCTACAAAATCCCATGTAAGAGTTGCTGGATTAATAGTACCAACTAATTCAGCTTTTGTAATTGTACCTGCGGCTAAATCAGCAGCGGTATATTCAGTACCACGAGCGATAGCTAAAGTACCTGCTGTATGTTCAACACCATTTACAGTAATCGGTGAACTAAATAAATATGTATAACCAATTTTTTGAGATAGTTTAAGAAGCTCTGCCCATGCGGTAGCAGCAGTACCATTTACTCCAACAGTACCACGATATTCCATCGCATTAAGGTCTCTCATTAATTGATCGATTTCTTCTTTATTATATGCGTTAATATTAAATACACCATCAACTAATTTAGTAGAACTTTGAGCCTTACTACCATATTTAATAACTGGATCATAAGAACCAGTTACAGTTTTACCTTGATTATCTTTTACTGTTACAGTAAAACCAGTTTTTCCAGTTGCCGCATTAGCAATAGCTAAAGAAGCATTAACTCTACCAGAGATAGTAATTACATTTTCTTTTCTGGTAAGAACAGTTGTATTTGGGTCTGATTTCAAAGTAACTGAGCTACCAGCTTGGCCATTAGCAGAACTTAAATTAAGTTTAACTTCACCAGTTGCTCCATCTCCAGCAGCTAAAGTGAATTTATCACCAGTAAGTGTAATACTATTTTTTGCACCTGCGGTCTGAGCAATCTTTAATCCACCCGCAGTAACAATATCAAATCCACCAACAACGCTACCACCATCTGTACTACCAATTGCATTTTTGATAGTTGCAGTAGCTCCAGTAGTAGAAGTTGTATAAGTATTAGAATCAATATGAGTATCAGTATTGGCATTAATCTGTACCCATGTGCTACCATTATATACACAGAGAATATTAGCAATATTGCTATCTACTTGGCCCGCAGTAGAATCTTTATATTGAACGTAGAAGAAACGTCCTGTATAAGCTACTCTATCTGCTGGAGTTGTAAGATTTGGTAAATCGCCTAAATATATAACAGTCTGCACACCTTCGTTTACAGCGGAAATACTTCCATCACTATTACCAACATATAATCTATGTGAATCTTTTGTTAAATAAAAATAACCATGTTTAGCTCCGGCATTGGCGCCTTTAGATAGCATGGTATCAATAGAACTTTGAGCACCGGTCAGAAAGCCAACTTTAGCGTCTTTTAAAACATTAGCCATTTATTATTGCCCTCCTTTTTATTCAGTAGTTTCATTAATGTCTTGCCATTTTAATCTGCCATCAAGAATATTTACCTTATTAGATACCTCAACCATTTCGGTTTGTAAGCTACTAACAGTTTTTACAAGACCTTGATTTGTACCAGTCTCATCACCAAATAAAGTTGTATTTACTTTTTCTGAAGATGTTTTTAAATCAGCTACATCTTTAACTAATCCTTTAGTAGAATCACCAACAGTAGTCTCAAGTTTGGTAACTCGATTATCAAGATTAATTATATCAGAAGCATCATGATTATTTTCAATCCATTCTTCAATTTCTTTTAATGTATCAAATTTTTCTGAAGCGCCATCAACAACTTTTAGAACCTCTTCTTTAGAAATATCTCGAATTGATTTTCCTGTATCTTTACCAACAAGAGTGTCTAAAACAAGTTCAACTGCGGCAGTAGGATTAGCCCATGTTGCGTCACCACGTAAATATAACTTATTATCTCCAGCTTTTGGAGGCGGTACTAAACCAGATAGACCATTTGAGTCATCTTTTGCCCCAACCATTATTGTAACAATTTGACTTAAAACCTCAAAAATAGGCTTATTAATCCATTTCTGTTGATGGTCATCATAGATTAATATATTATTAGCGGTAATATCTTCTGAAATAAGAACATCTTGTAAATCGCCGATATTGTTAATATTGGAAATTTCACCAATAATTAATTTAGGTCCTAAGTATAATTGGCCTGTCCTTCCATCTGTTTCAGATATAAAATACAGGGTATCTTTATCTTTATCTGAATCTGGAATCTTCGCCCAGGCTGTTGGAGTACCACGCAAAAATTTTACATAATTGCCAGGTGTTGTTGTATAAGAAGCCAAAACATTTACCTCCTTTTCATTTTCTCCTATAAATAATCAAAATATATATTTATAAATTAAATAATCCTGGCCTATTATGATAAAATAGACCAGGATATTTAAAATTAAGAAGTTGTTAAGCTTTGATCATCTAAAGTTTTATTAGTAGTATTTACTAAAAGTTTTTCAATTAAGCTTATTCTGTTTACGAATTCAGTAAAAGTCATATGTTTATTTTCTTGAGTAATCTCCCCAGTGGTAGTATTTTTTACCATTGCTTTATAATCAAATGAAGCGGTTATGGCCATTAAACCATCCAGTTGTCCCCATAAATCATCTATCATTTCCATACAAGGAACTTGGTAATCTTCATATCCTTGTGCCGCATTTTGATCAGTTACTACTTGAACTAAACCTTTTTTATCTACAGTTGCAGTTGGAAAAGTCTTATGTGTTACATTTATTACACCAGATGCTTCATCAACTCTTGAAACATACTTTTCATCAGACTCTAAATCTGTATAATCTAAATCATTAATAGCCGCTGTAATAGCATTACCTCTATCTTCAGCTTCTTTATTGATATAATATCTTAACTTACCAAGACCTACATTTAAACTATCAGTTGCGGTAATATCAGTTGCTATTGAAGTTGGAGTTGAATAACCAGTTAATGCTAAATCTCCAATCTTTCCAAAAGTAGCAGTAAATGTATCTCCATTTTGAATATAAGTTAAATTAGTCATTACATTATCAGTATTACTCTTAGTACCAGATAAATTTAATGAAGGTAATGTAATTGTATAACTTGATTTACTTGATACATGACCTTTTGAATCATATGAAATCTTAGGAATACTAAATTTTCCGCCTAATTTAGGAGTTTTATCAGTATCCTCAACTGTAGAACTTAAATTAGTTGTTTGAGGAGCTTGATGAGCAAAACTAACTTTATCTTTGGTAACAGTGGTTTTAATCCAACTATCTCCACTTAAAGTAAATGTATCATGCGTACAAGAAGCTTCTGTAGTTGTTCCTGCATCTGCCGCAATCTTACCATAGCTATTTGGCAATGTATATTTCGTAGTTGTCTTTTTACTAAAATGATTTTTACTATCAAAATCATATAAAGTAATTGAAAATGTTGTACCATTTTCCTCATTGCTTAAACTAACATTGCCATTATCTACAGAACTTGTATTCTTTACATCATGGCTAATTGTTAATACATCTGAATCTGGATTTGTTACAATACGAATCCATTCATCTCCAGAATTAATACCTAATGTATCCTGAGTATTATCAGCAGCAATTTGACCTTGCGCCGCAAGATTTTCTTTATTATTATTTGATACACGACCATTTGTTGTAATATACTTAAATCCATAAGGTAAAATATATTTATGGTTTTGATTTGCGGTCATATGGCCCGCATTATCATAAGTAGTGTCTTGAATAGTAATACTATCTGTTGCAGGATTATTTAAATCAGTCTGTCCTTTTGCGCTTACTGTTGGAGTATGAATATCATGGCTAATAGTAATTGTATCTGAGCCAGCATTTGTATCAATCTTAATCCATTTATTACCAGAATTAATTCCAAGAGTATCTTGAGTGTTATCAGCAACAACATTTGATGTACTTGGATTACCAGTATTATCTCCTGAATCAGTTGTACTTCTACCATTAGTAGTAATAGTTTTAAATCCATAAGGCAATGTAACTGTATGATCATTATGACCTACAACATGTCCTTTAGGGTCTACTATTGGAGTATATAACTTCATAGTATCCTTTTTAGGATTATTCATATCTGAATTAGAAGTTGTATCTTTTACTGGCTGATAATTATGTCTCAATGAAACAATTGGTTTAGTTGGTTTACCATCTACATTAACTGTCAACCATTGATTTTTAAATCCAGAAGTAAGACTCTCTGCCATTGGGAATACGTCTGATGCAATTCCTGTTACATCTCGTTTTGTTCCAGCAGTATGGTTAAGTCCTTCATTAGTCTGAGTAACATTTGCGGGAGCGCTTGTTAAACGACCGTAATTATCAACAATAACAATGTCTTGAGAATCTAATTTTCCTAAATGAGAAATCCAATCATTGAATGTATTTAAAGCACCTTGGATTGTTTGTAAATCTCTTGTATCAGTATCCTCGGAATCAATTAATTGATTCATTTTTAAAATCATACCATGAATAGTATTTAACTTACGAGCAAAATCTACTAATTCATAATATGTAAATCCAACCTCTCTGGTTGCCAAAGATACTGAAGGTGGGATATGCTTAATCTTATTATTCCACTGTTGGCCATGTGGCATAATATTCATAGTATCTGAATCAATATAGAAATTCTTAATTACATAATAAGTTTCATTTGGATTCATTGTTTCTTCTTGCGCTAAAACATATTCATCTCCGTCTTTACGATAGAAATAATTTGGATAATAAAAATAAATTCTCTTATTAGTTGCTGTATCATGTTCATTAATTCTATGATAATCGTTCTTAGTAATTGTTAAATGAGCTAAACTGTAACCTTCTACATTATCGACTCTTAATCTTTTATTAGTCTCAAGAATGTAACTGCCTTTTCTCTTACTATCTAAGCCTTCTCCAACTTTATAATAATACAAATCTGGGGAATAGAATTTATCAATTTTCTTTTTCTTTAATTGATAATATTGTAAACGGTCTTCTTCTTTTCTCATAGGATTTGTATAATAATCTACTAATTGTCGTCTAATAGAAGTTGCTGTAACTGGAATATAAATTGTATATGGTCCAAGTATAGGATCATTATATTTTGACTTTACAAACCAAGGATTTCCATTTCTTATATCAGCAAAATTTATATTGAAATCATCAACTACTTTCCCATTATTATAAGGATCTCTATAGCTTACTTTATCTCTCGCATATGGTAATAAATGAAGAGGTTTATCTTCATCTATAGTTCCACCTGTATATACATAGATATATTTTTTCTGTTGAGTAAAATATAATTTTTGTTTATTCTTTTCACTGTCATAAGGTAATGTATTTCTTACATAATCCCCAACAGTTTCATCAAATACCCAAGCTGGTCCAGCCTCTGCCGCATTCCATGTATAACTACTGGTAATATTATGATTTGGATCATTGAATTGAATCTGTTGATAAACATTTATTTCAGTATAAGTCTCAGTTACTTTTTGACCCCTTTTAACCATATAGTGATCAATTAATTGACCAGTTTTTGAAACATTTCCTGTTCCTAAATCGCTGTTATCAATACGATAATCAAAATCAGCTTTTACAGGTTGTTCACCAGATTTTAAAACATATGGCTCACCTGCTGTATGAAGTTTTACATAATAATATTCTCCAGTTGTCGGCGTTCCTTGAACAGGAGTATAAGTACCATCATCATTTTTATTATAAACAGCATCATAATGGCCATTTCCATCCCAATATATTTTAGAATATTTATCTTCTGCCCAAGCTCTATAGTAAAATATACCTGGTAAATATAAATCAGTATATTCTGGTTCTGATACTACATCTTTTAAAGCAAAATTTTCTTCTATTTCATAATATGTCGCTTTTGGATTATATGTATCTCCACTTGAAGACCAATCAATTGCATAATAAGGAGTGCTTAATACATTATCAGTCTTATTAAAATATTGATAATAAGTATAACCTTGAAAATCATCTCCTAAATCCATACGAGTTCCATCAATCTTAGAAGAATCCATAGTATAATAATCTTTATCTCTATGATAAGTAGGTTCTGAAATAAAATCTTTTCCACCATTTGTTAACTTATTTATATAATAATATTTACTTCCATCAAAAGGTTGAACTTTTACTTGTTCATATCCCTCAGAAGCAGTGAGTTTTCTTACATAATATTCTAAATCTTTATTATATTTTCCAGAAGCAACAACATAATCACTTCCATTTTTAACATAATATAAATCTGGCTTAAATTCGCCTTCAGATAAATCAATTCTTTCATATGTGTAAGAACTTGCAGGAAGTGGGGTATAAGTATATTTCATATCACGACGATAATACTTATTACCATTTCTATCAAAATAAATTGTATCATCATCATTATTAACAATATTTCTTTCCATTGCTCCATAAGTATTATATGGTTGAATAATCATACCCATTAAATCATGTACTGAATTAATACAGCCTGCTATGGTATTTACATTAGCTGTATTATAATAATTTTTTGGATAGCCTTGAGCTTCGCCGCCATCCATTTTATATGTAAAGCCATCTTTAACTAAACGCAATCCGCTTCGATCTTGAACAGCTCTTGCATCATACCATTCAATATCTTTATTTCTCTTTTGAGTTTGTTGAATATCAACACTTGTTTTTCTACCACCATATACTAAATCCCAAACGTCTGAAATAGCATCTCCAATAGATGGTAACATAATAGAAAGTTCTTGTGTATCTATCTCTGGTGTAGCAATACCATTATGATTTTCATAAGTATTACCACTTAATCCAGAAGGAACAATGTTGATACCCTCTTTAACAAAACCATAATTATTTAATAGTGTAACTTTTGGATCTACCGTAGGATCTCTTCTTGGTGCATCTCCCCGCTGATTTAGATAAGTTCTATCCCAACTTTTATTTACTTTATTAGAATCAAATCCCTCTCTATTATAATATATAGCTGCATCAATAAAAGGTGGTTCTCCTTCAGTAACATCTTCTTCAACCCAGTTAACTCCACCTGTTTCATTATATTTTGCATAAAGAGTTTTTTTAGAATTAGTAGTTTTATCAAATTCAGTTCTTGTCCAACGAGTATTTTCATTTGAAGGATACTCAGCTGGATCATTTGAAGATGAAATAGTTGCAGATATAGCTTTTCCTTCACTATCATATTGCGGCACTTGCACATCTGGAACGCAAGTTTTTACTCTAAATCCCCAAGTTGGCTGCCAATGAAGCTTATAATATACATTAGTGCTGTCTACATCAAAGTGAGGTCTTAATGGAACAATAGTAGGAGCGTCTGCTGAAATATCAAATGTAGGTACAACAGTATTTAATTCAGCAACCATTACATATTTTTCATAGCCTTTATCTAATACTTTTTGCCAAACAGTTGAATCATAGCCTCTACTTGTATTATAATAATTTTTATCTCTCGTAAAATTAATAGTAAAACTGTCTTGAGAAGAATCTCCTAAGAGTTCCCATGAAGCTCCACTAAAAGTAGTAAATTTCTTTTTAGGATTACCATACTTATCGTAATCTGTAAGAGTAATTACATATTGAGTATTTTCATGCGCAACCCAATATTCATCATATAATTTAGAATTTTTTGGGTCTGTATTAGTTCCACTATTTGCAGCTAAATTATAAAGAGGCTTTCCAGTTTCTTTGTCTAAATCTCCAGGCACACGAAGAACAGTTCCTTCTTCAACTAAATTCGCTGTATATGTCATTGTGCCATTAGCAATGTCTTCTTTATCTTGTTTAGTAAAACATCTAATAATAGTAGGATTTATTTTATTTCCTTCTTCGTCTGTTTTTTCCTTAACAATGAAATCAGCAGAAATTGACAATGCAAAATCTCTATTTAATCCATCTGTTGTGATTTTATACACTTGCGGAACGCCAGATAAACTACCTTTTACATCTTTATCATATTCGACTAATACATATCTGCCTACATATACTCCATCATTAGCTGCTTCTCTATCCATATCATATCTACTTGCATAGGTAGCATCAAATGAAAATTGTGTACGAGTGGTGTTTGTTATATTACCATAAAATCCCATATATTAATCCTCCCCGTCATCATAAATAATATCTACAATTAATACTGCATTTGTTGTTTTATTAATTTTCGCCATTGATTGAGCATCAAATTTAATACTTGTAATTTCGGTTTGATTATCTAAATCAAGTTCAAAAATTCCTGTTTGTCCGATCAAGAGATAATCCAGATCGGACGCATTGTTTAATAAAACTCTTGTTCCAGGTAATGCCTGAATTCCTAATTGAGAAATAGGAAAACAGTCCGCAAAAATGGTTCCATCAACAAATTGTGCCATTTCAGCGGTCTTCGGGGAGTTATTACTTGAATCACCTTTTTTAGCTTCATCATCATTGTAGAAACGAAATTGTTTAACTTTATTTGCCATTTTTTATCTCCCTTACTCTTAAAATAAATTCTCAACTGCTTTTGTTGCGTTTATACTCATTGTTCCACTATACGTTAGTGAAATAGTAAAACTGGAAACAATATACTCGCCGCAAATACCACTATTATCATCTCTAACAAATATACGAGTATTTGGTTGTAAATAATAAATTGGTAATGTTGTCATTGAAATTGTTTCTGTGCAGTAAGAATAATTATATAATAGATTATCTAATTCATCCTTTGCAGATTTTCCTTGAGAACTAAATTTAAAAATATTACTTGATTGTGAAGGTATTTGAAGAAAACTATAGCCTGGTTTTAAAGCTCTTTGTGAATCTAATGAACTTATATAATAAGTTTGATTAGGATTCCAATCTAAAGCCAAAGTATAGCCATCAGAACCATCACTAATATAATAATAAGCTCCATCTTCATAAAACATATCTTCTGTAATATTTATTTTAGTATATTTAACACTGTTTTCATCTACATAGATAATATTAGGAGTTTCTCTAAAATAAATAGCTTTAACATCAGAATTATTTTCAGCTTTTGGCCGTGTTCCAACATTCTTAACTGAATATTGACTTAATTCGCCCTCAGAATCTAAAAAGTCAAACCAAAAATTCAATGCCTCTGGAGACTCTTTAATTCCATTATTCCAATATGTCTTTTTATCATACTCATCATCATATTTTTGATAATATTGTTTCTTAGGAATATAAGCTTCTCCTTTTTTACATTGGTGAATATAGTAATAATCTTTTGGAGATTTCTTATAAGTAGCTTCACTTAATGTACTAAGTGCTGTATATGCTCCAGATAGTGATTGAGTGTAATATTGTCTACCTGATACATAAGCAGTATTTTGTTCGCAACGTACATAGTAATAATATGATTCTGGTTTTGCATCATATTTTGTTTTAGTTGTATAAGCAATTTTATATGAGCCAGTATAGAATGGGTCATATAGTTGTCTCCAAAAGCCATCCATGTCAGTGTAATATTGCTCATATCCTGTGTATCCATCAGGATAATACTTATTGTTATTTTGGCTTATTTTAACATAAAAATCATCATCATGCATATGTCTTTTATAATCTTTTGACATTTGATAAATTATTTCACGCCAATCAACTTTATGATACTTTTCATCTTTATTATCAATAGATAATTGTTCTTTTTTAAGCTCTGTTAATTCATCACCCATATCATGCTCATTAAAATAAAATCTTGGATTATAAAAATAAACATTTTCTCCTTTTTCAACGTTCTCTTTTAAAAAATGTAGAAAAGTGTGGGTATCAGCACAAGTTGCATATGGATACATAAACTTCTTTTTTATAAGTGGCTTAACCAACTCTGTTATAATTTTTCCTTTACCATTATCATATGACTCATAATATTGACATTCTCTAAGATATTCAGGATTTGGCTTTCCAGAGCCATGAATAGTATCAACTTCAGTTTGTTTTATAACAATTAACCAAACATAATTTCCATCATCTGTAAAAATTGGAAAATTATGAGCTTTACAATATTCATTTAATGAACTTTCTTTAACGCATCCAGATTCATCATTTCGAGAATACCATTTCATTGTTCCAGAAGGCTCAACACCTGTAACAAGTTTATAATAATCATGCCAATCTCTAATATCCCACCATCCAGGAGTCCAGCCTTGAACAGTCTTTTCTGGTTGGGTTAAACCTGCGGGCGTTGGATACTTAAATCTATAATTTTCAAGTTTTTCATAATCTTCTTCAGTTGTTAAACTTTTTATTTCTTCTGTTAATTTAGTATAATATTTATCTGTGAAAAAAACTTCTCCCTCATATGTTTTATAATACAAAGGTTTCTTATCTATTGCATATCTCAAATGGACAGGTATCTCTGCTCCACTAACAGATGTTCTTTGTCCCCAAACAGAAAAATCATTTTTAAGATTGGATAAATCTGGAGAATTACTAAAAGATGTTACTATATTTGCATTCTCAAAATAATATGTTGTAGAAGAAGTGTTTGCGGCATTCTCCACATAAACATCGCTTGTTGTATTATTCATAATATTATTCCAAGATGTTTGCACATAAGTTTTTTTCTTTTGAAAAACAAATTGTCCATCAATATTATAAAAATATTCAAACTCTCCTAACATAGAGACTAATTTATCAAGCATTTGCGTAACTGAACTTCCAACGTCTAAAATAAGGTCACCCGCATACGTTAAATCAGTTGGTTTATATCCAACTACATCTCCATATTGAACTTTAATGACTGAATATCTTGTATCATCATTTTTAGTTCTAATATAAGTAGGGTCAACACTATTTCCCATATCAATAGAAATTCTTTGGTCAAAATGAAATTTGCCATCTTCAAAATCTGTAATTGGTTGCATAGTATCATATACATAAAAACCACTTTGTTTTGAAGAAAAGAAAAGTTGATTTACAACATCCATATCTAAATTCATTAAAAGATAAAATGGGTCTTTTTGACGAGATTCCAAAAGCTCAATACCTATATCATCAAGGTCATTAATAATAATATTCTCAAAAGGCTCTTTTGCATATTCATGAACTGCTTCACGAATAATATCTTTAATTAAATAATCATCTGTTGTAATAGTACCATCTGCGGCGATGGTGTCATATTTACCAAAGTCAACTGATAATGCAGTAATTGACCCACCGACATCTCCATTTAACATACACATTTTATCTTTACCCTGTAATGAAATCGTATATGAGCTGGTAGATTGAGATGTACTAAAAGTGGATATTACATAATGTCCTTCTGGAAACCAAATTATCTCTGGATAATTAATTGTATCTATTGTATTTTTAACGCCAACTTTTAATTCAAACTTTGTGTTCAGTCCCCAATAGTAATTATGAATATTAAGTTCACTGGCTACCATTGTCATAGAGCATGTGCGGCGAACCGCAGAAGTTCCATTTACTGAAATGGAACCCTGCGTTATTCTACCAGTAATTTCCTCTATTGGATTTTCATCAAAATCTAAAGCTATAACCTTAGCATAAATCTCTCGTGTGCGTTGCTCATCAAGTTGCTTTAAAAAATCTTTGTTTAATAAAGGATCTTTCATGATATAATACCGTTCGCCTCCTTATACTCTGTAATTGTTCTATTTAATAGAATCAAGAATTTTTGATAAGCTAAATCTCTTGCTTCTTTAGCTTGAACAATACCTTCTCTTGTATTATTATGATTATTATACATATCAAGAAGTGCTGATTCAGCTGTTTGATAATCACGTTTAGCATTTATGATATCTGTACTACCAGTTTCTTCAAAAGTATAACTTATGTCTTGTTTTGAATAACTAATATAAGCAATAACGCCTCTATTTATAATTAAGCTCTTTATAAAAGAACTATCTTGAATTTCAATAGGCATTATTTCATCAAAAACATTAACTTCTTCATCATCCACAATAGCCTTAAAAATATCATATCCAATAGCAAAGAAATCTTTTAAATCTCCATCTACTGCATAACCTGTATATGGAGCAAAAGTATCATTATTTGCTTCAACATAATAACCTTCATTTGGAAATTTCTTTGCGACACGCCCTCTTCTATGACGAATATAATATATTGCCCATGGGTCTAATGTACTTAAATCAATAGGCTCTCCACTGCAATACATATCGTTGTAATATTTATATGAAGCATCTGGAACAAACTTATTTTCTTCTTGACCTTCTTGTGGTTCAACATATTCAACATCTACATATATATCTCGTAAATCTCTTCGCTGAAGTTTTAATGAATAAGTATTTAATACTTCTGTTTTAACATCTTCGATTACTTCAAAAATATCTTTAGTAGTATAAAGTGTACCATATTTATCAACTAATTTTTGTTGTTTATATCGCTCTCCAATAAATTGTCTTACAGGAACGTCAACAATTTGAACATCTTTAATTGTTCCAAAAATAGTAATAGATCTTGTTTTATAGCTATATGTAAACAAACCATTCATATCTTGAGTCCATTCAAAACGAACATTTTTAATAGGTCGGTCAGGAAATTCTGCATAATAAGAACCAGTAGCACCAATAACAAAACTCTGTCCGTCAATATAAACCTTGCTTCCAGGAGTCATTTCTGTAAAAGAGATTGAATAAGCTGGATGAGAAAGTAATTGCGGTTTTGGTTTAGTTTTATCACCAGCTTCTCTAAGAGTAATTGTTTTCCATCTTGTCTGCATTGAAGTATCTTCATTAGCATCTATTAATCCATAGTATCTTAAATTAGTAATATTAAATTCTGCTATTTCATAAGCGTTACATGAGAAGGTATGTAACATTCTACTTAATCCATCTTGCGGGCTAAGTGATACATTCATTAATCGAACAATATAATTACCTTCAGCAGGAGAACGAAAGATTTTCGGCTTTCCATTATTTAACCAATCTAATACCTTATTTTTAAATAGACGTTCCGCAGTCATATTTTCTTTGGTTAAATTAGCATTCATATTTTCTTCTTTTAAATCGCCCAACTCTTCCTTGGTCATAAATAATTCAACATTATCCATTTGATAAGAAATGAGTCCAGAAATAGAAAATTCTTTGTAATCTACATTTCCATTTCTTGATATAAAAGGATATTTACTTCCAATTGTATCCATTTTTGATTCAAGCAAATCTTTTTTATATGATGATACTTTTGGATTAAAACGAATATTAAGTTGACGCTCTCCATCATATAAAAACATATCCTCAAAATCAACTGGAACACTATTTGAAATAATCCTATCTGAATAAATTCCATTAGAATTATATTGCTGTAAAGAATATTTATATGTTGCTCCTTGTTCAATAGTACAATCCAAAAGAGACCATTTTTCTGGAGGTACTGCTTGTAAATCAAATCGTTTAAATTCTTCCCAAGCATAACCATTTAAACTACTGGAACGAGATACTACAAATGCTCCTGATACTACTGCGTCATATTTATCATCAAGAGTTATTTTAATATATCCCTCATCTGGCATTAAAGTCGCAATTAAATCAGTTTTAATTTCTGGACTAACTGAACGACGTTGCATAATTCTATAATAAGGTGTATTTTCGGTTAAGCCATTTACAGAAGTTATTGAATATTTTAAAAAATATGTCTTATCTAATTCAAGGTCTTGCGGCACGGAGAAAACATCATGCGCTTCGTAACTTAAATCGTCTAAAGAAGTATTATGAATAATTTCTCCAGTATCTTGAATTACATTCTTTTTATAGTCATATAATCTAAATCTACTACTATATAATTTTTCTGTAGTATCTCCACCTTTTTGACTATATACACCTGTATAAGAATAATTATGTGAATTAATTCTACCGAATTTAAGTCCACTAATTTGTATTGCGGGAGCTGTTGTATATTTAGCAACTCCTACTGTAGAATAATAACCGACAATTCCATCTTTTCCGATATAAGCAAGTTGAAATTTATAATATTGCCCCACTGAAAAATCTAAAAAGCTCGCATCAAATGTTGCATAATAATCTTCTTCCATATCATAAGAAGATGTATTGCTATTTGTAGTTTTTATAGCACCTTTTACAACTCCACTTACAGTCTTTATTTTTAAAGCAAAACCTCCAACTTCACTTTTGGAAACTGCTTTATTCATAGAAAATGGGACTGTTATAAGAACAGTCCCATTATCATTACAAAAAGCTGGAATTGTCCCATTGATATTTGGTGGGTACAATTTAGCCATCTTTTATTACTCCTCTACTTCATCCTCATCGTCCGCAATCATATAAGAAATTGCAGCAATCTGATTTGCATTTAAATCAATATCATCAAACCAATCAAGCTCTAACATATTTGTTTTAACGTCCTGTGTTAAATCAAATAAATCATTAAGTTCTTTCTGAACTTGCTCTTGAACGCTTTTATCAAATTTATATTGATTATTTTCTTCATCTTTCTCGCCATACTTATCAAAAATCTCCATACGAGACTTTTCAATTTCTTGAGCGAGTTCTGTCATTTTCTTCATATTCTTTTGAATATAAAAACCAACTTTAACTGGGAGATTCATATCAGTTGTGATATTCTCCATTAAAGCTTGAGCAGTTGTATAAATTTCTAAATTTGTTAAAGTAATATTTTTTGTTGCCATAATATATTCTCCTTTTACTCATCCTCAATCATAAAAAGCAATGCTTGCATTTGTTTTGAGGTTAATTGTATATTTTCTAAATCTTCTAATTTAATAGTATAGATTTTTACTTCTTGTTTAATTTTCATTAAATCATCTAATTGTTGTTGAGTTGATTCAATTTTATCTTTATCTATTTGAAAAGAATTATTCTCTGAAATATATTTTCCATTTTGAATACAAATTTTTTCTTTTATTTTTTCAATTTCTTCACTTAAATCTACTAATATAGTAAAATTTTTTTGAATAGCAAAATTAACTTTAACTGGTAAAATTATATTTTCTTTAATAATATTTTCATTTATTAAAAAATAAAAATTATAAATTTCTTTATTAGTAAAAATTTTATTCATTTTTATCTCCTTTTTAGTCATCAGAGCTTTGACTTAATTCAGCCGCTAATACGTCCATTTTTAAAGTAATATGATGGAAAGATGTAATTCCGGCTGTTCCACCCGTTCTTTCACAAGTCATTGCTGGAATAGAATGAGTATGAGATGGAGAGCTGGATAAATCTACATATAAATTATAATTACAAGCTTTTCCGGCTGAATCAGTTATTGTACCACCTACTGTAACTCGTCCACCAGTGCCTCCACCGCCACCAAGGCCTGTTTCTGAAGAAGGAGTTTTAAAACCACTTGAACTATTTATAACAGAACGAACAGCTCCAGATTTTATATCTACAGGCTTAAATGTAATAGGTTTATTTACATATGATTTACCATTAACTGTTAAACCACCACAAGTAATCATTCCTTTAGCAGTAATAGTAGCACCATCAATAGAACCTCCTGAAATTTTACCACCTTTAATTGTAGCACCACTAATAGAACCTCCTGAAATAGTAGCACCTGTAATTGTTCCACCTTTTAATGTTCCAACTTCTGCAGATTGTATATTACAATTTGTTAAAGTCGCTTTTATAATTTTAGCAGAATTTAACTCTGCTCCATTTGCGACAACTTTTCCAGCGTTATTTACGACAAAACCTACGTCAGCCTCACCTTTTGATTTATAAACGATATAAGCTTCATTTTTTTTAACTTTTTCATCAAAATTGCTTGGTTTAGAATTATATTCAGTCCATTTTTTCTCTTTTTCGTCATACATCATATAGCACTGTATTTCAGAAGATGTTATACTACCAACTCTTATCTCCCCTTTAGAAAGTAATTGAATTCCTTTTGCATTAGGGCGACTTGGATTATAACTATATATACCATTTTCAATATTTTCTTTACCATAAATAATATACCAACCAGCAATTGTTCCACCTTTAGCATTAATATAATCTGCTTCTACCTCTCCGTCCCAATGAACTTTAAATCTCGTACCAACTTTAAGAGGAATTGTATCTGCTGCACTGTTAATTGTTAAAGTATACCTTTGAGGGTTTCCACTTGCATCAGTATAAGGATGATAAGCTGTAATATTAAAATCGTATGCAGTAATTCTATTATTACCTAAATCAATTCTTATTCCAGCCTCTGAACCAGATTTAGAACTATAATTTTTTGACTGTAAATAAAATTGAGCTTTTCCATCTGCTGTTTTTGTATTTGTGATATATACTAAAGTTTTTGATGCAGATTTTTCATCACTTGGATCCTCTCTGGCTTTAATAAGTAAAAATGGACTTCCACTACTACTCATTTGAATACCTTGATTTTTTCTAACAGCTTTTAAATTAAAGTCATAAGAGGTAATTTTACCATTCGTTAAATTAATTTCCGTACCAGTTTCATCATGCGTATTATAATCTAAAGAGCGCATCCTTTGAATTTTATTACTAAAATATAATAAATTATTAGCTTGAAGAGTATTTCCAGAATTATCTTTTTTAACACCATGAATTACAAAATAAGGAGTTCCACTATTTGTATTTTCACTATTTAATTTAACATAAGCTCCAGTAGAAGCATCTGTTGCAGTAAGAGTAAAATTAAAAGCGTTTAATTTACCCTTCATTAAATCAAAATTTATACCTCTACCATACTCGATTTCTTCTACAGGAAAATCATCATCTTCATCATTTGTTTTTTCAGCAGGAACAGATTTTTTTGTTTTTGTATAATTATGAGATTGAAGAAAATATTTTTTCTTACCTGCATAAAAGATTTCTGTACCGTTTGGATGAGCTTTTTCTGCGTCTTCATCAAGTTTATTTGTTGAATCTGAATTATCCCCTGCGGAACTACGTACTACAAAATAAGCACCATTTCCTTCTTGTCCATCTTTTCCGCCAGCAGATGGGTCTATCTTAATCATAGCAGTTGACTTTAAACCATATGTTTCAAGAATACCATTATCAAGGTCAATTCTCATACCAGCTTTTTTAACATCTGTAGGTTCGCCCTCTTCATCATTATAAAAGCCTTTCATTGATGCTAAAAAATGTTGACTTTGAATAGTACCTGAATTACCATCAATTAAAATTTGACCTTTTCCAGATTTACCAAAAAATGCACGTCCATTAATGTTTAATCCGAAACTCTTTTGTCCTTCATTAAAACCATATAATCCAATTCCACTATAATAATTTGCGAGTGCCTTTACGCCTTCTTCAGTGTCAAAGGCTGGAGATAAATCTCCCATTAAAACACCATTAAAACGATTTTGAGAATCCTTTTTTCCTGCTCCCATCATCGTTGATAATATTGTACCATTTTCTTCATCGAAAGTCAAACTTCCATCCCAAGAATTTAACAAACTTGAAGAAAAAACATTCTGATAAATGTATAATGGTTGAATCCATTCTAATTGTATACCTGAACTACCATAAGAAAAACCAATAACTGAAACTTCTTTTCCATTGTTTTGTAAAAACATAGAAGGTGGAATAAGTTTGTGATCGGAATCAAGTGTTGGATAATATTTTAAATTAGTTGCTCCAGTAGCAGAACTTCTGGTATCTTTTCCAAAAGACATCATCCAATTAATATTTTCTACAAATGAAGTTTTCTTATTAACATAATGGTATATTACATATGGGTCTTTATAATATTGCGGGTCAACTCCAGATGTATTATAAGAAACTCTTGTAGCTCCATCAAATGTAGTATATTCATCTGTTCTTCTAACTGGAATTGGTAAATATGTATATAAAGAAATATCTATACCTTTCTTATCGCCACCAGTATTTTCAACTAATTTATCTACTTCAACTTTTCCATCAACAGTTTTATCTTCACTTTCTGAATTATCATACTTCTTTAAGTTTTGAATATTAACTGCATTTGAAACTTTACCTTGTAAAATAAAATAGTTCAAATCCGCCATTTCATGACTATTTAAAATTAATTTAACTGCGCCAGTCTTTTCATCTTTTTCGCCAATTTCAATAGCATTCTTTTTATTTGCTTCATAATAATCGCCATTAAAACTATACCACTTATAAGATATTTTACTGATATATTTTTCAGTTACATCTTTATTTTGATAATCATATACTTTTGGAATAATAGTTACAGTGTCCTCTGAACTTGTAATAGCAGGTTGCTTATTATCAAATTCAAGAGTAAATGTAAAATCTGTTCCATTTGTTCCAACAGGTCCAAATACCATTGAAAATTCTGCTGTATAAGTTCTATTGTTTTTTGTAATAGTACAATACACTGTATTATTGATTGCGGACTGTGTATAATAATCTTTGATTCTAAAATATTGCTGAGTTGAATCTGCCTCTTCAGTACCTGCGCTTTTATTTGGTTTAACTCCATAACGAGTAATTTTAAAATAACTATCTTTGATTTCAACTTGAGTTCTATTCTTTTGATAATAAACTTCTCGCTCGTCCCAGTTAGTTACTTTTGTGTACTCTTTAGTGGTATTCGAATATGTAAAATAATCAACTGTTTTTTTATTCCAATCCTCTTGAGTAACATTTCCAACCTTATCATAAAAACTATAATCAGTATTCTCTGTTGGACGATAAATCATCGTGTTCTCTAAAGGTATTGACCAGGTAATTTTTTCTGCGGTATCAAGCTCCGCAACACCGGATACAATAGATGTATATTTAGCTGTTAATATTCTTGATTTAGTAGCCTCAGAAGAACTCATAATCTGGCCAGAATCATTATAAATACGATAAACTCCATTATATCCGCCCTCACCATCATCACAAGTAATAGTAAGACCTTTAATTAAATCTATAGTATTTTCATCTGGAACCATATTTTCATTTTCAAATTTTAAATCTTCACTAATATAGTCATGAATTTTTTCTAAATAAGAATTTTTTAAATTGTCTAATTTTTCTTTTTCTTCATCAGTTCGTTTATCTTCTGGTTTATTTTCAATTTCAAGAATATCTTCATCGTTAGCTATTAAATAATTATTAACATATTCCCTTGACATACATTCTACAATAACTCTAAACATCTCAAAAGATTTTTTAGGGTTTGGAGAATATTCTAATTCAAATTTATTTTTTTGCTCTTTCATTTCAACCCAAAATGCGCCAGCTATTTCATCGGTAACACCTTGAGTTAAATCATATTTATACCAATGAACTATTGCTCCTGTTGGAATATCTCCCTCTTGTGCAATAGATTCAAAACTTCTTGTTTTTTCATCTTCATTAGTTGTTTCATGAACCCATCGAAGAATAATTTTCTTTTTATTTAATTTATTTAACTGTTCTGTGTATAAAGCTGTATCATCTAAATCCTCTACTGTAAAAGATTTTATATTCTTATCTTTTTGATGGTCAATTTCACTTTGTTTTGCTAAAGTTTGTTTAGTTTCTTCTGTTAAATGTTCTGCATACTTCTTTGAATCGAAAGTATATAACAAAACAGTATCCTCAATAAAATCATCTAAAGAGTAACCAAAACTAACAAAAGGTTCTGAAACAAAAATATCCTCAAAAGTAGAAGGGGTTAATAAATTTTTACTTTTATCATAAAAATTTTTATCTTGATAAAGAACTACTCTAACACGAGTAATATTTACGTCAGGGTCTAAATCAAATAGAAGCTTTTGTTCAAATTCAACTTCAAATTTATATGGATCTCCAATCATACTTGAAGAATCTAATTTAAACATATACCAATCTTCTACGGTTTGTTCCGCAGTATTTTTCTTTTCGCCAAGAATATCTACTCTAATACCGTAATTACCAAGTATAACATTTCTTTGAGATAAATAATTTTTGAACTTAGCTTTAATAAACATTTTTTTATATGCTTTATATTTAACGCCTTCATCTTTTTTAGTATCATCTTTTTCTTCTTCTAATTTTTTACTGAAATTATCTCCGCTGTCCCAAATAGTTATTTGAGTTTTTTCTCCATTGGCGGTAATACCAGTTTCTCCAATAGAATTAGAAATTAAATTTTGTGTAATATCTATATAACTTTTTTCTGGATCATTAGTATTATAATCTGCTCGATCTTGATCATAACGTCCAGTAATTATCTTTTTATTATTATAATCTCCATTAGGAATATTGACATAAACAGAGGCACCACTACTATATTTCGTTGATTCAGAATACGCTTTAAATGTAGATGAACCATCGGTAACAGTATATTCACCTTGCTCACTTTTTGAGTCATCAGTAATGGAGCATTTTACAGTTTTATCGAACTGTAAATTTTTAACTTGCTGAGCTGCTATAATATCCATAGCATCAAATAACTTTTTAATGTTATCTTCCATAGTAGCTTGACTTCCATTCTCTGTTGCCATATTTAACTCCTTTCTCTCCAATTTCTATTATAACATAAAATTTTATCTGGGTCAAGTGTTTTTAATTGCCCAAAATAAAAAATAGGGATGAATCAAATGATTCATCCCTAAAAAATAAATTAACGTTTACGATTTGCATATTGAGAAGCAAGATTAACAACATTATCAAAAGCTGAAAGAATTTCATCTTTATTAGTTGCATTTGGAAATTCTGCGGTAATATGAACATTCTGTTCAAGAACATCATTATCTTTATTTACTGATGCGGCAAATAAAGAACCTAAACCTCCACTTGCGCTCATTGCATTTAAGTCAATCATATCTGAAATCTGACGAACTATATCTACAGTCTTTAAGAAGTTTTCAGTATCATCTTTATTAAGAACGATTTCTTTTTGATGTAACATAGCAAAACGACCTTCACCACTCCAATCACCTGTATATCCACCAGTATCAAATTTACCATAACTATATTTCTCTCTTACTTCAAAACGCTTATCCCAATACTTATTGTATAACCATCCATTCTCGGCTTTTGCATTAATAATAGCTTGTGCATTAGATACGCCTTTTTCTTTAAGTTTTTTGGCTCTTTCTGGGTCATCACCCCATCCAGAATGGTCACCCCAAATCCAAATCGCTGCGGCAACACCCTCAGCTTTATTTGAATTATCTTTATTCTTATTTTTATTCTTATTTTTATTTGGCTGAGTTGGAGTTTGACCTCCATTAGTATCTCCATCAGAGCCTTTGTTATCATCACTTGTAACAGCTTTAAATTTAGAATGAGCTTGAACTACTTTTAAGAAAGATTCATATAACTCTTCATTTGATTCAACGATTGAATCAATAGATGCACTATATTGATCTTCAAATGCTTTAACAGAATCTACAACAGTCTCGAAATCAGAATTAATCTGTTCTGCGGTATCATCCATTTCAGTTCTTAAATCATCTGAATCAGATGTCATTTGAGCAACATCATTACTCATAGTATTTGCATAATCATCCATGCTTGTACCAGCAGCTTCCATAGCAGCTTCATTCTGAGCAGCATAATCTTCTGCAGATTTTCCTACTGCTTTATACATTTCATCAGCTGCTTGATTCCAATTGGATTGAAGGTCTTCCATGTTTTCATATCCAGTAGCGACAGACAATTGAGTTTGACTAAAATTACCTATATATTCTTCATCAACCATGGCTTTATTATTAGTTAATTCACCATAGTTTTTTACGTCATTTTCATATAAGTTAGTATTATTACTTAAAACATTTTCCATTTGACCAGAATAATATGTCATTTGTTTAGCATAATACTTCTGTAAATTATCTAAAGCTTCTTGATATTCTGCTGAGCCAATTTCATATAATTCAGATAATTCAGCAACCTTCTCAGCTTGCTCTTGCTTCATTTTTATCATATTTTCTTGCAAAGTATTCATATACTCTGCATTCATTTGTTGCATTTCATGAAGCTTATCTTCATATGATTGTTCTGCTTCTGCTACTTGTTGTTCATCTGCAGTATATACATAACTGAAATTGCCCTCTGAATCTTTAGTCATACGAACTTGAGATTTAGCATTTTGAGCATCCTCCAATGCCATTTCCGCAACTTTTAATTCATAACGTTTTTGTAAGTATTGAAGATCATACTCACTCATTGTTTTACTTTTATCTTGTAATCCATTAATTTCTTCTTGTAATGAAGCTAATTCTCTTTTAGCTTTAACATTCTTCGTTTCATCAATAGATTTAGTAATATTACGAGTTAATTTAGTTAATTGATAAATTTTCTCATATTGAGGAACATATTCTTCTTCAAGCGTTTTATTTTGATCCCATTTTTCCTGAAGTGCGGCAATGCTTCCTGATAATCCACCAATTTTTGATGAAAAATCATCAACCATATTTTCAACATTATTATCAAATGCATCTCTAGCAGCTTGTAAAGCTTCCTCCCAATTAGACATAAAATCTTCTTTAGCATCTTGAAGCTCATCTTCCATCTTTTTGATAGATTCATCCCACATCTTTACGTCTTCAGTGTGACCAGCTGCTCTGGCTTTTTTTCTTGCGGCATCTGCAGCATCTATTTGTTGTTGAATTGAATCTACCTTAGTTTTACTTTCAGCTAATAAATCTGTAGCTTGTTTTACTTTATTAGCATTATAAGTTTTCATCATTGCTGAAGTAATGCCAAGAGATTTTTTACCAACGATATCAATAATATTTCCATAAGATTCAGTCATTGTTTGAAAATGTTTTTGTTTATTAATAAGACGATCCATCTTATCAATACCATCTTCAAACGCATCATCCATCTTTTCAAATATTTGTTGTCTTGCTTCACGAAGCTTTTTATTTATATCCAAAAGATTAGACATAACATCTTGAATTTGTTTTATTTCATCATCAGTAAATTTTTCTTTAGATAATAAAGCGATAGTATCTTTATCACCTGCGGCCATTTTTTTAGCTAAATTACCTTTTCCTTCGAGATTCTTATGATTACCATTATTGAACATATCATTTAAACCTTGAAGATTAATCTTTCTTGCGTCAAGTGCATTTTGAGCCGTATCACCAAGAAGCTTTATAGCCTCTGCGGCATCATGTGCGCTATCATCAACTTTATCTAATAAGTATTCAAGATATTCAAGTTTCTTATCATTAACTTCAATTTTAATCTCCATAATATATTGAGTCTTTTCAAATCTTTGGTCATATAATTCATTTTCAGCATCAATAACATCTTGAGCCTTATCAGCGATTAATTCATTAGTTTCTTCATACTGTTTTAACCAACCTGTAAAACCTTCATATTGTTGCTTAGCAGCTTCAAACTTAGCTTTTGCGGCCTCATCCTCCGTAGTATGACTATTAAATTCTTTAACAGCCGCATTATATTTTTTAATAGCAGCTTTCATTAATTCTTCATAATTAGTGATATTACCACTATTATCAAATAAAGCTTCTTTTCCGACATAATTTTTTGCTCCAGAAGCAACAGTTTGTTGTTTACCTTTTGAATCTGTATATGTCGTTTTTCCATTTTGAAGCCGTTTTTTATCTATTGCTAAATTTTTTTTAGCAGCTTTTAAATATTCTTTTTGTTTTGCAATAATTTGTTTCTGTTTAGCTATTTCTTGGTCCATTAACTTAACTTTAGAAGTTCCATAAGCCCTGTCTTTTGCTTTTGAAATTTTATCATATTGTTTAGTTAAAGATTCAAGTTGTTTACTAATAGTATGATACCGTTCAATTTCATCTTTATTCTTTTTAGTTTGCTCAGTGTTATTACGGGCAGCTCTTCCAGAACCACGACCACCGCCGCCTCTTCCACCTCGGCCTCGGCCACCACCACCATGGCCACCGCTTCCTCTGGAACCACCTCCATTAGAAGAGTTTTTATATTTAAAACCACCACCAGATGCTTTATTAGCAGATTTTACTTTTAAAGAAAAACCACCTGCCGCATTGGTATCTTCAATAGCTTGAGGTTGAGCACTATAAGTAATAGATGGTACTAAAATAGTTTGATTACTAACTTTTCCATCACCAGCTACAACTGGTTCTGAAGCAGATTGATAAGTAATATTAGGAACTAAAGAATTAACTGTTTTTTGAACAGGTTCTTTTTTCTCAACAGTTTCTAATTCAGCATCAATACCCATTGAAGCTAAATAATCTGTTGCTTGTTGAGCAGTCATACCAGCTGAATTTACTAAATCTTCTAATTGGCTATAAAAATTTCCAGTGTCAAGAGAAGCTCCAACTTCAATGTCCTCAAAATTCATCTCGTCCATTGCTGCTTCAACAGCGGCTTTTTCATCAAAGAAATTTGTATCATCAAGGTTTAATTGAGCTTCAATATCTTGTTGCATACGATCTTGTAATTCTGCATAAGCTTCTTCTGAACCGTTAGCAGCTTGTTTTAATAATTCAAGATTATCTGCACTTGTTAAGAAACTGTCTGATAATGAACTTCCATCCATATCAAACATATCCCCATAGATATTAGCTAATTCTTTGCCAACTTCAACCTGTTCTTGTAAGTCTCCAGCATTTAAAGCATCCATCCAATCATCATAGTTTTTAGTAACATCTTCTACTGCGCTATCATAACGAAGAATAGATTCTGCTGTTTTTCTGGCTTGTTTTGCATTATCTTTTAATTCATCGCTTAAATCTTCTACTTTATCGCAATTTTCTTGTAAATGGTCTGCTAAATTGTCTAAAGCATCAGTGTCTACATCTGAATCAACTGTATTTTGTAATTCTTCAAACTTTTTATTAAAAGCATCAACATTATCTCCAAGAGCTCCACTATCCCACATATCTTGAAGTTCTTGAGTTGTTTTTGCCGTACTGGCTAATTTTTCTGCTAATCCTGAAATATCATAATCAGCATTCATAAAATTATTAAGAGTATCATACAATTGTTGCAACTCTTCTTGAGTACCATTTTGACATAAATTATCAAGAGCTTCTTTAGAATAACCCAATTGACTGCAAAGATTTGTAGCATTAGTATCTTGCATAATACTATCAAGACCCTGTTTCATTGAATCAAGACTTTCAGTATCTACATCTCCTAATAAATCTTTAAGATTTAATCCACCATCTGCTGGATTAGATACAGCTTCTTGCCAAGATGCCAAAGTTTGCATTTGCCCAATAATGCTGGATAAATCCATACCTTGAATAGAATCAAAATCTGCCGTCCATGCTTTTGTTTTATCATCTACATCTATTAAATAATTTGATAATTGTGGAAACATTTGCAATAATGGAGCAATATCATCTGTTTTAACGGTTTCTCCTGCCTTAGCATCTTGCAAACTTGATAATTGATCAAAATTTGAAGCAATACTGGACATATCCATCATTGTTCCATATGAAGCTCTCATTGCTGCTTCAAAACCTTGCCAAGCATCTGAAGTAGTATCAACTGTAATACCTAAATCAGATAAAGCCGAAGAAAGATCGCTTATAGAATCATTATCTGTCCAATCAGTGTCTAAAATAGCTTGTAAGCCATCTTTAACCTTATCCGCATCGGCATCTCCCAAAGCGGATTGAAGTCCAGACATAAAAGCAAGTCCACTTTGCTCTCCCATCGGACCAAGTTCCATTTTATCAACTATATCCTCAATACCAGAAGCTATTCCAGTAGACATTTGATTTTTAATGTTTTCAGATAGACCTTCAAAACCATCCATCTTACTTATTGCATTAAATGCCTGATTATTTTCTTGAAGACTTTCTCCAAAAGCTTTAACATATTCATCTGCGCTATTATGTCCAAGATTTTGAGCCATTTCATCTGTAATACCTAAATCTTCGGCGGTAATTTTACCTTGTGAAATTGCTCCTGGAGTAATACCACTATCGTTTAATGCTTGATTTTGAGAATATGAAATATCAGAAAGATCTTTATTTACTCCAAAAGATTGAACTGCATCATTTACTTGACGACTTTGTGCATCAGTAAGAGAATCAGAAGATTTTTTTGCAAAAGCTTGAACCGCATTACCAGAATCTTCTAATGATTGTATGAAGTTATCCTCCATATCTTTACTAAATTCTTCTACTGCGGCCTTACTACCTTCAAAATCAATAATATCTTGTTTATTTACAGTTTCTTTTTGTTCTTCACCATTGACTTTATAACTGGAAATATTTCCTTCTTTATCTTTTTTAATTTCAGAAATTACACCATCAATGCCTTTAACTTGCTGTAAATAATCTTTTAAATATTGTTGATAATTGTCATCATAATTATCAGAAGCTTTTTCAATTTTTTCTTTAACAAAATCACCATATTGTTCTCCAGCTCTGGCGAGGAATTGAGAACTATCAGACATCTTTTGAACATAATCTGAATTTGCTAATAACTGAGCAGCCATAGCTTGATTATATTGAGTTTGTTGCGCTTCAGCATCTTTTTGAGCTGAAGTTAAATCATTTTCAGCATTTGTTAATTTTGAATTTGCATCTGTATAATTTTGACTTGATTCAGCATATTGAGAAACAGAAGAATCAAAAACATCAAGTATATCTGACATTCTGGCATTAAAATCATCATTAAATTCTTCAGTTCCATCTGTAGCTTCATGCTTGCCGATACCAAAAAAACCATCTGAAGCCTCTTGTGCGTATCCATTTTCACGAATATAATCTTTCTTTTCTTGACTACTGGCTTTACTACCCTTATAGAACATATCTGTATCATTATTAATACTTTTATCCTGAGCCATTTTTAATAATACAGCTTGTTCAACTGCAGATTTGACAGTCTCACTGTCAATACCTTTTGTAAAAGCATCTTCAAGGATAGATGTAATTTCATCTTCACTAAATAAATCTCCATATTGATCAAGAAGATTACTAATAAGTCTTTGTTTAGTATCATCAAGAGAAGTTTTTGCTTCATCTGCTTTTTCTTGTATTTCATCATTAGCATTTTCAGTTACTTTATTTTGATCTTGACTTTCTCTAATTTTTGCTTGATATTGAGCGCCCTGAACAGCTAATTGATTTTTTTCTTGTTCTTCTTTAACCTTATCGAAACCTTCTTGAGAAATAGACGGAGTTCCATTCTTATCATATTGTAAATATTTAGCTAAAGTAGGATATTTTGCTATTAAATCATTTACTGTATCTTGGACTGCAGACATTTGAGTTGCCCACTCTTCAGTTCCTTGAGTACAATTAGCAAGAGCTTCTGTAACAGTGGTATATTTATCAAAATCAGATTCAATTTCAGAAGCTTTTGTTTTAGCATCTTTTAACGCAGAAGTAAAACTATCAACTTCCTTTTTAGATTTTGCTAAATTGTCTTCTAATGAAGTATCTCCTTGAGAAGCCTTTATAAGTGCATAAACTCCTGCAGTTACTGCTGCTAACGCTCCCACTAAAATAGTTAAACCTGCAATAATAGCTCCAATAGGATTAGCACTCATTGCTGCATTTAAACCAACTTGAGCAACAGTTGCTGCATTTAAAGCTTTTGCTTGGGCTAAATGTCCAGTTACAGTAAGACCTATTTTTACTAATGTTAAAGCTAAAGTCTTTCCTAATGCTGATTCAGCTATATTATGAGCAATAGTTGTTGCAGTCGTCTTTAAATGAGCATCTTTTAAAGCTGTAAGTCCCGTAATAAGAGAAGGTATTGCCATTGATAATGACATCATAATACTTGTAGTTTTTTCCCAAGCTGACATATCAGGATCTTTTACGGTATTAATAATTGATGACAAAGAATTGAAAGCAAACATTAAAGAAGTTACTCCTTGAGCAGCTTTAACCAATCCATCTGACCATTTTAAATTGCTGTTTCCACTTCTATTTAGAGCCCCTTCAGTTCTTTCTACTCCGGCTCTATAATTTTCATTCGCTTGATTAGCTTCATTAGTTGCCACAACAGTTTCATGCAAAGTATTAACATAATTTTTTGCAGCTTGGTCATTTTCAAGCTCTCCAGTAGCACCCGTCAATGCTGCTAAATTACCAGTTCCACCTTCAATATCATTTTTAATAGCTGCTTTAATTTTAGTTAATTTTTCAGAAGTTAAATCAGCTTTATCTCCTAAAGTAGTCATTTCTTCTCCAGCTTCTCTTAAAGCTTCATGAACTCCAGTTTGACTGGTTTTTGTAGCTTCAGCTGACTGAGACAACTTTTTAAGAGAGCCGTCTAAATCTTGAAATTCTTTATCAGTTAATTGTTGTCCGTTTCTCAATTTAGTCATTGCAGCATTTAATTGATTAACTGCTATAACGTCTTCTTCTAAAGCTTTTTTCTGTGAAATAATTTCATCTGTATTAACAGTAAATTTTGGAATATTGTTTCCTTTAGAATCTTTTTGAGCTGGTTGAGAAGATTCTTTAATTTCTCTTTGATAAGCTCTTTCCATTAATGCATCATTTGCATTAGATCTTTTTTCTTTTGTAGCATCTGCTTCTTTTTTCTTTTCAACTGCTATTTGACCTAAAGCGCTTTGTTGATCTAATAATTCTTGAGTTACAAGTTTTTCGGCTTCACTCATTTCTTGAGATTTTTGAATTAATTGATCTTTTAAATTAAGCTCATCTTGAAATACTTGAATTTTCATTTGATCAGCTCCAGATATAGTACCCATTTCAGTATCAGTACTATATCCAGCCATTGTCTTAGCTGAGTCTTGTAAAAATTGACTTCTACTTTGTTCCTGTTTTTCCTTTCCAATCTTAGTCGCCATATTTAAGCTATAAATCATATTGGAAAGACCTTCACTTAATTGCTTCTGAAAGACACCTATTAAAATAGAACTTATTCCGCTTAATACACCTTTTAATCCACCAGCACTATCTATTATTTTATCTACTAAATTAAGAATAGAAGTTAATCCATTTAAAGCTCCTTTAAATGCATTTTCATCTAATAAATCATTATAGATTTCTTCCCATGCAGCACGAACTCTTTTTCTTGCACCTTCCCAAGAATCTGCATAAATTTCAGCTTGCTCTTCAAGAGTTCCATCCGCTGTTCCAGCAAATTCGAGATTTTGTTTCATATCGTCCCAATTATCCATTAAAGATACAAGCTTTGTATATTGCATAGTACCTGCGGCAGTTTCTGCAAAAGCCATTTTTTGAGCTTTTGTTAATCCATCCCAACGACTTGCAGTCTCATCAAGGATATTGTCCATATCCTTCATTTCACCATTAACATCAATAATATCAACACCAATTTTCTTTAATGCATTGGAATATTTGTTTAAGTCAACTCCATCTTCAAGAGTTTCTCCTAATTTTAAACCTTGAAAACGAGAGAAAATAGTTTTTAAAGAGTTACCAATTTCACTTGCAGATTGTCTTGTATTAGCTGTTAAAGTAGTTAATGCAGCAGTTGCATAGTCATAACTTAAACCAATAGTTTTACCAATACCTGCAAATTGTTGAATACCTTCAGCGATTTCTGAACTACTTGATGCAGTTGCCGCACCTAATTTAGTAATAACATCTGCATAATGTTCAAGTGATTCTGAACCATCATAAAAGTTATTCCAAATAGCTGTCATATAAGAAGATACTTGATCAACTGTATCTCCAGTAGCTTGAGCCATTTTGATAGTTGTATCTGTTCTTTGCAATACATCTTCTTCATCTAAACCTTGCTGGAAGAAAATTAAAGATGCATCAGCATATGTTTTTGTTGTTGTACTTAATGATTGCGCAGCTGTATTTGCTTTTTCTGCAAAATCAGCCATATAACTGGAACTATTTCCAGTTACAATTTGTATATCAGTTAAAGAACGATCTAAACTTTGTGCATAACTATATGCAGATTGAATTGACTCTAAAAAACCATGCATCATACTTGAAGATAATTGCCATCTTACAGTATTTTTCATGGTTGTTGCGAATTCATCTAATAATGCACTAGAACGTTTTAAAGGAATTTCAGAATTTGCTATTGCTTTAGCTAATGAAGAAAAAGCTTGCTGACCTTCTGAACCTAAAGATTGTAATTTCTGTCCATAAGCCTGTAAACTTGTTCCGCTTTGCTGGATTGATTGATTTAATTTAGTAAAATCTAATGTTCCAGTTTTTGTATTTATAGCTTTTTCTAAATGAACTTTTAATTCATCTGCGGCAATTCTGGCTTCTTGAATTTCTTTTGTAATAGGTAATTGTGAACTTATACCTGTGCCAGAGCCTAATTTTTTTAATTGGTTTTGTAAATCTTGTATTTGAGATTTAGCGTTACTTGTATCCGCAGTAAAAGCTAAATTTACATTTAATTGTTTAGCCATTTAAGCATTTTCTCCTTTCTCTCCAAAGTAAAGTATATTTTTTTATTTTGCAAAATAAAAAAAAGGAAGAGAGTTAATTTTAACTCTCTTCCTTTTAACTCTATTTTTCTTATAAAATAAAATAATTATATTATCCAAGTTTGGTTAATACATCTTTTAATAGCTCAAGATTTTCTGGATTAGACATTGCTTGTTGAATTTTTTCTACATCAAAATCTAAATTAGAATAATCTTGAGAAATAGATTCTAAAATACCTAAAATAGAATTATTATATGTATAAACTGCATCTACAGTTTTATTAATTCCATCAATAATAAAATTATATTCATCCTCTGGAATTTGAGAAATAATATCTTTAATAACGCCATTCTCTTCCAAAAGATCATATAATTTAGGAATATCTTCTTTTTGCTTTTCAGTAAAAGAAATATTAGTATATGCCATAATCATTTCTAATGTACCAATTACTTCAATCTTAATTGGATTAGGAAAATTATTTTGATCATGTGCTCCATTAATTACTCTTGCAATTAAATCTAATTTTTCATTAACAGGTAAATACTGTTTAATTTCAATCTGATTATTATTTATAGTAATAGTTTTTACTTCGTTTTTTCTCTTGAGAGAAAGTTTTGTAAAACCAATTTTTGCCATCTACATAGCCTCCTTAAAACTCTTCTTTATATAAAATATAACATATTTTTTTAGTTTTGTCAAATATTAATTTATATTAGTCATACCTACAGTATACTGATTATTAAGAGTATTACTATCTACAGTAACTCTACCTTTAATATGAACTCTTGATTTTCGATTTTCCATTAATTTAGCCATTCTTTCAGTATATGTAACAAAACCATCTGGAGTTAATAAATATTGATTTCCTTGTTCTTCAAGATGTAAAATTTTAAAAAGGCATGACGCTAAACCATAATCAGCTAACATATTATAATCATTACTACTGGTTTTAACCCAATCTTCGTTTGCATTATGGACATCTTGATCCAATTCATGCAACAATTCAAAAGTTTTATATGCAGAAACAGCAAGTCCATCTGATGCATCAAATTCACTAATAGAAACACTTGTATTTTTGTTTTCATTCCAAGGCTTTTGATTTAAACCAGCTTTAGCTTGAATATTTAATGCAGATAAGCTTAATAAAGTATCATATCCTTCATCAGTAATAATAATTTGTTTGGAGCCCCCAGAAGCTGAAGCCATATCAGCTAATAATTGACTAATTGTTGAATCAATATATGTATCACTACCTGCTGGTTTATATGTGATAGGAATATTTTCTATATTTGGAATAGAAATATCTAACATCATTAAATCTTGAATTAACTGTCCTCTATGACGACCTTGAGATACTTCTCCTTGTAAGTTCAAAGAACCAGTATTTAAAGTTGTAATATTAGGAATTTTTTGTGCTTTTAACCATTCAACACCTAAATCTTCTACTAAATTACCTTTAAATAAATTTAACTGTTTAAACCAAGTAGATAAAGTTTCTTTACTTAAATCTCCCATTCCGCAAGCCGAGATAGCTTCATCAATTCTATCTAAATATTGAGATGGTATTCCATCTGCTCCGGCTCCAGTTAAAGCACTATTAGTAGATTCAATAGCTTGTCTCAATGCACTTAATTGATTATTAAGTCTTTCATAATTAAAAGAACCATCTTTATTTTTTCCACTATAAGTTGAATTTAATAAAGTAACTAATTTAGTAATAACTTTATCCAAAGTTTGATTTTCATCTTGACTATATTCAGATGGAAGTGAATTAATTGCGCCTGATTTAAATAAAGCATTAATATTTGCATATTTATTAACAGCTCTTTGAGTAGCTTGCTGTTGAAACATTTGAATTTTAGATAGTTGATATTGTTGAATCGCATCTAAGCTTGGAACTTCGACACTATTTAATTCAACATATTTTCCCCAAAATGGCTCTCTATTTTTATAGACTCTATTTATATTTCTTTTAAAATCTAACATTTTTTCTCCTTTAACGCAAAATAAGGGGAAATATAGTTTCCTATATTTCCCCTATAAGTTAAAATGTTAATAAGTTATGTGCATCCTCATGCTCTGTGCTATGACGATGGATATCTTGAGAACCTGCATCCTCAATAATCTGAATAGCTGCCATAACTTTCTTACTATGATCGAATCTTGTATAATCTGGGAATGCATCCATAGTAAATGTAAATGTACTTGGGTCTCCAGAAGATGCCATAGTAAATGTAAAGTTAGACTGAATCTTGCAGTTTGGAATAATAAATTCAGCTGGCATATCTACACCATTTTGATCACGGAATAATGTAGAAGCTTCAAGATAATAGTTACCACCAAATTTATCAGCAGTAATTTCAATCTGTTTAGCATTTCCCTTGCGCTCTACATAGTAATCAACAAGAACACTATCAAACTCTGGGAAATCAGATTTAATAATATAATCTGTATGAGAAGCTGGTGTAATACCAGTTTTCTTGAATTCTTCTTTTTCAGCCTTAGTTAATTCTGCATAAGTAGGATGGCCTGCAATTCTAATTGTATAACTTCCATCTGCTCCAAGTGTAACATTTTCATGTACTGGAACATAAGGCTCAGAAACAATTTCACCATCTTTCATAAGCATTACGTAAGCCATTTCTTCTTTTGCAGCTTCAAAATCGCCTTCTGCCGGCTGAGTTCCAAAATAAGGTTTCTGAGAAATCTTAATTGTCATCTCTTTCTCAGTAACAGTAACTTCACCTTTATCTACTGTTTCAGTAACATGTTGATAGATTGGCTTTCCATCAGTAGCTTCAATAAGTCCTGCACCAGATAGAATCATAAATCCTTCTGGAGAAATTAAAGCATCTTCCATGGTGAATGTTACAGTACGCTCACCTTCCCATGCTACTAAACGAGCATTACCACGACCACCTTGTGCATATACAGTGGTAGCTGCACCTTCCATACTGGAGGTTTTCAATGTATCGAAATAAATTACAGGTTCATTTTTATAGAAAATTTTATTTCCGATCTTTTGTGCAGATTTTGCTCTTAAAACAACATCACAAATTTCACGAACACCAAATTTCATAGTGCATTTTCCTCCTTTTAATATTGATGAATATTTTTCATCCAATTGTCTGGTTGAGAATCAGGTTTGCCACCCGCTAAACGAGTCCGCACATCTAAATCCCAATTCATATATAGTGAATATCTCTCCATGAGATCATATAATTGAAACATTGTACAGTTTACCAAGTCTGTCACAGGCATTGGCAATCCAATAGATAGAATAGAAAGATATAAACTAAATATACTTGTGTTTGCGGAACCATTCTGGGCCGCAACCCTTTGTCTCCCCCTCATCAACTTTTCTGCAATTTCTCTGGCTTTATCATTTGCTGGGTTAAAAGCCTGCTGGTCCATTGGTCCGCTTTTGGAACATGTAACCTCTCGAATTGCCGCTTGAAGAAAATCAAAATTATTTTCATCAATAACTACATTTCCTTCTTTGCTTTGAAAAAGCAATGATTGCGGAGTAAACAAAACTTTGTCATATTTAGGAAAAAACAAAGTTAAGACTTGAAGGACGCTATGTTTTTTCTCCATAGATTCTTTATCCCTCATTACTGTCATAAATATTTGAAAATTATTTATATCGTCTAAAGCACTTTTGTCCTCTGTGACAAACATACTTTTATAAATAGATAAGCACTGTGAGCCTGTAAAAAAATCATTTTCTCCAATTAATCCTATTTCTTTTATTGTGGGTTGATGCAATGTCAATTGACATTCTGGAATAGGATAATCACAACCTGTCATTAATGCCAATCTGGTATCCATTTTATTATTCCTTTAGACCGTGCTGTTTTTTATAATCACTTATAAAAGAAATATTATCTTGCGGATTAGGCATCCCCTTTTTATCTTCCTCTCCATGAATAGCAGAATACATTAAACATAATCCACCAAATTCATCTGTTAAAATAATTTGATTTGCCCCTAAAAATTCTAAATCGCCAATTCCTGTTAAATGTTTTTTATCTAACATAGAATCAAGCTCTGCCGCAATTCTATAAGGTCTTAATTGAAAATCATTTAATTTCCATTGGTCAAAATGACATATAATATCAAATTCAATAATATTATCTCTAAATTCAGGATTAGTGGCATTTGTACTAAAATTATCAAAATTAATCATAATGTAATTTAATACACTTCCATCAACAGTTAATTTTGGTACTATCTTTATATTTTTACCAAATAACATATTAGATTGCTCAATAGTTAAATTAGGCTTATCTAAAGCATCTTCAGTTGTATAATATAATAATTTTTTTAATCTATCACAACTTAAAACTTTGTCTGTAATAATATTTAGATCTTTCTCAATAGAAAGAAAACTTGATTTAGGTAAAGAAAATCTTTCTACTTTCATTTATATAATCTCCTTTTTCACTCAAAATAATGATTCAACGACTATTATCTTTGAATAATTACCATATTTCAATTCAAATTGACCATGATAAGATTTAAACCAAATAAGTTTAATATGCATCGGATCTTTAGGATCAACTTTAAATTCAACTGGATACTTATTAGTATCAACTGACCAAGCTTCTGCTCCATTATTAAATCCTTTACAATAATATTCATAAGGTTGTTTAGGCTTAATAAATGTAGGTCCTTCTATAGCCATACTCATTAAATCTTTATTTGGATCTATTGGGTCAACTTTTAATCCACCGACGATTCCTTTTTCAAGGTCATCTTCAGTTTCATTTATATAATATTCTACCGCCGTAACTTCTAAAATTCCAGGAGTAGAAATCCAGTCAACAGCTTCAACTCTCCAGCAAATAGTTGGACCACCTTCTTCTCTACTTTGAAGATAAAATTTTTGATATCTTCTAAAGAAAGATAAAGTATCTTTATTTCTTGGGATATAAATATCTAATGAATAATTTGGAGTATCTACACTTATTTCATGCTTTTGGATATAATTAATTTTAGTTTCAACTGGACCACGAATTGCGGCATAAGTTGAATGTTCTCCATTTTCATCTTCCCAATTAATCTGATGAGAGCATTTTCTTATTTCTCCTCTAAAGTATGCTCTTTCTTCTAATTCTTGAAGATATATCATCCAATAAGTATTAGTTCCAACCCATTCAAAAACATCTCCAGGATGATAATTATCTTCGTATGGAACTGAAACAATTTTATCATCATAGTCCATTTTGTTTTTATCTGGATTTATTAAAGCTCTACATATTTCTTTATTGTTTAAATGATTTACGTTTGGATAAAGCGTATTATCCATGTTGTCAGTACAAGCAATTCTTTTAATTGTACAAGCTTGGTAAGAATACAACAAGGCCCTATCTAAAGATCTTTTTTTATCAGCTATCATTCTATCTTGCTGTAAATAACCGCCACCTTGATGAAGTCTCAGTATTTGATCTTTTAATCCATCTAAGTTAGAGGTTGTATTCTCTTTCTCTGAATCATCTGGACGTTCCTGCGTTCCGTCATATATATCAAGGCGGCCCGCCATTAAATTTAAAGAAGTGTTGCGTTTTATTTTCTTATCATAACCTGACATTAGCTTAGTTCCTGTAAGATATTAATACATTCAAAAATAGTCTTACGATACAACTCAAAATTTACTTCTTTAATTTGCAACCCTTCTAATTTACTTAATAATTGTAAAAAAGTAGGACTGATGAAAAGTTCATTCAGTCCCGCAATTTCCAATGTTACAGTTTGTAATTGTTTATACCAATCTTCGTCATTTTCTCTCATTGGAATTAATTTCCAAAGCTGGTTGGTTAAACGACGAATAGTCTTCTGAATAGTTTCTTGAGAGAATTCAATCTCATACTTATCGCAAAGCACTTTTTTCCCTCAATACAGACCAATTTGACTCATAATGCCCATCTTTATCTTTTTTACGTCTCTTATATAATCTTTGCATATGGAAAGAATCTCTTCTTGATTCTTCCAAAAGAGAAAGTAATTTTTGAAGATGGTTTGCTTGTGAAGTCATTTTAAAATCAGAACCAGAATATTTCATTCTGGTATTCTCAATAGAAGTAACCTGTCTCTGAACCCAACCTTGTTTCATTAAAAGAGCCAGGATATTTATTTCTTCAGAAGTAAGCTCTTCCGCAAAAGCGGATTTTTCTACTATAACATCTGGAACGTCAACAGTATTATCTGAAAGGTCATTCCAAATGACACCAATAATAAAATCATCTGGAAGAACTTCATCCTCTTTCATCTGAACAACTTTAATTTCATAGCTGTCCAGATTCTTACGAGGAAATTCAAACCCTGGAATAGCTTGAATAAGAAGTCTTTGAAGATCTTTTATGGTGTCTTCTGGAGTTAACTCCATATACATATCATCAGTGATTTTTCCAAGAAAGCAATTATATATAGCTGAGAAAGGTGTTCCTTCTGCCATTTATAATGTCCTCCTTTTTAATTATTCACTTTTAGTTTCAACTACTTTATATTTAGGTGTAGTTCTACGAGCTGTTCCTTCTTGTGCGGCAGGTTGTACTCTACGAGTAGGTGCAGCACTGGATGTATTAATATTATTAGAAGGTTTTTCCGCAATCTTCTCTTCTTCAACATGACGAAGAGCGCTATCAACATCAAAACCAGTCTTTTCTTTTAAAGCTCGTCTTTTATTCAAATCAGTTAATGGAAGACCTACTGCCATTGTTTTAATTAAATCAATAACGCCAATAGGAGCAAAGTCAAGTGCATCCAAGAAGGCATCCAGAGACCCTGTTAATAATAAATCACGAATCTGTGCCTCAGACATATTATATTCTGGCTCTCTATTGACGTTTAAATCAGTAGTAACTTCCTCTTCCAAAATCTGTAGAAAATTTTCAAGAAGTTCTCTTCCGCCACTTTGGAATGTTAATTTTTCTAACTCTCCAAATGGAATTCTCTTTGTTTCTCCTGGAGCAAACTCTCTACGAAGATTCGTCTCAGGAATTCTATAAACAACAACGCTGGAACTTCTGTTCTTTACATTATACATTGTATTTTCAGTAATCATAATTAATCTCCTTTTTCTCCAACTAAAAATAAGGGGAGAGGGAGACTTACGTTCCCTTCTCCCCTAATAATATATTACGGTATTTTATTAAGCTAAAGTTCCGGATGGTCTACCATCATAAGTAGCAACTTTTCCAGTAACTCCATCAAGATCCCAAGTATACATTTTACCAAGTAATGATGTATCGCAGTAAGCGCAGATGTTATTAGCAAGAATACATGTTACGCCGACTTTCTTATATACTTGAATTTCACGAGAACGGTCATAGTTGTTAAATTCATCAACAATTGTGCCACCCTCGAAAGCAACTTTAACAGGTTTTCCATCTGCTCCAGTTGGAATAACCCAAGCATATCCAGGATCGATACATTTACGAGTATTTGTTTCATCCTCGAAGCCTTGCTCAAGAATAATAACTTTAGTACCTTTATAGTTAGCTAAACGTCCTGTATTCCAGAGCTCAGTCTTCATGGCTTCTGTATATCTCCATGCTTCCTGTGGAATCATACGAACAGCAAACTCATATGTACAATAGATAGTAGGTGTTCCATAAGCAGCTGCGATAGTAATAAGTCTATCCATGGCAGCTTCATCAAATCCATTAGCAGCAACTCTATTTGCTGGTGGAAGTTGATTGATAGATGCCTTTAATGCAGATGCAATTTCTTTATAGATTAATTCATCCATACCATCCATAATAATTTTTGTAACTTCAGCGAAGTCAACACGTCCATCAAGGAACTCCTCAAATCCAATTTGAGCAGCGCCTCCAATAGCGCTTGTACGTACTTCGAAGCTTTCTGCCTCGGTTGGTCCGAGTTTGAATACTTCGTACATTCCAGCAAGACCTACTCTTGTGATGAACTGTTTAGCACGGTTTCTATTTGCTAATGGACGACGGAAAATAGGTTTATCACCCTGTGCAAAAGTTTTAACCTCAGCAAATTGATCATATTGCTGAATAACTTTCTTTGGAAGAACTTCATCAAGTGTTTCTTCAATCATAGAGAAGATTAAGTTCTTATTCTCTCTGTATAGGGAATAAGTACCTGCCAACTCATTTAATTCATTACGTAAAGTCTGATTCATAGCATCGTAGCTTAAAGATTGTCCATTAAAGCTATAAGCGGTAGGAGCGGAAGGATCAGCTTTAGCAACTGTTTTCATTAGAGATACAAGATTTTTTCTATCTAACATTAATATTATCCTCCTTTCCTTACGCTATACGCATAACTTTTACGCCTTTTTGGTTATCAGGCATTGTATAAACTTTAACTACTTGCCACTTCATTGCGCCAGCCGCATCAGCACCTTCTTTAGCTAAGATACCATCTTTAGCACGTGGTGTTAATACGTCACCAACAGAAACTTCTGTCTCGCCAATTGTGTTAGTTGTGAAGATATCTCCTACATTGGTCTTGAATACACGAGGTACCATTGTAGTTCCTTTAGGCATTTTTCTTTCACGATAAATACCAAGTCTCTTCCATGGATCATTTGTCCATCCCATTTCATAGATATCAGCTACATCAGCTGTAACATCATCATATGTATATTCTACTGGAACTTGTTTCTTAGACTGACCATTCTCATCTAATTCATATTCGTTTCCTTTATATGTGAACTTACGTCCTGTTTCTGCATCTCCAGTAACAGCATATCTTTCACCGTCAATAGTAACAGTCTTTCCTTCAATGTCAAGAGAAACATAAGTATTAACAGTCATACTTGTTTTTCCCTTTTCATCAGTTCCATTTAATCTATGCCAATCATGATACTCAATCTCAGCTTGTTCATAGTCATATGGGCTATAGATACGAGCTTGATAATCATCCTTGTGCATTACGAATTCACAATCCCACTGTTTTGTTCCATCTAAGTGGTTTTTATATAATTTAATTTCATTGTAAACAAGCATCCATTCGCCATTACCAGTGAAATTAACTTCTCCAATACCGTTATCATTTGCGGCATAATCATATTTTACAAACTGACCTTGCTCAAGCATGGTAATAGCTGGAGCTGCAGGGAGCTGTGCATAAATTTGTCCAGTTCTTTGAGCTGAAAGATGATTTGGTTCTACTTGACCGAAACCAAAATCAACGTACTCTGCCTGAGACTTTAAGCCTGCACGATCTAAACCTGCGGTTAAAAAGTCTTTAAAAGCCATTTATTTATTCCTCCTTAATTAATCTAATGTTTCTGCAGTTTTTAAAACAGCTTGAACCCACGCTGGAGTTGATTGGTCTCCAAATTGAACGTTACCAAGATTATAAGTTGTTGGTCCATTCAATGGGTTATCATCATTTTCAAGAGCTGAGAAATTAACTTTATTACGAACACAAATTACTGAAAGTTTAGATTCAATATCTTCTAATGAGTATTCGTCGATATGGTCAATAACATCTTTCTTATCTTCGTTGGAAAGCATATAGAAAGTTTTATCAATCATTTCTTGTTTCTTAACTCTTTCTGTATCGAGCTTAAACTGCTCAAGAGATGCGAGTTGGGCTTTTAAGGTAGAAAGTTGCCCCTCTAATGCAGAATATTCAGCTTTTAGAGTTTGATATTCTGGTATCTCTTCTAATGAATATTGAGTTTTCTTTTTATCTTTTTTATTTTTTTTGTCCTCGTCATCTGACTCTGGGTCCTCTTTATCTGGATCCTCTGGATCATCTTTTTCAGGGTCCTCTTTAGGATCTTTTTTATTAGGATCCTCTTTAGGGTCTTTTTTAGGATCATCCTTTTTCTGTTCAGGATCTTTATTTTCAGGATCGCCTTTCTTAGCCTTTTCTTCGTCTTCTTTCTTCTTGAACTCAGTTTCAAAGGCTTCAACGTCAGCTAACGCAAATTGAACATCCTCTGATGGAGTATATTCAACCTCTTTTACATTATCTGCAAACATAACCTCATTCTCTGCGTTTAAAGAAAAGTCTAATCTACTATACTTTTGGTCTGCTCTATTCTGAAGAATAGCATATTTTTGTCCTTCATCTTCACATACTCTTGCAATACTATATGTATCTTTTGTATGTGCATATAAAGCATTCCAAAGAGAGTCACCAACTTTTACTGCATAAGTAGTAAACACTTGCGTTCCTCCTTTATCTAATAAATTTTTCATTTCTTTTACCATAGAATTAAATTGAGTGGTAAAATTAGGATCAAAAGAAAATTGTACCTTTGGAGCTGTTACAGATGAACCTTCAAAGCAAGGTTCAAAGTCTTCCCCAAGAATACAAAGTTTTTCCATAATTGCTTCATTGATAATGAAGAATTGCGGTTTTCCACTTTCATCTTTTGTCCAAGTTGCATTTAAAGTTTCTTTATGTAATTCCATAGATTCATTATTACCCTTATCAATTACTCTTTGACATTCCGGGTATTGACCTGTCCACAAATATCCCTCAGTCATGAGGTATTTACGAACTGTTTGTCCATCATCTAAGAAATCTTGAAACCAAACCTTTGCGCCTAAATCTACAAAACCATAAGGTCTTGTTGAATCAGTCAACTTAAACTCTCCATTTGAAATGTCGATTTGTTTGTTATGTTGTTCAAAATCTCCAGTAGCCTTATTGTAATATCCTACAATTGGACTGCCAGGAAGACTATTTGCAAGTTTTCTTGCAACTTCTTCAGTAATGATACTACCATTCCTATTTGGTGTATCTTGAACATAACAAACTTTAATCTGACACTTTGAAATAAGAGGATTAAGAGGAGTGATATTTATAAACTCAATAGGGGTTTCTAAACTTACACTTGAATGTGCCATCTTTAATCCTCCCTACATAGATTCTTTATTTTGAATTGTCTTTTCACTCTTCTCACTATCAGCCTTCTCAGGACGCCCAGCACCGTCACTTGTTTTTACTGTTTTAGTGGTAGAAGTTGTAGATTTTGTTTCCTCTGATGTTTTTTGATTTTTTGAGTTATTGTTTTGATTATTAGTACCCAAAATTGAGTCCGCATTTAAAGTAGAACTCATAAGAGGAGGAATCATAATCTCACTAAGTTTCAATACTTTATTCTCAAAGAATGCAGTATGAATAATAGAACTTTGTGAATGCCCCATAGCAATTTGCGGAAGCATCTTTGAATATCCCATTTGAACTTGGTCTTTATACATTTTCGCTAAATTTTGATAATTATACTGAGTTGTTTCAAGCATATAAAATCTATAATTATATTTCTTTTTATTGCTTCCTAACTGCTGTGTAATTTTATCAAAAAATGAATTAAACTGTAAAAGTAAAACTCGCATTGTAGATTCATCTTGAAGGATTGATTTCTCCAAAGATAAATTACTATCTGTATTAAATAAGTTCTTTGAAACACCTAAAGAATTATACACAGTTCTCTCGACACGTTCCAAATCATCTGATGTAGTTGTGGTATTAGAATCAGCCATATCTTCAACTTGTACATCTGCGAAAGTTGTTAAGACATCCACTCCAATAGCATGTTGTAGCATCTCAACAGCATTATTATGAATATCTCGAGCTTCATCTACATCGAAAATCAAATCACCATTTTTATCAAGTGGTAATTTTTGTATAACGATTTTCAAAAGTTGTTGCATTTGTTTTCTTCGGTCTAAATCTTGTGCCGCATCCAAATCTAAGATTGCGGGAATTGCATTTATAAATAATGGTTGGTCGCCATTATTAAAACAAAATTTAACCGCAGAACCTGGCTCAAGAGTATACCAATAACCAGGACGCCAATTTAATTGTGTATTAGTATTAACTAAATGGCTATCTCGACGACCTAATGGATAATATTCTGTATCAGGCTCTAATTTACCTTGCTTATATAATACATATCCCTTTTGGAACTCTTTAGGAAACATTCTTAGAATTTTCATTCTATAATTAACATCTCTAAAATTCTCATCAAAGAAACGCATATCAAATTCAATTACTGGCATATCGCCAATATTAAATCTTGTTCTACAATAATTAATCGGTAATTGCTGGAGAACCAATCCATCTCTTGATGGAGATATATATCCATAATAAGCCCCGTTCTTTACAACCTCACTGGCGATATCACCGCAAACTTTCTTAACATGTGAGTTATCAAGATAACCCAAAATGTTATTAAAATCAACTAAAGCTTTTTCAAAAGACTTTTCTGATTCATCTTTAATTTCCGGTGTTATATACCAATCGTATCTATATAGATAAGCAAAGTAATCACATACTTTAGAATAAATACCATTTGTATTATAAAAATAATTAGAAATTTCTCTTATTAAAGGTAAATTCCTCTCACTAATGGCTTGAAGTATAAATGCCTTATTTCCAAAGTCATGTCGGATTTTAGGCATTGAACCAAGATTTAAAACAGCATCGTCAAGGGTCTTAGTTCCAACTTTAATTTTTCCATAATCTATTGGACCTTCATACCCCCGACGAGAGTTAATCATATCAAAACCCTTTGACCGAATTTCTTCTTGTCTGTTACGCAAAAATTCACCTCCTTTTAATATCCAGCTTTTTTCATTATATAATCATATGAAAGGAGGTTTTCTTCTGTATATGGAATTTCAATTAAATTAAAATCATGTAACGCACAAAAACGTCTTTTTTTATTATCATTAAACTGTTGTTGATAGAAACCTCTTTTGCCGCCAAATTTATTGCTTGGCTCATAGTGCTGCTTTCCTTGATATTCAATAATAAAATCAATTTGTCCATCATCATCAAATATAACAAAATCAAATCTTAAAGGTCGTCCACTTGAGCTCCGCAAATCTGGAAAGATATATTCCATCTTATAATCTAAGCCAGCTTCTTCTAATATTTCATGTATCTTACGTTCTCCAAAACTTGCATCCACTTTTATTCACGCCTCCCTACTATCATTATATTATACTTTTTTAATTCAAAAGATTGGAATTGATTAAAAATTATATCAATTGAAAAAACACCATTCTTTAGCATTAAATTTCTTTTTCTTTTTCTTATTATCTTCTTCGTGCTTAATATAATATAATCCATATTCAAAAGCAGAAAATTTATCTTTTCTAATACCTCTATTTGCTTGTTTCAGAATAATATTTACACCTTCTGTTTCTTCACGAAGGTTCATCATTTCTTCCTTTAATATAGAAGTTAAGGTGAATGGTTTTAAATATTCTGCCCTTTCCTCAGGAGTCATGTTTTGACCAACCTTGGTTCCAAGTAATTTTGTTTTTGCAACACGCTCATCTATTAACATTTTAACCTTTCCAGAAGAAAGTTGAGTTTGAGCATTTGCATGAGCTTCGGTATTAATTGGTGCATTTGCTTTAATTACATATAAAGCATCTTGTTCACAATTTTGAGTTCTATATTTCTTATAATATCCATCATCATCATTGTAAACGCCAAAATCTGGAAATAGTTCATTTGTGTCTGGATCTATTTGAGGTTTAACTAAATAATCCAATAGACCAATACCAAGACCATTACCATCAATAACAAGACGTTTAGCTTTAAATTTATAAAATAATTTCTTTACTTTTATACACTGGTCTTCAAAATGTTCATCACTTAATGTAAAAATATTAACTAACTGCTTTAATGAAACCCCTTGCGGCTGTGGTGTAACTTTAAATACACAAACGACTGAATCGCACCCTTTACGACCAACATCCATCGACAGCACATAGAACCCACCTTTTCCAATTCGTCCAGAGGCTTCTTTTTCTGGTTGCTTTAAAATCCTGTTTCTATCAAAACTTTCTGAATTGAAGAATGCATCTTCAACTGTACCAGACCATTTAGATTCATATTCACGCGCAAATGATGATTCATTAAATGTACCATCCATCTTTAGGTCTTTTACGAAGTTTTTATCAAGTAATTTAACTAATACAGGAATCTTATAAGTACCACCCATAATCATGGCTTTTTCTGGTTTTACGATTTGCCATACAAGGAACTGTATTAATTTATCATAAGGATATGTATTTTTATATCCAGCAGTAGTAATGTATAATTGGGATTTATTTAATTGCTCTTCTGGATGAGTTGAACCATCCATGCACATACGAGAAATATTCATAGTAGGAATAATAACTTCTGAAAGAATTTGACCATCTACACCTACACATTCCTCAATAACTCCAGCATGTCGACGCTTACCACGAGAACTTTCTCTTGCCGCAATATTATCAAAATAGGATTCATTTTGGAATACATATTTTGCATAGTCTTTTCCTTCAAGTGTTTTTCCACGAGTCCAGTCAATTTCTTGTTTAAACGCGGGTATTAGATTGCATATTTCTTGGACTTTTTCTTTCATAATACCTGCAGCCTGCTCTTTACCTCCAGAAGTAACAAAGAGTTTGCATTTAGGATAAAGAATGCATCTAATCATTAAAGTCATAATTGACAAGAATGATTTTGAATACGCACGAGGAAATACTGCATAAACGTATTGATGCCTCATTGCAATTCGTAAGAACACTCTCTGATAAAAGAAAAATTTAAAGTCTTGAGGATTTCCCATTTCCAAAAGGTAGTCAACAAACATGTCAGGATATTCTCTCCAATAGGCAATGTATTGGCGGCCTATACTTATAACGGCCCGCACACGCTCTTCAGAGAGGCCAATCTTTTTTCGAGAATCAGATAAATCTAATAAATCTTGTAATGCCATTTTATCTGTCCTCCTGGATTTGTCTTAACATTTCTTCATCATCCTCTTCTTGCTCTTCAAGGAAATCTCCATATTCTTCAAAATCTTCATCTTTTAAAGCTTCAATCTCTTCAAATGATAATTCTTCTTCAACGTCTTCATCTTCTTCTTTAGATTCTTCAATAGCCATTTGTTTAACAGCGTTTTCAATAAGATTACCTAAATTCATTTCTTCTACGACAAGACTATGAGTATAATCTTTTAAGTCTAAGATAGTTTCATCAACTCTGTCTTTTGGACCTTCTGTATAATAACGAGGTATAAAACCTTCTTTTTCGCATAATACAACAAACTCAGAAATTGAATTTAAGAACTCTCCATTGTCAGCTTTATTCTGTGCCGCAGTGAATTTACCAGACTTCATTAACATGTCATACATCTTTGACATTTTCTGAGCGCCATCAATATCTCCTATATCCAGGAGCTGATTAGTTTTTAATGAGGCCTTGCATACCAATTTTAATACATCTTCATGACCTGCACCTTGAATATCATATGACTTTTTCATCTCTAAATAGAGTTGTTCGAGTCGGACCCATTCTTCGGGTTTATACGCTTTTCCCCATTTAAGCCGCAAATATCTTTTATCTTCATCGGTTAAATCAGAAACAATATCATCATCACCTTCATCGGCAAAGTAATCGTCTGCGGGCTGAGCTCCAAAGCTGGCGTCCGACATATTCATATATGAGCTGTCATCGTATACCGGAACTTCCACGTCTCCTTCTGGTATTGTGGCTCGATTTTCCATCACTACTTTGGTAATCTCGGCCGCGCCATATCCAGCTCGTTTCATCGCTTCTTCTGTTTTATGATCTGCCAGTTCTTGCAAGAATTGAGTATCTTTCCAGCGATACTGCTTCCATTGTTTTAACTTCATTTTTGAAAGGTATCTGCCTAAAATTGTTACTCCTGTGACCTTACTTCTATCTTGACCATATTTCGCAAGCAATTTTTGCCATTCTTCTGGAACATAAGGTACATCACACTCCTGTAGAATCCATAGATAAGTATTAGGGTCCCAATTATCTACATGCATGGTTAAACATTTTTTGCAAGTATTTAATTTTCCGTCAGGATATTTTTCTAAATTATTTGAACCATAGAATTCTTTTTCATTAATTGTTTTTTTACATTTATCGCAGAATCTTGTATCTCCTGCTGCCATAATAAATTCCCCCTTTACTAACTAAGATTTCTGGATGTCCGAAATTATTATTTCTTGTCCTTTTTATTTCGGCATTTTTTACAAATACTATAAAATCCATCCTTACTCGTCTTATTTTTACTGAAGTATTTATTATGGGCTAATTTAATCTCGCCGCATCTACTGCAACGTTTATATTTACCTTTTTCTTTATTAAGAAAATACCAATTCAATGTATCATCTTCAGCCTGTGAAGCAATAATCTTTGGAATCTTTTTCCTCCATAAGCTGGAAATATATTCTAAACTATGTTTAATTTCAAACTGTTCTTCAATATCAGCTTGTATTTCAATATTTTGCATGCCGTCAATCTTGTCCGACACAATACGCTCATATAAGGGATAGTCGGACAATGCACGTCCGCATAAATCATCAAAATCTTCCATCATGTACCACGCATCACCTTCAAAGTCCCCAAACCCCTCTTCTTTTAAACGAGAGTAATTGCAAAGGATTGCAGAACAAACCGCAGGGTCGCAAAATGAGTATCCTTCTGGAATAATATAATTTTCATCGTCAAATCTAAATGAATCTTCAAATTTAGTAATATGTTTTGAACGTGTTATTCTGCTAAACACGATTGGTTTTTTATATGAATTTTTAATAACGTATTGGTCTTTCCGCAAATCAATAATGGCTTTCTTAATAATAAAAGCTTCTCTTCCTGATGCGGTCTTTAATTTATCTTCCCAAACTTTTATAGCATCTCTTATCTGTTTTAAATAGGGAATTTCTTCTACATCTTTTTTCGTTATCATTACTTTTGGTTGAAATATTGTTGTTTTGCCTTTTCCATCATCTAATAAATTATAAATACCATCTTCGCCATTTTCAAGTTGGGAGACTAAACCTTCAAAAGAAGTTTCTCTTTTATTAACTGTAGCCATGCGATTGTCAGTTAAAATCTTATGTTGTCGTCTCTCTTCTCGCTCTATTGGAATTACTAAGTATTCTGCGAGGATTTCTAAATAGGCCTCATTAGGTTCTTTATTCTCCTCAAGAATTTTATTTACTAACTCTAATCTTTCTTCAGCTGAGGTGAGAGTATAATCTAATTTTAATATAGTAGTCACCTCCATTACCTAAATATATTATAACAGAATTCCCCGGTTAAGTCAAATTTTTGACAAAATAGAAAAAAAATGTTAAAATAATTATGTAGAATAAAAAAGGAGAGATAGATGAAATGTTACAAATTATTGTGTTCTTTTGGCTATTAATGTTCTGTACATTATGCTTCCAGTTTATAGAACCTATGTCGCAAAGTTCTAATATTGATAGATGTTTGGCAATGTTTATATTTTTAATTGGCGCACCTTGTTTCTTTTTAGTGAATGTACTAAACAGTATATTAGATTGTATTTTTCCAGAAGGATGGGATAATGAGGACCCATTTTCAAAGTATTAGTTATGATAATTTCTTCTTATGGAGCAGCTTGCATGCAATATAGTTCAGATTTTACTGAAATGATGCGGGACGCTGGTTATATATATCCTTTTGACTGGCGAAGACGAAGAATGGACCGAGAGTATGAGGAGCCAAAAGGCATTCCAATTGGTGTTGATGATTGGATAGACAAAAGAGAAAGATATATTGCGCAGAGGGTTTTTGATAATTTTGATTGGGAACATTTTTATGCGTATGTAGTAAAATACAACAAATTAGATATGTTAGAGAACCATTTCCCTTGCGAGACAGGTGAAAGGCAATGTAATTTGTTTTGCAAGAAATTTAATAAAAAATGTACAAAGGAGAAAAATGAAGTATGAGAACAATGATGAAACAGTTAATTCCTGAAAACACAAGTAGAAAGATTGATAGCTTAGGAAGAATTACAATTCCAAAAGGATTAAGAGACAGAATGTTTCTTGAGGAAGGTTCTGATTTGGAATTATTTACAGCTATTATTGATGGCAGACAATGCATTTGTATGGCAAGTCCAATAGATGAAGATCAGAAGTTGCGGGAAGCCGTTGCTGCGTTCGTAGAGTGTGGTGTTGAGGTACCTGAGGAACTTCAGAAATATGTTGAGGAAGAAGAGTAATGGAAGCGTTAGGATTAGGACTTGAGGCTTTAGGAAAAAGTATTGGAATCTGTGCAAGAAGTTTTGCAATGGTTTATATTGTAGGACTTGGTTGTAAAACTTTTTTGATTTATACTGGTAAAGCTTCTATGGATTCTTTTAAGGATTGGTTTAAATTTAAGAATAATGATGGACGAATGTAGGAGAGTTGGAATATTTTGTAGAGATGTTTTTTGGGGAAAGAGAGTCAGAGAAGAGTTAGATAAGGGAGATGGGACCCAATTTATCGTTTTTCCTATAATTGATGGAGAAAAGATACTTGGGGCAAAAGGAATTGATAAGGCTTATGTTTTGGATGATGTAAGCTATAGAGAAATTTTATATCTTGTACAACCTTGCTTAAAAGAAAAAGATGGGTGTATAATGATTGGGGATGGAAATACCTGGATGAATTTATCTGTGATTTTGAAATTGATAAATATTTAAAGGTTTTTCGTTAAGCCGAAATCTAAGATACTTTTCGTGTCAAAGTTGCCCAGAGCAAAATCAAAATCAAAACGAAAAAAATATTTTTCCCGAAATACTACCCCCCATTATACATCTCTCAACAACACTTGATGACTTTTTCTTTCAGAAGTATCTGAGAAACACACAACAAAGGTATTGCCGCTATTCTGAGAAGCGACGGGGCGGCCTCGCATCTTGCAAGCCCGCCAAAATAGATAAAAAATATTTGAAAACAAAATGAGTTTGATGTAGGCATTGTGTATGATAACACAATGCCTTTTGTTATTTATCTGTATACAAAAGAATAAACAACACACTACACACAGCATGTATGTTATACACACAGGCTATACACTATGGCACACCATGCACAGGTAGTCTATACTATACAGCACAGCATGTATACTACTATGTATACACAAGGCCGCATACATACAACACAACACACATACACACACTATACTATGTACATACATACATCTGTTGGATACATACACAGTACATGATGTATACACATACACTATACAGTACACATACATACATACTATACATGTATACTACTGGATAATAATTAAATAAAATAAAACACTCGCGCACACAAGAGAGATAAAGCCTGCTGCCTCTGCCCAAGGGCAGGCCTTGCCACAGGCAAGGAGAGAGCGAGAGGAGAGAGAGTGAGAAGGAAGAGAAGAGTAAGAGAGACAAAGACAATAAGACAAACAAAGACAAAGACAATAAGATAAATAAATAAATAAAACAAATGTATCAATGCATGTATGTATGTAGGTAGTAGGTATGGGGTACCATGGGTATAGGGGTAGGGGTACCAGGGTATGGGTATACGTACATCGTGGCACATAGGCGCGTGGGCGGTCCTGGCGCGCCTTGTTTGCTGTCAATAGGTATCCTGCACAAAAATCGTTGCAAAATCTTGTGCAATTTGTACATTGACATTCTCCCGAATCTATGATACAATAAATGGTGCGGGCCTATTGAATTGGTACACACTGGACTAATTAACGCAAACATTCTTTTCGGTAAATAGGGCGGAGATTGTTAAAAAATTAACAAAAAATTTTTTACAAAAAAGGCTTGACAAATGGGCGGTTATACTGTATAATAAACTTATCAAATGAAAGAGAGGTAAGAACAATGAAGAAAGTGATGATGATGGTAGCAATGGTAGTGATGATGATGGCAGGTTGTAATACAGTGCTCGCCGCAAGTAATCCAGTAGATGATGTATGTGAGCGTGATGTGTATGCGGCTCTGACAGTGGTCACAGAGGTTGATGAAGAAGAGGACGTTGTGTACTGTGTAGACTTTAGTGGGAACGAATGGTCATTCACAGGTATTGAGGACTGGATGGTTGGCGACTTCTGTTCAATGGTAATGGATAACATGGGAACAAAGTGTATCTATGATGATGAGATTGTATCAACAAGATACACAGGTTGGCTCAACGGCTCATGGGGACGTGATGAGAACGGCAATGCGATTATTGAAATCACAGAATGATTTTAAAAGTGAGGATTTTTCCTCACTTTTTTTTATAAAAAAGCTTGACAAGTAACCGCATGTGTGTTATTATAATAGTGTCAAGAGGAAAGGGAAACAAAATAAAAAATAAAAATAAATTAAAAAACCTATTGACAAATGAGTTACTTGGTAGTATAATGAATACATAGAAAAGAAAAGAGAGGTATTAGAAATGAGTTATACAGTAGAGTTTATTATTATGGCAGTATTATTTAGCATGACAGTAGGTGGATTCATGGCAATGTGTATTGTAAACATTGTAGCAGAGGACGGCAAACCAATAGTCAAATGGATAGTTGGAATTATCCTTGCGATTGCTATTGGTTGCGGTATTAGCGGATTAGTTGTATTACAGAATAAAGGTGATGATGAAGCATGGAACAACGGATACTGTACAGAGTGTAATGAACCTTACAGATTTGCAAATGCGGTACACCACAAAAACAGTGATGATGAATACTATTACACTTGTGATAACTGCGGTCATACAATTATAATACATGGATTAAGAGAAAGATAAAAAAATAAAAAAAGGGGTTGACAAGTTCAACCCCATGTGGTATACTATAATCAAGTTAAGAGAGAGAGGTAAATAAAATGATTAAGATAAAAGCATTATTAGCAATTAATATGGACGCTGTAGCAACTACAACAACTTGTTTTCACTGCCCTTTGAAATGGGAATGTAAGAAATGGTTTTATTACGATTACAATGTTAATAATAAACTGTGTGATACAACAGATGAAACAATTCTGTTTGGGAAGTATGACCCTTGGAAAGGCTATGGATTGACAACAGAAGAAGCGAGAAAAAGAAATTTAAAAATGTGTTGACAAATTAAAGAAGATGTGCTATACTTAATGTATCAAATGAAAGAGAGGAAAACAAAAATGAGTAAAGAAGAAATGATGAATGACTTAATTAATACAAGAGGTTTTGAGGATGAAATGACAATCTATTTTTGTGAAATGTGCGAAAAACCAAACATGGATAACAGAGAGCTGTGTGTTCTGTATCGGTTAATTATCAATTATCCAATCTATGATGATGATGATGAAACAGAAGAGGAGAGTCAAGAGGAGGCGGAAAATTTTTTTGGATATCTCAGAAATAGGGGTTGACAAAAGGCCGGCCCTATGGTACAATAAATACATAGTAAAGGAGATGTAAAACATGAGTAGAAAATCCAAAAGCAAAGAGAAACAAATGAAAGTACAGGCTGAGCAATTCAAATACAAAGGTATGACAAAAGCTCAAATCCAAAAGGCAAAAAAAGAAGAACGTGCGGTCTGGGTTGGCACAAGACCTGCGGTGTTTGAGGATAAAAGAAATAAAAAAGATAAAAAAGAATTGAAAAAAATGCTTGACAAAATAATGTATTAAGAGTATAATAAAGTTATCAAATGAAAGAGAGGTATTTAAAATGGCAATGAATTCAGTTGGAGCAGTTATCAATCACAGTTTAACTATTAGCAACATGATTGCGGATGAACGGGAGCGAGAGCGCAAGCACGCATTAAATCCTCGATGTAAGCCCGCAAATTATGCAGGTGTGGCAGGCTACATTGAGTATGCTACTGGAATCCACTGTACAGCAGATGAGGTTGAAAAAGCCTTGACAAGATTTTGATTTCATGTTATAATAAAGGGTTGGACTTTTACAGTCTGACCCTTTTTGTTTTGGGCGGCGCGCGCACGGTTCTGGCGCGCGTTGTTTCAGTATAACATAGGCGACAGCATTTGTCAAGAGAAAAAATGCACAAAATTCTGGCAGGTCGGCATCCCGAAATTCGGCACTTTGCACAATGGGTAATAATGCACAAACTTTGACCGCAAATTTTGTGCATTATTTTTTGCGATAATGCTTGACTATTGGACAGAGGTGTGGTATATTATAATCAAGGAAAGGGAAAAGGGAATGCGGAAACCCAATGAACAGTGGGTTGATGAGCGAAACGCCACTGGCTCACTGTTCGGGTTGACAGCCCAAAAGAAATTAAAAAAAATAAAAAAGTTCTTGACAAACGATACAAGATAGAGTATAATAAGATTAAAGATAAGGGAACGGAAAAGAGAGGGAAATAAAAATGAAAGAAATGATTAAAAAAGCACTGGTTGATGGATATAAAGAAATCGCTTACACTGATAAATACATCTATGGATTTTATGATAAAAAAGTTGTTTACGTTGCTTTTTCAGATGATAGCACACTTGACGCTGTGACAAAACTTGATACATCAAGTGATAATACAGGTTATAGTTTAAGATTTACACCAAATAAATTTCAGAAAGAGATTTTAAAAATGGGCGGAAAATATTTTCCACTTTGCTCAAAAGAATTTTTCTTGAATGAGTGCAAAGAAAGCCGTTACAATAAAGGCAGAGTATTTGAAAAAATGGTAACTGAATACTATGGTCAGGAATGGGGATGGGATAAAGTTCCATTCACAGAGGCAGGCGACATTGAAATTGATGGCGTTGCTTATCAGATTAAATTTGAAAAAGCTACTTACACAACTGAAAAAAGACTTGCAAGATTAAGAAAGAAAAAAATGGAAAAAATGAATAAAGGGCTTGACAAATAACAAGCCCTGATGTATAATAGTAGTAGAAAGAGAGGTAAGGAAGAATGAATGAAAGAAAGACAGATAGAGAAATCTTATTAGAAATCTTTAAAAAGGCGGGTGTGAAAATCTCCTGTGAGGATAACGCTGATTACTTTGAGGTTGAGCCGTCAACCTATGGCGAAAATGTAGGTTTTGACTTTGACATGAACGGCAACTTTAAAAAACTTATTTAAGGAGTGTGTATAGTATGATGAATTTAATTTTAAGCATTACAGAGGGTTATGAAACAAAATTAGTTGACTTTGAAACTGGGGAGATTCTCGCAGAGGGTCAGACCGCAATCAACAAATTCCTTTTAGAAAATGAGGGTCAGTACACTTTGAGATTATTTTAAAAAAAAATGAAAAAAGGGCTTGACAAAAGCCAAGCCCTTTGGTATAATTAAACCATAGAAAAGAGAAAGAGAGGAAATAAAAATGAAAGAGGTTTATGATTATAGATTTGAATACAAGATGGAGGGATGGAAAGATTTTGTTGATACAAGTATCTGGAAACATGTGAGATACC